ATATAAATCCTCCTATTTTAAATATGAAGAGAATACTAATTTCTCTTTATCTTTATCATCAACTGTTACATATCCGTGTACATTAGGCGGATGCCCTGACCAACTGATGTAGATTTTATAGTAATATCTCGTACAATCAACATATTTACGTGTCACAATACAGACATATCCTTTATTCATGAAGTCTTCTAATACTGCAATACAAGAATCAAGTGACTTGTCAGTATCGCAAGACATTGATTGTGTCTTACGGTATGTTTCTGTTCTACCATTCATCTGTGCAGTTTCCCATATATCATTTACTAAGTCGTCATATAAGTCATCAAATATTTTACTTAATTGTGCATTAGACTGCTGCTGTGAATACTCTTTCATATCCACAGCATTGATTAATCCTTTTGTTTGTGCAAAATAATTCATTTATTTACCTGTACTTCCAATTCCGCCAGTTCTTTCCTCAGTAACTTCTTCTCTATCAGCAACCCCATAGAGAGTAAATACACCTTGACAAAACGCTTCTCCTTTTTTAATTTCTAATGTATTTGGACTACAATTCTTAATTTTTACAAAGATATGACCTTCGTTATCTGCAAAATAATAATCTTCATCAATAACGCCCGTTCCATTGCCAATCCATGCATCAGCTTTAATGCCAAGGCTACTTCTAATAAAAATAAACAATGTCCATCCTCTGAGGATCTTACATCTCATTCCTGTTGGAATAATGATTGCATCTCCTGATCTTACAACAAAATCCGCTGGTGCAATAAAGTCATGTCCTGCTGATCCCTTTGTTGCTCTGGCAGGATATTTTAAACTACCATAAATTGATTCTTCTGGATATTTGTGAAATTTCTCTTCCCAGTCCTGTATGAACTGGTCAAACGATACTTTCTCAAACTCTGCAACTTTCATTAATCCGCTTTCTGTTAATAATCCCATATATGTATTTCCTTTCCATTTTCTTTGTGCAATTTTCACAAAATTCAATATTTCGTTATCATGTTATGTAAACTATCGTTTACAAAGCATCAGAGGTAATCCGACTTCGTTATAATAAGAATCCTCAAAAGTCATTTCTGGTTCGTCTTTGTACTGTTCTTTTAATTTTTCAACTAATAAATCTTTCTGTTTTTTTACTTCATCTTCAGTACCATGCACGATTAAAGTCACATTACCGTCATACACACCATCATTAAATGTTTCAACTTCGATCATGTATAACTGACGATCTGTATTAAGACTTGACCTTTTAGCCGCCAGATATAGATAATCCTTTGGCAATTTGTATTTCTTTAACAGCTTGTCTACATCTTTGACGAAATCAAGTTTTCGCTTCACTTCTTTAATCTGTTTCTGTAAGGCTGTGTTTTCTACAGTTTTCTTATCGTTGTTAGTCATCATTACATTATTTGTACTCATAATAAGTTCTCCTTGCGTAGTTCATTTTCTGTGTATCGGCAATATTCATCCCATAAGCCTTTGGCATGGATATAGTTCTTGCCTTTCAATCCCATCTTCTTCTGTTCGGCTTTCAAGTCTTGGAATGTAAACTTGCGTGAGCATATCTTTTCTTTTAAGAATCTAGTTGCAATCTGCCCTACCTTATACATCTCCTCACGCTTCAAATTTGCAGTTAATTTCTTGTAGGTACTCAATTCATCATCTGGAATTTTATAAGGTGTTTTTGGCAAGTTTTTCAGTGAAAAAGGTGAGATATATTTGCAAGTTCCATCATCACGGATTCTACTCTTCTGTGCCTTCAGCAACTCGGCAACAGTATCCAGATGTTTCACATCAAATCTAAACAACACTTCTTTATCAGTTTCTTCTATACAATAGGGAATATCTTTGTCTATCTCTCGAATCGCCTTTATAATATTATGCCCTCGTATTAATGAAGGGATATAAGCTACAAGGGTATATTCGCCTCTATGCTTGCCTTTTCCGTAGTAATATATCTGATTACCAAATGAGCATTTTATGTACAAATCATCAAAGCTAGGATCTATTAATCCTGCATCAGTTCTAGGAAAATCATTAGTATCAATGTTATATGCTGCTACAACACGATACTTTCCAAAATATTCTTTACGCTGTAAGAAATTAGCCGTAGTAATTCACTCCTTATTTAGTTGATTTTGATTTAGTTGTCTTAGGTGTAATACCTGTTGGCGGTGCATCATTTGTATTTTTGTATACATCACGCACCATCTTCTGAATTGTTCGCAGACTCAAGCCATATGAGAGCTGTAACTCAATAACCGCTTTGGAAAGTTCTTCCATTACTCTTCGTCCTCCTCGCCTGTAATAATGTCATCATTATCGTCATCAGACTTATCGTCCAATTCATCGATCTCATCATCAATTTCTTCTCGTTCCTGTTCGAGAAATTCAATCTTTGCCTCATTGTCATCAATCAATTCCTGGAGTCTAACAATATCAAGTTTGCGAATAAGGAATCCGCCTGCTACCATAGCACCAAGAAATGCGCCAATGACAACAGTTCCAAAATTGCAAAGCATAAACTGCCATAAGTGTAATTTAATCATCTGTATCTTCCTCGTCATCTGGATAATTTTGTAGTTCAAACTCTTCCTCTAACTCAAACTGCTCAGAATCGTAATAACAAGGGTCGTTCAACTGAGCGTCTGTGTTAGGTTGGTTATAGATCAAATTCATTATCAAAGCCTCTCTTAGCTCTTAAAGCTTCAGATAAACCTTTCTCTCTCTTTGAAGCAACTAAATCAGCGATATGCAGAGACCATAAATTCTCACATTTTTTATGTCCCATGATTTTAATCCATTTATTGTCGCATTCGGAGATTGGCTTCCACTGGAACGGCAGCATATGGTAGTTAATATAGAAAGCAATGTCTCCTATATTGTGATTTACAAATAAAGAATGCTGATTTGCAACCTCATAAACTAACATCATATATGCACCAATATTTTCATGTCCGTAATAGTGTGCCACACCATTCTCATCGAATGTCTGAGTGTATAATTTACCCATATCGTGATATTTAGTAGCCACTAACACTGAATAATCGTTATGAATCTTTTTTGAAAAATCATAGGCATCTGTCATATGTTTGCCAAGAGATTCCATATGATACGGATTCTTCTGGTCAAAGTCGTTATATATTTCTGGAATCCATGTATTTTCAAGTCTATAGTTGTACTTGTCTTTATTGTGAATATGATCAACAAATTTAATTTCATCCCATCCTTCTTCAAGGAATGGAATCTGGAATTTTCTTGCTTGTTTGTCAATTACATGTCCTGGAACTGGATGTTCTCTGTCAATGTTATCTTTTTTACATTCACCAATTGGTTTTACGATGACCACACAAACCTTCTCACAATCAATACCTTTAATTACGTTGAGAATAGATCGTCTTGACTTCATAGTAATATTCGTTGCTTCAGCTACAACGTCAATACCATTTTTAAGATATTTAACGATTAGACTATGAAATGTCTGAAATACTTCTTTATTTTTGGACTGATCTTCTACTCTTCCACATATATTTTCTCTAATACCATCTGTTGATATGGTGATAACTTCATTGCCACTGTCTTGTAAAACAGTGTTTATGTATTGTGACTTACCAGATGCTGATAAGCCACACAATAATGTAAGTCTTGGTTTTCTTTCGTTCATAATTCTCCTTTATTCTTCCTGATCTTGGTGTTTTAACAGATATTCTCTGCTAACATTTTTAAAACTCTGCCGTCCTGACATATCTCTGTATACAAATCCTTCTCTTTTAACTTTTGGATTGATAATACTGAATCCGTCAGCCTGAAGCTTAATCTCTTCCATTGTATCTGGCGTTTTGTAGTGTTCATTGATAATTGGCACATGTTCTAAGTTATTATCATCACAGAATTTTGCCATTTCCTGTGTACCTTTACGAATTCCTTCAGCTACCAAATTGAATACGAATAAACGATTCTCTTTAAATTTGTAAGGATTTCCTTGTACATTACCTGTACCTTCGCCCTGTAAAACAACACGATCATATTTATTTGCAATGGCATAATCAGTTAAAACTTTTTCAATATTATATTTATCGGCAAGTTCCCAGTAAATATTAGAATCATGGTGACATTTCTGATCTCTGTCAGCTTGTCTAACATTTCTACTGCATACAATAAAGTCAAATTTGTTCTTGCCTTTCTTACGATCAACAGCATATGTACATGACGTTCCGTCAATCTTTTCTGTTTGAATCCATTCATTTGTTGATTCAAGCCATAGTGGGCAATTTTCAATTCTATCTTCATCGGTTTTTACAATCCATGATGGAAAATCTTTAGGATTGTCTCGTTTTTTACCGAAAATCATGAATAAGATTTTTCTACCGATGCTATATCTCATCATTTTTCTAATAATTGGTTTTGAGAAAACTTTTTTATGTCTGGCTACCATAGACTGATATTTAGCATTTGTATCTACTTTATTAGCTTTTCTTTTTGCAACCTTTTCAGAAGCATATGTAATTCTCAATTCTTTTGTGACGTCATCACCGATTTGTTTATCGGATAGTTCGGGGAATAATGCAATTGGCATCGCCAACCCCTGACTGAAGCATTTAAATTTGCCTAGTTTCATCGTTTTAATCTTGTAATGCTTTGTTTCCAAAAAAGCAAATCTCTCATCATCTTCTGGGCATTTACTATCAATTTCAATAAATACCGCTTTATCTCCTACTTTAAATTCCCCAATTTGGGCAATCAGCACCCAACCAAGAACTCCAATCAATTCAATTTTATCTGCGCCCTCAATTGGCTTAATCCATGCAATTTCTTCAATATGTGCTAATGCTCTTTCTTTTGTCAAGTTCCTTCTTACCTTAGTAAGTAGTGCGCACTTTATCCTATAGGAACTTTTCTAATTTTTTCCTTTCATTTAAAATTTAATCTTCTATCGTGTTTCCTTTTGCCTTATTGCAAATTTCACACATTGGTTGATAGTTGCTAATATCATCAATACCACCTTTAGATCGTGGTATAATATGATCTTTTGTCATTAAAATTTCATCACCATCATCATCGACTGCATATAAATTCAAGTGATAGCTCTTGTCTTTCAAGCCTTTTTCTTTAGCAAAATATTTACCTTCGATTCCACACTTAACACATTTGCAGCCTTTAGTGAAGAATGTCTGGTATCTCTGGCTATTGCCTTTAATCAAATCGCCATCGAATTTAACTTTTACTTGATTGTTTTGGCTCGCAAACATAATATTTTTCACTTTATCCATAACTTCATCAATAGAATAAATACCCTTTCTGATATATTTGTGAGTTGGTTTGCGAGGTTTATGTTTAGCTTTAGTTAAATTAAAGCCTTTCAGGAGTCTTTTTACTTCGCCCAAACTATACGTCTCATCAAATAATGCACACCCCTTCCAAGCCACACAGGTAATCTTTGTGTCATTGGTTGGTGCCATAGGATTATTATGTTTATGAGAGTCGGTATCTAAATCTAATAACTCCTGTACTGTTCGAAATGATTGTTTTAGTCTCTTCTCACCGACTTGATAATATATTGTTAGCTTTCTTCTCTGATGTTTGGACATGTTTATACTCCTTTCTTTATTTCAAAGTCAAATTTTATTTCTCTTATTTCTTTTTGCTATAGTCACAGTCAATCGTAAATTTGATCCGCTTGATTATAGGTAAATTCTCGTATTCGGTAACGTCTCTTGTTATTGAACCGTTATATTTTTCAGAATCCTGTGTGTATGTTGCTATCATATCTAACATAACAGCTGCCATCTCCGCACATCTATGGCAAACATCTACGTCGATAGACTCAATCATTGACCGATCATGGCTATTGGTTCCAAGGCATTCAACTGTTGGTATTGTTAATTTATGATGTTTGTCGGTACACTCTTCATGGCAGAAGTCACAATAATATTTTGTTTCTGTTTTCTTCATTAATTACATCCTCTGTTATATGCATTTTGTTAATCATTCATCATATTCAATCGTCATTGTGTGTTCTGTTTTTGGATAACGATTACGACTTGCAAATGAACCAATAGTGTCAATGTATGGGATCGCAAACTTATCTTGTTTGGCAGTTTGTTTAATTCCAACCTCATTTTTGCAAGCGTTTGAAAGAAATGTATTTATCCGAGCATTTATCCTCATACATTTACCACACAAATCTAATCGTTGGATTATAATAGAATTATCATCTGGCTCGCCTGCACAGAATCTGCTTGAATATCCATTGGATGTAATGAAAGGGAGTGTAATGTCATAGTGATTGTGTGTACATTCAGCCCCACAAAAATCACAATAATATTCTTCAATTGTTTTTGTCGTCTTCATTCTTTAAACCATCCAATCATATACACCTATTTGATCAATAATTTCATTTAAAAATTCAACAAGGTCGCTTGCATCTCCAACAAACATATTACCCTGTGTCTTGATTTCGTATTTATAAGATGACTCATTTTCAGCAAGCTCAACTAAATATCCATTTCGTGGATATCCACCTGTTGAATATTCAAAAACTGAACCTTTGTTAACTGTTTCATATTTAAGGTTCAATGCAAATCCATCATTGACTCTTACGTCTTCATTGGCAATCCTTAAAGTACAATATCTATGATCGCCTTTTCTTGCATAACATTTTAATTTTGGTTTATCTTCAAAATAAATTTGCTTAGAACATCCGTTTTCGTCATAAACTCTACAGTATTTCTTAACGTGAAACATTACGCCATCTTTAACTTTATAAACATCCTCATAGTCTGATGCAAAAACCTGTTCCATATTTCTCCCTTCTGTGCTATAATTAATTTGCACATGAATCAAAAGTTATTTGAGAACGGTGTAATTTTGTATACGAGATACCACTTCTTAATTGAGGTGGTATCTTTTTGTACACAAAACATTTATTTTATGAATCCTGTTTTACTGGAACCCATTCAGTTACAGGAACCATTTTATCTACTCTCTTCACTTCGTATGGCTGATCATAGAATTCATCTCCCTGCATTTCTGTCAGCCCCTTAAACCAATCAATCGCAAAATACTTGTCTCGAATTTTAATAATGCTTGTCATTGGCTTAACCCATCTCAGGTCATCTCCTGAAATCTCATCTACATGTATGTGCCGATAATCATAAATTAATTCTTTAAGCTCGCCTTCCGTTAAATCAATTCCTTCTGTAATTTTGTCGTACATGATTTCTTTGAAATTTTTGCTATAATAGTTTTCGTCATCCCATTTTGTTTTATCTGTAATCATTCTTCTATCTCCTTTTGTCAAATAATTATGATTGATCCATTTCTTTAACTTATCATTTGCATTCATGAGTGCACTCTCTCTACTAGTACATCTGATCTAAATGTACATACTGGACGAATGTTAAAAGACTCCGCACAATAACATTGTTTGACAACACCACATGTATCAACAGCACAAATAGCTGAACAATTTTCTTCTGATACGGCAGTTAATAATACCCATTCAATATGACCTGGAAATTTTGTTGGGTACTCTAAATACTCCCTGTATAGCATATATTCGTCTAAAGTTAGTAAAGAAACTTTATCAATACTTATTTCATTCGCCATTGTTCCATCAAGTGCCCTTAAATCACGTTCCATATACTGCAACACATCATGATGACAATTATCTTCAATTTCACATCCGATATATTTTAAATCGTGACGAAGACGACTAGGTTCCCATCTGTTACAATATGTGTCGAATGGCTTTGTATCACTCAAAAAATCTTTCATGATGCAAAAACAAGTTTGAGCATATTTAAACTGATTTAATACGATCCATTCATACCCTGCTACCTTAAAGGTATCACCAGCATTTAATGTTTGAAGCTCTACTTTTTCTGAGGTACAATCATTTTCTTCCGACTTCATCATGTCTTTATCTTCAATTACTTTTACGACCGCCTTGGCAATGTCATAAATATCTTCTTTATCTAACGTCAAGTTTTCTCTCCTTTACAAATTTTCTATATTGTTTTGTATACTCATAAGAATCTTTAAATATATTACAGATACCGTTATACATTCTTGGCTCAAATTGTTTGACGATATCAAGTTCGTTTTGATAATCTTTACCGAACGGACACCCACAACAGCCTGTCCTTTTTAACCCATATCTGCTATAACAATCCGAGTGACTAATCTTAAAATATGCACAATATTCTGATTTGTCGCTATCCAAATACCAAAAAATTGGTCTATATTGATCACACTGCCCGACTTTTTTATCAAAACAGCTTTTATATCTTGATGCCCTTACTCCGCCTTCGGCTTTCCGAACACCTACAATACTTAGATCGTACCCATTGTCTTTTATTGCTTTATGAGATACATCTTTCTTAGCATAGTTACAACACTTCCCAGAAATCTTAAATTGCGGTGGATTCTGGACTATAAATTCTTTTAAAAATCTGTTGTAGTTAATGTTGAAACTACTCAATCTTTTGCCATTATTTAATGTACCGTGTGAATCACACCACCACATAAGCGCAGATTTGCACTTCGGATACTTCTTGTATAAATCATCAAATGGTTTGTCTTCCCATTGGAATCCGTGACCTTGCAATCTATACATCATTTCGCTGACATACTTGGACATAAATGGTTGCCCATATATCTTGCACGATAACGGAATTGCTTTAATTGCTTTCTGTCGGATGATCTCAATACCATATTTGGTTTCAAGATATTTCAGATGATCTTTAGTTGCTTGATACTCTAAACCAGTATCAAACCACATGTAATCAACCTTGTTATGTATGTCGCATTTCCATATAATGTCTAGCATCACATCACTGTCAGCTCCGCCAGAAATTGAGCATAAAATCTTTTTATAATCAGTTCTGTTTATAATTGACCATGCCCGAATCATGTTGTCACAAATTGTCTTGTTTACAGGGCATGTGCCCAATAATTCATCAATATTCTTAGGTTTCTTAACCAAATGTACTTCCTCACGAAAATTTATTTCGTTTTCCGTGAGGTAAAGCCATACTTGGTGAGTGTCTTTTTACATCACTATCACATTACTTTTTCGATACAATCTAACCAACGATCCGTTGAATCATATCTTCGTGAAAACCTTTATATTCTAAAGGTAATTAGCACAGATGGTTGAAGCCTAACCAATCGGCAGCACAGCGTCTCCGATATATTTCATATCTAAGATTTCGCAATCTTTCATTGGATGATCTGGATTCTCATTATTGTAATCTCTTACAAACATATCGAGCCAAAAATCAGAATACTCGTTATCATCTTTTGAGTTGAATACTGCATATCTGTATGCATTTTTATAGTTTCCCTTTGCTGTAAAATATGCTAGTTTGATTTGATATACTGGCAATTCTATTCTTGTTTTGATAAAGTTCTTTGGGTGTGTATCACGTAGCTTAGATCGTAATTCTTCATCAAAAATTTCAACTGTATCAATTCCTGTTCTGATAGCGCATTCATCAAAAAATCGGTTAGGATGCACTGCTTTTCACCACCTTTCTATCTTATTTTATATATCAAACGTCGATTCTATAATTGCACTGCGGACATGTAATGTGACCGAATGCTTCAACATCTGGACAATCTATAATATATCCATGTCCAGTATCCCATGGAGAATTTTGACACCTACATACATCTTCCATTTCATAACTTAAAACTGCGCCACAATTTTTACAGGTTGTCTTTTTCTTTGTTCCTTCTTTTAAAATTTCAATCATTTGCCAATCTCTCCCCATCGTGGTGTAACAGAAAATACGCTAAAACTTGGGCAATTGTCATCATATGTAATAGAAGAAATCGTCCATCCTTTGATCAACTCTTCAGCGTAATCAAGATCATCTTCTTCATAATATAATCTGTCATACTCGTATACTGCGTTGTCACTATTCAACCAATTAATGATAATCTCTATCAACATATTGAAAGATGGTTTCATAATATCTCCAGACAATACAATATCCCACTGTTTCATATATTCTTCATCTAAAGCATCGTCATCTCTGTTTTTTGTCGGTATCCATCCAAAGTATAACTTTCCGTCTACTTCTTTAATTCCACGTAATTCATCTGCTGTTTCTCCATAAATATCAACAATGAATCTCAATGTCTTTTCCAACGTCCCGTTAAATGTATCTTTTAGACTTCCCGATACTATGAAAGGTTTATCGTTCGTGAACATACGCTTACCACTCCTTTCGCAAATTAAATATTTCTTTTATGTAATATGTTTTTAGTTTCTTAATTTCGACTTTTTCTAAATCATTAGAAACAACAACTTTATAAAATTTATGTATATTTCCTTGCTTGTCAAATCCTTTAATGATCTGTCTGTTAAGCCAAAAATATCCTTCTTTTAAAACTGGTAATTTTTCACCAGACATATCTCTTAAAAATTTAATATATTCATCATAGATTGGATTCAATTGTAATCTTCCTTTAACTTTTGGATTTTACCCATCCATTAAAGGTATTTATCTTATACTTAAAAACCAATTATCTTAGGTCATGGCGTAAGATTTTACGTTTTAGCCATCATTGTCGCTATGTTTCATGGGTAATGCATGACATCTCACTATACAACCCTGTTTACAGGGAATTGATCACAATTGATTTTTTAAATTTATTCAAGTGGAATATATACTTTTCCAAGAAATACACTATCAAGGATTTCTACATTTGATAGCTTTCTTTCTGGATGTTTCTCATTGAACTTAGCAATATAATATTGAAATTCATCGTCAATCATATCCCACGAAAATTCCTCTAAAATCATATACTTTGTTGCCGTCTTATCGTTGCCACGAGCAGTTTTATAGTGATACAGAACTTTCCAAATTGGAATTGAAATATCTTCGCTCATAATCTGCTTTGGGTGACAAGTTTTAAATTCTTCCATAACGCTGTCATCATATTTGCAATTTAATTGCAGTTCTGAAATTTTCACAGCTTCACCACTTTCTTATCTGTAAATTCTTTTACTCTATCAGTTAAAGTTACTGCTGCAACATGCGTTCCCATATAAACATCAAGAGCTTCGCCAATTAAGTTGTATCCTTCATCAACAAGAACACGATCATAATTCATTCCACGATTGTTCTTAAATTCTTCTACAGTCATAGGCACTGGAATAATTAAGTCAAGATCGTTTGCTTTGTCTAATAACAGTTTTGTCTGCAATTTGTTCTGCACAATAATCGGATACTGTGTTGTTGCACTTGTATAAAGTAATAGTGTAGTTTTGCCTGTTCCTCTGTCTTTAATAATCAGTGTTGTTGGTTTATTTGTTATCATAGTTTACAATCTCCTTCTATATAAAATATCTCTGAAGCACATCTTTGAATCTTAGTGGACTATCAACAATGTGATGTGAATACTGAAACTGTCTTAAAAAATTCATAACAGTTCTAGCATCTGCACCGCTTAAAGGAATAAATTTTACATACTCTGGTCTCCCAGCAATACATACAACTGCCCACGAATGCTCTAAATCATGAAATCCAACGTCAACTGCTACATCGGTAATTTGGTTATACATTTTCTTCATCTCTTTATTTTGTTGTATTGAAATCTGACACTGACGAGCTGCCTCATTGCAATTACTTGTAGCAAAATTTAATCTAGTATTGCTTTCATTAATTTCATTTTTTAAGGCATCAATATCTGGTTGCAGAATTTCTAGCAACCATTTTCTAATTTTCTCTTTTAATTTCTGGAACAATTTTCGCTCCTAACTCTTCTTTGAATATCTCTTCTGGCATAGTAAATGATGGATTATTATTTAAAAACGCCATATAATATTGATCTAATGCATATTCATTTTCTTCGCTTTCATTATCATAGAAGCAATATAATCCGAGGCGGATTGCTTCAAGATGGAATAAGAACTCTGCTTTAGAAAATTCTCCCCGAATTATTCTTTGTTTTAATTCTTCTCTTATAATAGGTAGACGATTTTGACGGATGCCTCGATTTTTACTTAACTCACACTGCTTATATACAAAACATAAATGCATTGAATTCATATTTTGGATATATCTCATCACGCCATTTATATCTGTCCACACATTATTGTCCCATGCACCTCTTCTTTTCATGTAATCATCAAACATCTGAATCCTCCCATACTACATTGACATTGAACCCTAATTCCTTTAAAACATCTGTAAAATCATCAACATCTAATTTATGGTTTTCTATTTTAGTCCCATTGACTTCAATAGATTGCCAGTCGTCAGATTTAATGATCGTAATTGTATTTGGTTCTTTTACTTCTTTGTCTTCTTTATATTCCTCTTTGTACATGTCAAAGTCTTCGCATAAAGCACACTCAAAAGAAGTATACCTATTAGCACAACTTTGACACTGTGAATATAAATTGTCTAAATATCTATTCTTTGCGCTCATATTCCTCCTCGCATTCACAAATGTAATTATCTTTTAAAACCGTCGTTAGCGTATTTGATATACCGTCTGTTCTAAACGCATATTCTCTCATATTGCACCTACGTTCTTGAATCAATCCAGCCTCATATTTCTTTCGAATTTTTTTGCATATTCGGTTCTCTGATATTTTAAAACGCATGGAAATAAACTAATTTCTGGAGAAGAAGCTACTCTTCTCCTTTGATAAAATTTCCTTCATTAATTCCCTGATATAATCGATCTAATGCCACCTCAAATGCTCCAATACCAGAAAAGAAACTGCTTAATTTCAGATTGTTAAACAGATATGGCATTGCTTTATATAATTCAACAAATATGTAATATAAAACATCTACAACAATTGAATTCCCTGCCTGTTTATATAACTGACTGTTGCTATTTACCTGTTCAGCAGCCTTGAATGATTTATCATCAAATCCCATCAGTCTCCAACATTCTTTTGGTGTTAATTTTCGGATTCTAATATCGGATTCAATTCTGTACACTCCTGTCTCGGTTCCATAAAGTTGACCAACTTGAATACATTTTGGCTCCTCCCTAACAAGAACTTTCTGACCTTCGCCTTTTTCTATGGTAATTGTTCTTGCGATTCCCTGAGAATCAATAACTGCACCGTTTTGTCCTTTTCCAGAAGGATTTACATTTCCAACTGGAATTACCTCTGTTGTATTTTGATTGATTGTAATTTTTTTAATTAATGATAAAGCTTTGTCGCTTGTAAGATAAAACTTGTCGTCAACTTTATCTTCTAGTATATCTTTAAGTCTTATTTTAAGTGGGAATCCTTCTGGAAATTTAAACATCCCATTATCAATGTCTTTTCGAATACTTATAATGAATACTCTTTCACGATTCTGAGGAATGCCAAAATTTTTCGCATTCAGCACTTTCCAATAGTTGTTATACCCTACTGTTTCCAATGAATCTAAAACAATTTTGAATTGCTTTTCAAATCTTTTTGAGGTAAGATTTTTTACATTTTCGGCAATAGCAACTTTTGGATGGACTTCTTCTATAACTCTAAGTGCTTCAAAAAATAATCCAGACCTTGTTTTGGAGCCATCTTCATTGAATAATCCTTTTTGCTTACCAGCAAGAGAAATATCCTGACACGGAAAACCATATGTAATTAAGTCAATATCTTTTGGAAGCATCTTTTCATCCACTTTTGTAATATCACCAAGATTTAGCGATTCATCTACGTTATGTACTGCGCAATAAGATTTGATAGCAAATTTATCCAGCTCGCAAAAATTCACTAATTCCCATGCTTTGTTTTTTGAAGTTTTGTTTTTATTTTCTGTCATTTAAACCTTGTATTTACAAGGCGGTGCACTGCGTTTTACCTAGGATTACTTGATAAAACCTTTCTTATGTATTTGTTTTTGTATTGTTTAACCTACAGAAATTGAAACGTAGATAAAAACAAAATTTTAAAGTCATCATATGGAAGAAATAAGACATGTCTAATCTATAGATATTTCTCCTCGAATAGTCATCAGAAATGTAACTAGAAATATTACATTATATAATTATCAATACACACACTAACAATATAGATGCAAAATAACAAAATTGCCCATTTAATATATATCACTAATGCACCAGATTTTTTAAAATCATTTAATGGATTACCATGTATATTTAATACAGATTCCAATATGGAGAATATAACTCCAACTACTAATAACGCAAATGCGTTTCCTGTAACTATTAACCCTGCCGTTAATGTTACTTGTTCAATCAAGAGCAATATATTTTTTAAGATTCTTTTACACCAACCTTCCTTAATATTTAATCAAAACAGAGAGATAATTGACATATACATGAAACTCAAATACCAAGGCTGTTCTTGTGGAAACACACTATACAATGGCTCGATAGATTTGTTTTTCACACTCAGTACAATTGCAATGATTAGATACGCTACAAAGCCTACAAGCCCAATTATTCCAAACGCTAATGCCAACTTTTCACAAATATTGAGAATCAATGTCATCTGCATGATTTTTCTCCTACTTTTTTAAATCTGTATTTCTGTTCCACATCAGGATATTTCTCGTGATCAACCTCACTCAGAAATATCTCGACTGGTCTGGCGTAAATATTGAAATCTCCATACATTGCCTGATAGATTACCAGTTTCTCACTTGTTTCTGTATGAGTTGCAAGATCAATCACTCTGTAAAAATGTCCTTTGAAGTGTTTGTAAATATCATCTTTCTTTGGTAAATCTCTGTTATTCATACATATCTCCTTTCTAAATTGTCTCCCACCATAGATCATGTACTTTCTTATAACCACCTCTGCTTGGCACATCCAATACTCTGCGAACCTTCTTGTTAGACAGCCTCTTATGAAGTCTGTAATCATCCCAATTGCTGATATATAATCTTTTATAATAAGGTTTCTTACGAGGTATTTCATAGAATCCACAATAATACTTGTTTACATATTGCACAGGTTCAGGATACCCACCGATATTTTTAAGTCTCGCTAACCTTTGATGATAACTCTTCCTACGATTTCTTTTCTTTAACATTGTCTTGCGATTCTGCTGAAATTTTGTAGGAACATATTGTAAAAAGTCCGTATCCTGTGAACAATCTTTTGATTTTGGCATAATTAGCACACTCCTTTCTATAGTGGGATAAAAGTGGAATTTTATTGCTATATTTAATGTGAAAAATCACTTATATTTCAACGATTTTCTTATGTTTATTTTAATAATTTTGACAAAAGTGTTTTATTTCACTCATTTTCATCATGTTCTTCTGTCATGGACAGATTATCCGAAGTGCTTTTCCATAAGACCACCACATTTCTTTCTAATGATTTTTGTACATCAACCACTTTCTGATTTGTTGATCCTGCCCACGGATAAGACATGTCTTTCAATTCGTCTACATACTGTCCGTCTACGAGGACATCTATGTAAGGAAGAATCTCAAGTCTGCAATCGTACATAAGATGGTTTGTTCTACTTCTGCGAGAATATTCAGCTAAGTCCAAACCAATATCTTCTGCTTTATTCCCTGTATATAACCAGATTTTTTTGTCTGGCATAAACTCTTTGACAAATTTGCATATTGCAGAAACACCATCTCTATTTTCTTTTGCTAAAGGCTCACCGCCAAGAATACTTAACCTTGTATATTGGGGCTTTGATAACTGATGCAATAGTTCCTCAATTTCTTTAAAAGTTAATTTATTGCCGCCATTAAAATCCCACGTTTCTTTATTAAAACAATTCTTACAATGGAAGTGGCATCCTTGAACGAAGAGGGCTACGCCAAGCCCTTCTCCGTTGCTAATGTCCATTTTTCTTATTGAAGCGTATCTCATCTATTCAGCTCCTTATCATCTAAGTGGTAAACTCGATCATGGATATCCCCATATCTTCCCTGATTGCCTCCATTCTTAGAAGTTCCAATGTAACCACAGCATCTGAATGCAATATCCATAGTAGAGCCATCTTCATTACCACACTGAGGACATCTCCATTTCAAAATACCATCTTCGTCAACTAATGGAATATCGCCAGAGTATCCACATTTTTCACAATAACAGCTCTTTGTATTGATTTCTGCATACATAATATGATCGTACATATATTTAATTACTTCCAATAAAGCACTCACATTATGTTCCATATTAGGAGTTTCAATATAACTTATTGCTCCTCCTGGACTAAGTTTTTGGAATTTTGCTTCAATACGAAGTTTGTCAAAGGCGTCAATTTCTTCAAATACAGGAATATGATAGCTGTTTGTAATGTAATTTCTGTCCTTGCCGTCAATTTTTTCAAACACATCATTACCGAATCGTTTCTTTAAACATTTAGCAAACTTATACGTTGTAGACTCTAAAGGTGTACCATAAATACTGTAATCAATATTTTCTTCATTCTTCCACTTCTCACATTTATCATTCATTCGCTTCATGATTTCTAATCCAAATTTTTCACCAATTCCACCATCTGAATGAGAATGCCCAGTCATATATTTGACACATTCATATAATCCTGCATATCCTAATGAAATAGTTGAGTATCCATCAAATAATAACGGATCAATTACCTCATGTTTTTTTAATCTACTATACGCCCCATATTGCCAAAGAACAGGTGCGACATCCGACTTTGTTCCAAGAAGACGTTTATGTCTTTCTTTGAGTGCTTTATGACATAATTCTGTTCGTTCATCAAATAATGCCCAAAATTCATCCATATTCTTTTTAGAAGACAATGCGATATCTGGAAGAGATAATGTAACGACTCCTTGGTTAAATCTACCATAATATTTATGCTGCTTTGGGTCATAATTTTTTGCGTGTGCAATATTGCCAATCCCTTTGTCTGTAAAACGATCGGGTGTTAAGAACGACCTGCACCCCATGCAAGTATAGACGTCGCCTTTTAACTCTTTCATAACCTTTTCAGAGATGTAATCTGGAACCAATCTTTTCGCAGAACATTTTGCTGCTAATTTTGTCAGATACCAATATTCTGTAGATTCGTCACAATTATCATCTTCCAGGACATAAATTAATTTTGGAAATGCTGGTGCAACAAATACACCATCTTCATTTTTCACTCCTTCATCTCTTTGTCTAATCATCTCTTCAATCAATAAAGCCAAATCTTTTTTCTCTTGCGGTGTTTTAGCTTCATTCAGATACATAAAAATGGAAATAAATGGGGATTGTCCGTTAGTCGTCATAAGCGTGATCAGCTGATACTGTATGATTTGTATGCCTTTTTTGACTTCTTCATATAATCTATTGGCTACAATTTTTTCAATATGTTGCTCTTTGTATGGAATATCAACATGCGCCCATTCTAATTCAACTTCAGATCTAATTTTCTTTCTACTCACATCCACAAATGGTGCTAAATGTGCCAAAGAAATACTCTGTCCGCCATACTGAGAACTAGCTACTTGTGCAATGCCTTGAGTCGTAATATTGCAAGCAGTTGAAAATGAGTGCGGTTTTTCGATTAAAACTTCGCTAATTACAGTTCCATTCTGAAGCATATCTTCAATATTTAATAACCCACAATTATGCATTTTCTGTAAAAAATAATCTCTGTCATGAAAATGAATAATGCCTTCCTTATGTGCCTGTACAATTTCTGGTGGAAGTAAATAGCGTTCTGTCGCATCCTCGCTAACGATACCAGCAATATAATCTCTTTTTGTTGGATTTAATACAGAGTTTTTATTTGCATTTTCATCTTTAATTTCTTCGTTGGCATCCTCAATAAGCCCAAGAACTTCGCTGTCAATAGAGTCATAATTCTCTCTCTGGAACTCACGAACACTGCGATAACCTTCATAAGCTTTAGCAGTTAATTCCTGCCCTTTCTCAACAAGTTTCTTAAATACCATTGCTTCAATTGCAGAAATGTCAATTTCTTCTGGTAATTTACTGCAATCATTTTCGATTTCTCTTGCGATTTGTTTTGCAATATCTTCCTTAATTAACCCAGATCCATTTTTCATTGCTTTCATAATCGCTGTGTAAATTTTGGTCTTGTCGAAATCGACAACAGTACAATCTCTTTTAATTACTTTCAATAAAAGACCTCCAATAAATTATGTAATAATATCATCATCTATATGTAACGCACCCGTCTCCTGCTTTCTTGCAGTTCAACGTATATCGTGCATCGTTACCATCACCATCAATCTTTTCGGTTGATACGCTCTCAATCATCATTGTCTTACCTGTTTCTACATCCTTAACAAGTACCTCTTTTTCTATGTGTAGTTTAGAAACTAAATTCCTAAGCTGATTAATTGTTCTGATCAACTTCCTTTGTTGTCGCTCCTTCCGTGTCTCTAATCTGTCTTTTGAATCTCTCTAGCTCAGCCATAATATTCAGACAAGTCATAGACAAACTTCCTTCATTATTAATAACGGCATCGCATAAATCATAAGCTTCTTCAAAAGCAGATTCGTCTTTTTTCATTCTTTCATCAATTGCATCACTTGTATCTCCACGATCTTTCATTCTCTGAATACGTGTAGAACTTGGTGTATCAATACATAATGCCAAGATATGTTTCTTATGATAATTTTCTTTTAACTGTTTTAATCCTGGAACATCAACTACATATACGTCTGAATCATCACACTGACTTTCTGTAGCACAGTACCAATTGCCAGTGTAATGATTCTCTGCAACCTTGCCTGTAATTCTTGAATACTGGGCTAGATTTACATATGTATGATCATCAAGCTTATCTGCTCGCTTCTCTCTAGTGGTATATGATCGTAGATATTTCAGACCATAAATGTCTTCCAGATACTTCGCTGAGACACTTTTGCCTGCTCCAGATCGCCCAACCAGAGCGATTAAAACATTACTTTTATCTCCTACCATCTCTATAAGTCCTTTTCTAATTTCTTGATTCTTCTATTGATTTTTGTTACGATTTTGCCGTTATCTTTGCCTCTAGCGATTAAGACGGCTTTTCTATCCTTTAATAAATTTAACTGATCTAATTTTGTCATATACTCATTTTCTCCTTAGGCTATATTTTAGTTTTCAGTTGCTGTTTCTGACGATTCCTCTACGACCTCAGCAGAATCATCATCTACATATTCAATATCTTCTTCTTTTACTTTTGTTGCAGGGTCGAGTCTTTCATAATCCTCTTCTGTGGCTGGCTCTGTTTTAACAGTTCCACATTTTTCGCAATAAGTTGTCCAATGATATCCATTCTCTTCATCATATGCAATTGTTTTTTCTGCCCACACATGATCACAGGTTTCATCTGCGTCATCTGGGTATTCTGGTTCTGTATAATCTGCATCGTCTGTATCGTCTGCGGTAGAATTTTCAGTATTTTTTTCTTCTTCTGTTGTTGTCGATACATCATTTGTTGTATCTTTAGAATCTTCTTTGACGGCATTTTTCTTATTATTTTTCTGCTCTGTTGTGTTCTTTGTAGTTTCTGTAGTTGACTTACCTTCTGTTGTTGCAGAAACCTGTTTATCAGTGTTATTATTTAGTGTATCTGCATAAATAGTATATGCTGAAACGCATCCTACTGCTGTTAACATTAATGCTCCAGCGATTAATAATTTTTTAATTCTCATAATATATTCTCCTTTTAATCTATCAATCCATGAACGATGTCACCACATAGAAGGCGATCGCCATTAATACAATTGTTACAATTACTACTACTCCAATTGGTATTACAATATTTGTTATTATCCAAAACGCAAATACAAATACACCAACAGATATGAATGTTGCAAGAAACCAGATAATGGTCAGTACGATCATCGCCAAGAAAAATTTTAAGATTTTCTTTATGATATTCAATCACCTACCTTATGGCATTTCATTGTAAATTTTGCTAACATCATCTAATAATTCTTTTGGCAAATATCTTTCTAAAAGCTCATTCGAATTATCAAGTGTTTTCTTATAGAAATCTTCTGCGATACCACCGCCAATAGCAGCAATCGTATCTGTGTCACATGGCAAAGACAATACATTTCTTAAGAATGATTCATAATCTTCGCTCTCTAAGAAACATCTGATTGCCACAGGAACACTATCTTGAACTGTCGCAGACCAAACATAATTCTTTCTATAATCATCGAGTGGTCGATCAACACCATATGTATATTGACTGGATGGATAACTTTTTAATGCATATTGATAAATTTCTTCTTTTGATTTACCCCATAGCGCCATAAAAGAACAGCCTGTTACAATCGATGCACCTTTGTAAGATTCTGAGTGGCGATGCGTTTTCTCACATGTCCATTGTGCTAAATCTATGTAATAACTCAATACGTCTGGACGATCAGCAAACCCATTAAAATACATTGTGATAGGCGAAATTCTCATGGCACATCCATTACCAAAGCTTTCATTAACACGACTACCATCATCGTGTAACCAGTCTTCGAACATTGCGCCATATCCCGTACCAGGATATTTCTTGCCATATTCTAAGTAGAACTCCCAAGGCTCTTTGATATGTTTGTGTTCATCGTCATCATCCAACAGCCACATTCCTGTTGCAATACTGAGAACTGTATCATCTGTAAATTTACATTTATCTGTAAACAATTCACAGTTCTTCCAATCTAAATCGTGAGGTCTGCGGAACTCATATTGAGAACCGCAAATATCTCCTAGAATCGCTCCAATTAAAGCCATTTAATCACCTACCTGTTAAAGATGTTTTCTAAAATTGTAAGAATTAGTGCGATAATCCATTTTGTTTTCGTTGGAACAATTAGCGGATTTACCGCAACAAAATGTAACAACCAAATAAACAGATTTACAATTGCAAAGTTGACAGCAATTACGACCATTAATCCTAAGATTGTTCCTAAGATTGTTCCTGCATGATATTTGTCTTCAACAAATAGTAAAGTTAATAATTTCTTCATCTGTTATTCCTTTCATCAAAGATTAATTTTATCTATTCTACGATCATCCAGTCTTCAGCCAACATATCTGTCTGACTTGCAAGCCAAGGAACCACGTTACCCTGTGCTGTTTTCATTGCAATATATGCTCCATATTCGACTAATCCGTCTTCATTCACAATGCTTTTTGCAATATCGGTACATGGCGCATAAGCTCCTGCTGGAACATAATATAAAAACATACCTTTCCCATTCCAACCTTTTCTTGCTACTTTTCTTTTATCTTTCATTGCATCAATTGCTGTTCCAAAATCCATAATAAATTCTCCTTTACTCCTCCGTATGACATGTATTTGTCAGTTTCTTGTACACATCTTCATATAATTCCTGCTTATCGCCATTGTATGTATACTCTGCGTAGATACCATCACCGCTTACTGTCGTAGATGCTAAACATTTGTAGTTCTGTAAAGTTTTACAACTCCAGACGATAAACACATTACTGAGATCAATTTTCATTGCCAAATGATTTTCTTCGCAATGTTTGTTATACCAATCAACTAATTTTCGTTTACATACACTCTGAAAGTGATCCATTCCTGTAATAATCATATTGTTTTCTCCTTTGCTCTTTCTTCCAAATTTTTCTAAAATATAATCCACTTTGTCATTGCATATTTCGGCATCGGCACCATTGCAAAAATAGTAAATATCACAATCCGTACATCTCGTTCTTATAAACTCAACCGCCTCTTGCCGATTGAAATTTGTAACGTCAATAAGTTTACCTATCATGCCGCGGCACCTTATTTACTCTCTGTAACTTTAAATGGAACAATTGATTCTGGAATATAGTTAACTTCATATTTATATTTGTTAACTTTAGCCCCACCTAAATCTTCGATTACATACATGCTATCTCGGTTCATGTGGACAATATGTTTCTTATATGAGCCATCTGCTGTTTCGACAATAAGTTTTACTTTCTTACTACCTTCATCTTCTAAAGAAAATGCTCCGACAATTTCAAACTCTACTTTGTCTGTCCTTGTATTAATTACAGCAAATCGTCTCAAGACGTTAAAATTGTCTGCTTCTTTAGATACATTAGTAGATACTTTATCTGCCTCTGTGCATCCTGTCACGATACCACCAATACTGAGACATCCAATTGCAGCAATAATCGCCATTCGTTTTTTAATGTTTAATTTCATATATTCAATTTTCTCCTTTTAAAATTTAGGTCGTTTAATCTCTTTTTGTTTTGACCAATCAATTTCTGAAGGTTCTACACCTGTCTGTTGTTTGTAGAATTCATAATCTTCTGTCCAAAACTCTGCATCTTCATCTTTAACGAAGTAACTCTCGTCAAAAACTAGATCCATCTCATCTGGTGTAGTGAGATACTTTACTTTACAACGCCTACCGTATTTGTATGTTTCTCCGTTATAGCTGATTGAGCATGGTTCCCAGATGCGATATTCTACATAATTATCTTTTACAACAAACCTTTCGATTTTGCTTTCTGGGATTCCCAGTCTAACAAAACATTCAAAAATGGTTAGTTTATTCACTCGTATCTCCCTTCAGAATCTTAATCAGTCTATCTTCATCAATGATCGGAATACCTAACTGTTGTGCTTTTTTATTCTTACTGCTTGTAGAATTCACATCATTGTTCACAAGATAATTCGTATTCTTTGATACAGATCCTGCAACCTTGCCACCTCTGGACTCAATTTCATCCTTGATAACATTACGATTGGCAAACTTATTTACCTTACCAGTTACAACAAAAGTCATTCCTGTGAGGTTAACAGCAGATTCTTTCTTGCTTTCTGGCATTTCAAATTCAAGTTCTTCGGCTAGTTTCTCGACCATTTCAAGATTGTCTCCGAAATAAGCATCCATTGATAATGAAGTTGTAATACCGATGCCATCAATATGACCAAAATATTTTCTCTGTTTGATTCTTTTAATAAATACATCGTATGGATTTTCATTATTCGATAGAGAAATCTTATCAATAAGCTTGCAAATATCCTTTGCTGTTGACTTCCCGACAAGCTCAATACCAAGTGCTGTTACGAAATTAACCAGTTTACACTTACGACTTTCCTCGATGCTATTTAATAAGGAAGAAACACTTTTTGCACCAAATCCATCAAGGTTCTTCATTTCAGATTTATGCTCTGCTAAATTATAAATATCTGTATAATCTTTCAGCCATCCAAGATCAATAAATCTTTTCAGTGTTGCCTCAGATAAACCTTGAATATTCATAGCATCTCTGGAAACAAAGTTCACAAACTTGCTTAATAGTTTTGCCTTGCAGTCAGGATTCATGCATTTTAAAACTTTACTACCATTTTCATTGATGATTTTTGCTTCGCCACCGCAGGTTGGACAAGTATCTGGAATCTTGAATGTATTGCTTCTTGTCAGATTATCGTGTACTTTTGGAATCACCATATTACTACGATAAACCTGAATCGTATCACCTGCACCAAGTTCCAACCCTTCAATGTAACTTACATTATGTAATGTAGCTCTTGTGGTTTCTGCGCCATCAAGATCAACTGGATCGAATACTGCAACTGGATTAATCAACCCTGTACGAGATGTATTCCATTCAATATCTCTGATTGTTGTTTCGTAGAGGTCATCTTTATATTTGTAGGCGATCAACGATAATGGATGATGCCCCGTCATTCCTAACGATTTACCATATTGATAATCGTTGTAGGAAATAATTAAACCATCAACAGGATATTTGTATTCTTCTGGCTGAAATGTTGCCATATACTCTTCAACATTATCTCGGTTAACGACCTGATGCTCTACTACATCAAACCCTTGTTCTGCAAGATATTTAAAGCTATCTGCAATGCTTGGCATTTCTGATTCAGGTGTGTCTCCAAGTTTGACTAATTCAAATACTTTGTAAGCCAACTTCCTGTCTTTTGCCACATTAGAGTCTAACTGTCTAACAGTACCTGCTGCTAAATTTCTTGCATTTTTGTATTTGCCATGTAATTTTTCATTAATCTTAGCAAAATCATCATATCCAATAACTGCTTCACCACGAATTTCAAGATAACGCTTTTCAGGGATTGACTGTGGAACATTTCGTACCATTTTCATCGTGTGAGTGACATCCTCACCGATTTCGCCATTTCCCCTTGTAATTGCTTGTTTTAAGCGTCCATTTTCGTATCTGAGAACAATACTGAGACCATCTTCTTTCCACGATAAAACACCAATTTTATCCGCAAGAAATTTTTTGACCTCATTGACATCCTTCGTCTTCTGAGCTGATAACATTGGGCGTGTATGCTTTACTTTAGCCAGAGAATCAATTATAAATCCTTGAACGTGGTGGATGGGCGAATTATTCAAAACAACGCCAGAATCTCTCTCAAGTCGTTCTAAAGCAGCGCATAAATCGTCAAATTCTTTATCTGAAATGATCGGATTATCCTCTGCGTAGTACGCATATGAAGCATCATTGATTCTGTCGATCAAGACATTCATTTCTTTCACATATTCAGTTTTCATAATTTTTGGATTTTCCTTTTCTTGTTTATATTGTTTAGTTAATTATTTTAATTTGTGTTTCTATGTCTTTCAGTAACTGCCAATTACTTCACTACATATATTTTTCTGTGCTGTTGCACATTTATTGTTTCGGAATGTGTTGATTTGAACACGTCTACATGCATTCCTTTTACTTTGCCTCCACAATCTTCTGCCACAAAGATTGTATCACCGTATCCCTCAATCTTAACTCTTGTTCCATAAGGAATAATGTTTTTATCAACCGCAATCGTATGATACGGTCGAGCAAATCTATGCCCTGCATGATTCCAAGCAATCTTAGATCCATATCCTTCAGAACATTCATAACATGGACAATATGCCGTGATCAAAAATGTTCCAAGTGAACTCTTTTCAAATTCTTGCTTTCGCTTCAACCGTTGCCGTTTAATTCGCAATCGTTTCTTTCGAAGTTTTTCTAATCGAATCTGCCTTGCTTTCTCCTCATCAGCTTGCTTACATTTCTGATAATGCTCATGAACGTCTTTTAATTCAACGCTTTGACTGATTGGATTGTTTGAAATCACATTGCCTTGCTTATTTTCTGCAACAGTTGTCTCTGTTGATAAGGTTGAAGTCTCTACCGAGGGTCGCTCCTCTGCTTTAACTGTGTGAGTCATAAAGCCCGAACACATTGCTAAGAAGCTAAATGAAACAACTTTCATTAAAAATCTTTTTCTCATTTTCGTATCTCCTTTCCTTAACATATTGGCATCTTACCATACTTTTTGCACCCTGTCAATAGGTGCAAGAAAGAAAGTTAATTTTTTAGGCTTAACCAAGTGCGCCTCTTATTATGATTTGTTACGATACATCTCTTGAACGCTTCTGGTTCTGCAAGGAGCGCAAATCTTTTCTTAGCTCGTGTTAACATCGTATATAACATACAGTTATCAAGCAATTTGTAATGTGTGTTGTCAATAATACCAATCACAGTTTGTGCAGCTGATCCTTGAAGTTTATGCGTGGTTAATGCATATGCCAATTGAAGTTGTCCTAACTGAGCGAAAGAATATTCAATCATCTTCTCTTCAATATTTGCGTTCATAGATACCAAGCATATTTCTTTTTCTTTATCAATTGCTGTAATATATCCAATATCACCATTGAATACATCTCGCTCGTAATCATTTGAAGTCTGTAATACCTTATCTCCTAAATAGTATTTACGATCTTTGAATTCGACAAATGGTTTATTATTACCAGCAAATAATTCTTTCTGCACTGCTTTATTCAATTCATCTGTACTGTTCGTGCAATTGCTTCTTCGTGGGGAAATAATCACAACATTATCAAGCCCTTCCTCTTTAACAGATTTAATATACTGCTTTACTGCCATGTTAAATAACGATTCTCTATTCTTCCTGAACAAATAAAACATATCATTTAGTTCACCATGAACAATTTTTAATTGTGGACTATCCAATGGGTTAATTCCTCTACGAATCTTTCTTGCATCCGTTAAAATACCAGATTTTTCTGCTTGCCTCATCGGTTTGGTGAGCTGAACGCTATTCAAACCTTTCTTTTTTAACAGATCAGAGAAAATATTACCAAATCCAATCGGTGGCAACTGCATATAATCACCACAAAAAATTAATCGTGTTCCTGGTCGAATTGCCAATAAAAAATTATAGAAAAGACTCGCATTTGTCATGCTACTTTCATCCATGATCACAACATCAGCAGGTAATGGGTTATCTTGGTTGTAGCAAAAATTATCAATACCTTCTGCCACAAGTAATCTATGAATAGTCCGTGAGTCTAAACCTGTTGCTTCTTTAATTCTTTGAGCTGCTTTTGCAGATAACGCACACGCAACAATGCTGTTATTTCTTTTTTGGTAGCATTTTATAATTGGTTTCAGAATTGTTGTTTTACCAGTTCCAGCTTCTCCAGAAATAAACACAACTTGACAATTTAATGCTTTGTTAACTCCTGTAATTTGCTCTTCTGAAAACATAAACCCTTCTTCATCTTCAACTTCGGAAATCGTCTGACTAATCTCACTATCTGTTATTGGTTCGTAATCTGTAGTGTTTCCAAATGAATATTTCTCCATATCTTTAATTAATTCGTAAATATCCATTTCAATTTTATGATACGATTTTAGACCAATTTTATCTCCAGATGTATATAAATAATTTGGTATTTTTTTATCTGATTCTTCATCAAGCCATTCGTCAAATATAGGTAGACATTCAGACGCTGCATTACTAATATCGCTTCTTAAATTTTTGATATATACATATGTATGTCCATCATTATCACCAACTTGATGCAAGTCGTAAGAAATAAATGCATTTAACCGTTGATTTGAGCATCGCAATTCTGGTTTTAACTTGAGCGCAATATCATCAACTCGTTTAAAGCCCATGCCCTTTACCCTAGTTAGTATATATGGATTTTGTTCAATCTGTTTTTTTAAAACACTTGGATTAGGTTCGGATTTCAATAATCTTTCAATCGTTGGTAACGTAACCCCATATGGTTGCAACATTACAACAATATCAGAAATCACATAGTTTTTAATAATTTTATCTCTAAGCTTCTTCCAAGTTTTATCTCCTAGTCCTTTGATTTCTGAATGGTCAATCATCTCTAACTGACCATTCATTACATCTTCAACAACATTAGGATATTTCGCAATTAATTGATCTGCGATCACTGCGTTCGTCTGTGTTTTTAAAAATACCTTTTGTGCTTCAAAAGTTTTAGGAACTTCAGCAACTATAGAAAGTGGTTTATATTGGTATTCATTGTATTTCTTAGAATATGTCATATTGGCTTTAACCTTATATTTCGTTCCTAAATACAACTCCTGCATATTACCAACCAATTTGCCACATTTATTCATTTTTTTATCGGATAAGTCATCAAAATCATTATTATTATATGGTTTACATTCTGGTAAATCTTCTGCTGTACAGAATGTGTAAATCCCAAATAAAGATTCTTCATTATAATAAATCTGATATAATGGGACAATCTCAAACTCATATTCTTTTGTACTATCCACCACTTTAGGCGACAACCCCCTTCACTTTCTTAATATCTTCTAGCCATTGTTTATATGGTTTAATTTTCTTTGCGATAACCTTCTCTTCTGAATCTTTTCTGCATAACATCGCAATCTGATTTCCTTTGGTAATCATATCTTCATATTCTTTTAATTGCGAATGCCAGACGATTGCCTCAGTCAATCCAAAACTAGAATATAAATTCACATACGCAAATGTCTTTTTATTTTTGTCTTTCTTTTTATCAACTTTAGCGATCACTGCAACCACAGTACAATCATCTCCATTTTCAACATCTTGAAATTGTTTTGACATATACTTGTATGCCTGATCAAATGGGTTATCGTTGATAAAGATTTGCAATGCTTCAAATTCCCAAAAATCTTCATTCTCAAGATATTTTTGATTCTTTGCGATAAATTTCTGAAATCGTTCTTTTTCCTTATCTTTATACAGTTCATACTTTTTATCGTTGTAAGCTTTTAATATTGCATCTTTGTCGTAATCATATTTCTTCTCACCTATACGGTAATCTTCAGCGTCAATATCCCATTTAATAAGTAACTGTTTGTAACTCGGTGCTTTTGCAACTGGCTTGAATGTTGTTGGCTGATACATAGATTTCAAATACTGAATTAAAGTTTTACGTTTATTCTTTGTTGGAATTGCACCTGCTTTGATCAACTGAATAACCTGTGATTTACTTGGATTAATACGTTCGCAAAAGTTTTCAAACCCTATGAATTTACCATTTTCATCACGGTCTTCAAGAATTACCTTTGCAATTTTTTCTCCAATACCACTGATAGCCGATAATCCAAACAATATATACACATCGTCAATACTGAAATTCATCATTGATTTATTTAAGTTTGGTGGTAATACTTGAATCTTAAACGCCTTGGCATCAAGAATATATTTATTTACCATTCCTGCCTTATCTTTGTTACGATTCAATAATGCCTTAAAAAAACACAACGCATAATGTTTCTTTAAAAACGCTGTTTGTAAGCATAATACAGCGTAGGAGTACGCATGACTTTTATTGAATAAGTATCCCCCTTTTTGGGATAACGTCTCGCTAATCTGTTTTGCAATTTCTTCGGGGTATCCATTCTCAATAATCTCGTAATAAAGCTTTTTAGATTCAGACTTCACAAGTTCAATATTCTTTTTACCAATCGCCTTACGGAATAAGTCGGCTCCTCCATAACTTCGACCACCAAATTTACGAACAATATCAAGTAATTGCTCCTGATAAATCATACATCCATATGTTTCCTTTAAGATTGGCTCCATATCTGGATGGATATATGTAATTTTCTCTGGGTGATGTTTGTACTCAATAAATTCTTCTAAGACATCCATTGCATCTGGTCTATACAGTGCTAATACAGCTGCCAACTCTTCCATGTTTGATACCTGCAACCTAACCAACAAATCCTTCATGCCAGCACTTTCAACTTGGAAAACACCATTCGTCATTGCACTACGCAATAATTCATATGATCCTTCATCCATTTCAAACTTTGGATTGTTAATATTTACATCAAACTCAGTTAACCCTGCGTCAATTTCAGCTTCTTTTACAGTGTTTAATGTGGCAACACCCAGAATATCAAATTTAATAATTCCAATTTCTTCAACGATACGTTTATCTACTTGAATAACGTGCTCTCCGTCAGTTCCAAGCTTCATTGCCATATAATCGCTAATATCTGTATCTACAATTCCTACACCACCTGCATGAGAAGATACTGTTTTTACTCTGCCTGCAAGATGTGATGCAACATCAAAAAGTTCTTCATATCTTGGGTTCTCTGCTAAATCTCTGTTATTCCATAAAGATTCTTCAATCGTGTCATATACAAATTTTTTACTTAGTTTGTCCATCTCGTGATAATTGAACCCTAAGACCTTGCCAACATCTTTGATTGCCACAATTGGAGTAATAAAACTGAAATTGATAATCTGGCATACTCTGTTTTCGCCATACTTATCGATCAAATATTGGATAATCTCATCTCGTGTACCAACATCTGTATCTGTATCTGGCATTGAAATTCGCTCTGGATTCAAAAATCTTTCAAAAATTAGTCCATATTTGATAGGATCTAAGTCTGTAATTGTAATCGTGTAACACACTAAACTACCTGCACAACTACCTCGACCAGCACCAATTGGAATACCATTTTCTCTTGCAAAATTGATAAAATCCCATACAATTAAGAAATACCCATCGAATCCCATTGAATGAATAATATCTAACTCATAATCAATTCTTTCTTTTCTGAGTTTCTGCTCATCTTCTGGTAATTTATCGAATCCTCGTTTTACCCATCCTGTATCAATCAGATACTTTAAATAAGAATAATTATCTTCAAATCCTTCTGGTAATGGGAAAGATGGTAACTGAGGTGCCTGAAATGGCATGTGAATTTCATCAATTAAATCTGCAATCCTATCAGTTTCTTCAAGCCCTTTAGTTACTGCGTCTTTTCCAATTTGATTATCCATAATTGCATGAATTTCATCGTCAGATTGTAAATAACATCCTTCATAAATTTCTGCTGCGGTTTCAGTATCGTGAGCAAGCTTTACATGCCAGTTCTGATAATACAGATCTTCTTTTCTAGCAGCATGACTATCAGTTGTGATAATGTATGGTGTGTTAGTATCTACTGAAAGCTGTAAGATTTTCTGATTATATACCACTTGATCCTGATGTGAATGTGACTGCATTTCTAAATAAAAATGTGGAAAAATCTCTTTGTATTCACGAACATATTCAACACATTTCTGATAATCTGGCTCTCTGGCAAGTTTAGATGCTAAACAAGCACTACTTACAATCAAATGCTTAGCATATGGTTTCAACGCTTTCAGATCAATTCGTGGCTTGTAGTAAAATCCATGAAAATTTGAATCAGTTACCAATTGATTAATTGCTTTTCTACCATTCTCATTCTTTGCCAATACAATTAAATGGAAATATTTGCTATCCTTATTCTGTTCTGTCATATCAAAGCATTCATAAAATTCAACTCCAAAAATCAATTTAACACTTGGATATTTCTCATGAAGCTTATCATAATAGCACCAACTATACTCATTGCCATGTTCTGTGATAGCCAGGGCTTTTAGTCCTATCTCTTCTGCTCTTTGTAAGTTTTCTTCAGGTAATGCATATCCATCTAACAATGAATAATGCGAATGTGTATGTAATGAACTGCTCACTAACTTTCACCTCAATCCCAAATATCTTCGTCTAATTCTTCATCTATTGTAATGCTCAGAACATTAAGATCATCAACTGCAATTTGATATTGTCTAATACCATTAAAAATATTAGTTTGCGCAGTTCCTACTAATTCAAATGTAACTGTACCTTCGTCAGAGAAATCGTTCATAATCCAATCATAAATCTTATTTTTTTCATCACATCTAAACATCACGCATGGAATATCATTAATTTTAAATTGGATTGTGTCCATTTTCTTACCAACAACATTAATCTCTTCCTTGTTTAATGTAATATTCTTAACAGCGATCATCGGATCATCAATACCCTGCCCACGAATATTATCCAATTTAGACATTTCCTGTAGTAGTTCAAAATCTAATCTGCAAGCATCTACAATGAAATCAACCCTATAAGTTGCATCATATTTAACATCTTTCAGCTTGTCGTTTAATTCTGTGATTGCTCCAGAAATATTATCTGTCGAACATCCAAATGCATTGGCGTGACCTTTTGCCCATAAAAATGAATTTGTTTCGGATATCACATCTTTCAAACTATCAATCGGGCTATGATCTACATTCCTTGCGCTACCACTCATTTCTACTAATCCTGTTTCTTGGTTAGTATGTTTTCGTAATAATAAACATGGTCTGTTCATATCCTCAGCAATCTTAATAGCAACCAATCCTGTCAAACTACTATCTAATGTTTCTGTAACATCAAGAATAGTAATCTTGCTATCTTGATCTTTTTCTGCTTCTTTCATAATAATCGGAACCATCTTTTTCTTTTGACGATCCTGTTTACCTTTAGCATTTTTACATAATCGAGCAGCACGATCGTAAATGTTCTCTTTGATTACTTCCGCAGGATTGTTTTTTGTTGCTCTTTTCTTATAATCAAATACCTCATAGTCTTCAATAAATGCTCTAAAAACTAATTCTTTATCTTTCAAAGAACCAAATCGTACCATACCATTGATAATTGGAACGATATACCACTGAACATTATGGATATTAACAATACTGTGCATTGAATAATCTTGTGCCTGAATTAGTGCTTTAAAGCATTTATTCTGAATATTCTGAATCCCTTTATCCACTAATCGACGTGTCTCAAATGATCTCATATCCATGACATCACCGATATTCGCTAATGCACATAAATCTAAATAATCATCAGCATAATTGATCCATAATTCGTCATCCATTGCTTGCAAAAATCTATAAACAACGCCTGCCCCACATAAGTCTTTGTTCTTATAGTGTGGACTGCACTGGTTATTTACAATTATAACTTCCTCTGGCATTTTAATTTCAGATTCTTCTTTTTCATGGTGATCAAGAATTACAATCTGTACGCCACGATTTACAAGTTCAGTACACTGTGTTACATCGTTGGTACCTGCATCTGGAATTATTAAAAGTTTTACGTCTTCAGGTATAGTAATATCTTCACTTAATCCGTGAGCTTTTGCTTTTTTATGCAATAAGTAACAAATGCTACTCTTGCTATCATAAAGTTCATTATTAATACGATTTAAGTACATATATGCCATTGAAGCAGAACAAAATCCGTCTACATCCTCGTCAATTAAAATACCGATTTTATGTCCATTTTCAAGTGCAAAAATCGTTGTATTTACTGCATTTTTGATACCCTCTAAATCAGCATAATCTTGAATTACGCTATCATCGAGGTTCAAATACGTTTCATAATCATCAATCCCTCTATTTCTTAAAATTTCTGGCACAACATTAGAGGTATCATTTGTGCCACCTTCATATAATTTGTATTTTATATGTATAACCTGCCTGTTCTTATTTAAGTGTATACAAATAGTTATTTAACAATAGTTCCCATTTTTTAGGATCATCAGTAGGTGATTCTTTTTCATCAAGGATTCCTTCTTTTGAATTATCCATAATATATGAAATCGGAACTCCATCAATAAAACGATCGCCAAGCTTTTGAATCTCTTCTAACTCAACATCTTTGTCAAAAATAAATACTACTTCAACTCCGAGTCTTGTTAACATATCAATTTGCTGTCTTGAAACTTGCTTGCCGCCAGTTGCCACAACATTTTGATATCCATATGACCATAGCTGCATGACAGCTTTTTCTGCTTCTGCAACATATACTCTTCCAACCCTTTCTATATAAGGTAGAGTTTTATTCAATCCGTATAAGATTCTTTGTCTAGCGCATGGTTCAATATATAAATATTTCAAATCATGTTTATCTAACTCTTTCTTGAACAATCGTCCTTTAACACCTACCAAATCGCCAATTTCAGAAAAAATAGGTATTGTAATTCTGTTTGTATCTTCGTCATAGCCAATATTAAATTCTTTCTGTGTTAAATAAGTAATATGATCTTCATAAAACAGATCATTAACATAGTCCTTATAATAAGAAAGAATTCGTTTTGAAATTGGTTTGACTGGTTTATCTTCTTCGGTTTCTATATTTTCTTTCATATCATGAATCAATTGAGTGATCTGCAAACTTTCTGGCAGTTGCTCATTAAAATCATGATAATAATCTATGCCGATCAAATTGGCTAGATATTTTAAACCGTCTGGGAAAGACAGACTTTTTGTAAAGCATACCAAGTCAATTAAATCTGTCTGTCTTTCTTTTGCTGTCATTTTTCTTGTATAATTTGTGCAATTTAGGTTTTCGTTGTTATATGTAATAACTGCGGATTCATTATCCCCATCTTTATTTGCACAGCTCCAATATCCAGACGAATGATATTTAATATGATGACAGCCTATATCTTTCAGAATATTTTCTACATAATTATTGTCGTATATATATTCTTTTAGCTGTGCTACATCCATAACCTACGCTCCGTTTTTCTCTCGTTTTATGACATATCCTATTTCGTCCCAAGTATTTAAATCCAAATTGATTTCAAAAATTGGAATAACATTTTTGTTACCGCCTCGGTTTTTATCAACCTTAATACAGAAATATGTCTTGTCCTTTTTTAGATCGTGCGCCTGTGGTTCTCCCCAATCACTAATTGATATATACTGATATTTGTAATATTCGTCAGGATGTAATCTTTTACCAAGCATTAAGATATCAGCAACGTGCTTAATCTGTTTTGCATTGGCAATATTATTACTACTTAGTTGGAATATATCTGTATACATTGTGTCATCTGTTAACTGGAATACAGAAAAACAAAACATATGGATCTCTTTCATAAGCTCTTTAATTTTTGTGGCTGTCTGTTTCACCGTTTGCCAATCATCAATACGATAACCTTTTAACGTGTCATAACCACAATATTTCACATCATATAACATACGATGTTTTCTAAATTCAAACTCTAATGCCGAATCTGAGTAATCAGAGCCAACATCTTTGAAATATAATTTTCCTTGACGTTTCTGATCTACCCATTTTGCAACTTGCATAACTTTTTGAAACTCATCTGACGTCGTAGCTACTCTATGTCTGTACTCCTCTTCTGTTTCAATAAAGTCGCCATTTTCATTTGTTTTTCTTTCAATCACATTGCCATTGTTGTCTCTGTAAATACCAAGAACTATTTCTTCTTCTGGCTTTTCAATATCAACCCCATGAAGCTCTTTAAAACATTTGTTGTTGATCACTGTAACGACTAAGCAATTTCGCAAATCGTCTTCATCCATTTCGTTACTGAGTAATAAAAATTTCTCATCCATTGCCAATACGATATATGCGATCAACAACATCATATTTCTTGATTTTCCTTCATTACTTAAGAATCCATTAAAAATTACCTTTCCAAGTCGACACCCTCTGAACATCTTATTGAGAATCCCCCAAGGTAACGGAATCCCTAAATCTGGTTTTGATAAAAATGATTCAACCTGTGATTCAACACCACTATTCAATAAGACAGAATCTTCGCCTGCGCTAATAACAGTATTAATTTTATCTGCCTGAGATCGAATCACTCTATAAATATCTTTTGCTTCCCATTTTTCAAATAATCTATGGTTTAAAATTCTTTGAACAGGATATCCATTTCTGTCATACTCTCTAACAAGAGAGTATTTCTTAACGAGATTATAATATTTTTTAAAATCATCACAATCTGCAACCTGCATCCATGATGAAATTGTTTTCCACCCTTTGTATCTTTTATATGTCCTAAGTCTTTCATCTGATTGACTCATGAACATATTTACCTTATCTTCCTCAATCGTCTGAGTAAATGTTTTGTACATAATCTCAAACATATCATAGAAGAATTTACATGCCTCATCACTGAAATCATACTGGCTTCTCATATATCCACCATAAGAAACATATAAATCTGGTTGTTTATACAAAGCACCGATAAACATCATTTCACTCTGAATGTTAGTTACACTTTTACGTTCCACTGTTTCTTCTGTCAATCAAGTCCCTCACCAAAAATATCACTTAAAATGTCATCCATGTTATCGTCTTGCGTGGCTGTTACTACAGTTTTCTGAGTTGTGATATTATTTGTTTCAACAAAAGATTTTGCAAATTTTTCATTATTCTTTTTGTCTACTTCATTTAATTTCTGTTTCTCTTTCCATCGTAAATAACTATCATATTTTCCCACTAAAACCGCTAAATCATAATTAACCTGGTGTGTTGGGTTATCTTTATCCATCGTTCCTTTTTGTATTAAAAATGTTCGATTTTTCTTAAGATATTTCATTTGACGCTTCCACATATCTAAAAGGTCACTTGGCGGAATTGGTTTCGCCAAACCACGATATGTACCTTTGTAAATACTTTTCAATTTTGTAAAAACATATGCTGGTACAGAACCAATGTAATTATAATTATCAAGAATAAACCGATATACTTTGTCTTCTAATAATCTTGGTTCAAGTAACAATCGTGCTTTCTGATTATATTCGTCAATCTTAGATAATGCAGATAACCATTTATCATGTTTAGTATTTTTGGATAATAATTTTGCTTCACACATTTTTTGGAAACATTCTTTGTGATAATAACTATTGTCATATTTAACAATCTCTTGTACTTTATCTAAATCAAGTCCAATTACTTCTTTACAATAAGCACATTTTACTGTTAAAACATCTGCCATACTACAGTTACTCCTCACTTAATATCTAAGGATCAGACAGCCCAAAAGGGCTGCCACATAAATCCTTTTATGATAAAACTTCCTCAATCTTTTTCAACTGTCCAAGATCTTTAATTCGTGTAATTGTAGTAGGTAATCCTTCTTTCACAAGCTTGTCTTTCATCTCCTGTTTCTCTGGAGGTGTCATCTGTTTAATCATATTAATAATTCGCTTTCTAACTGCCTCAACAGAATCTTCATTATTGGAAACTCCGTCATTAGTTACACCAGATTCTTCTTTTTCTGCTTCCTCTTCGGAAACTGGCTTACCTGCTTCTCCAAGAATTTCTCTCTTATAGATTTTCTGTTCAACATCAACTGCTTTTGTGAGGGCATTACCAAGTGTAAACTCTTTGTTACCAACAGAATTGTCAATAACTTTCTGCCATGCTAACATCTGCGGATCTTCAACAATTTCATTCTTTTTATATGTATGTGTTCTATCTTTCACAATCTGTGCACAAACCATGTCAGTTTCATCATCAACGAATGTACGAATTACTGTTTTGGCGTTATAATCCATACCTTTAAATCCGTCAATAATTTTACGACCTGTTGTAACAGTTTCTCTTTTACCATCAATCATCTTAGATTCTGTTTCATCTTTTTCTCTTGCTGTTACAACACAATGTGCTCCAGAAGCTAATAAATCAAGAATTAAATCCTGACCTTTGAAGTTTACAGTCTGGTAATCTTTTAATTCCATACCTGCACCTTCAATCTTGACAAGTCTGGCTTCACCTGTCATATTTGCAGCATCCGCTTTTACACGATTTCTTTTCTTAGAGAACTCAATCAATCCCTGTTTTGTAGTCAGATTTAAGATTGTTGATCCATCTACAACAATTGCATCAGCTCTAAATGGAAGACCATCTGCATCTAAAACTACATCATCAGTTTCTTCTCCATCGTCATCAAGCTCGTAGAAGTCACCGTTTGTTTTAACTGTATCAATATAATGTCTTACTTCTCCTAAGCTCTGAGTGTAAACAATGTAAATGTTTTCGAGATTTACACCATTTTCCTCTAATTCTGGTAAATAATCATCAATACTTCCTGATTCAGAATCTAAATATAAGACTCTGAAAGGTTTCCCATCTGGGCGTTTAAAATACGCTAACTGCATTGCCAGTGTACTTTTACCAGTAAAAGGTTCTCCATAAATAATAGTCATCAATTTACTCTGTGTTTTTGCTGCTTTTCTTGCTTTTGCCAAATGTAAAACTCCTTTATGTATATATTGTTTTTGTTATTTATTTGTGAAATGATTTAGAATTGCTCTTACCAAACATCGCCTTCAGTATCATCTGAAGAATCATCAAAACCAGATCCCCATTCATCATCTGTAGAAGAACTACTTGTCTGTTTATCATCAGACTCACCGAAATCACTTCTTGCTGCTTCTGCCTTTTTAATAGCTTCAATCGCTGCATCAATTGCTTCTCTGGTGTATGTTTCTGAATCAATACTGTCTTTGCTTGCGCCAGTGATAATAAGTTCTTTTCTTGCAGAATTTACGACTCTCTTTGTAGGATCTGCTTCTCCCCATCCATCATCTTCTACTTCAACTTCTTCTGTCTGAATTTCTGTCTTAATATGTCCCCAAACTTCAATAGATGAATATGGCTTCACATTTTTCTTAAAAGTTTTTGCTAATTTCTTATTTGTCATATAGAATTCAGCATCATCAACAGATGAATAACCAATAATCTTTCCATAAACGATAAAACGTCCTGTTGGCACATCATTTTCTTTTTCCTGTTCGATATTTGTGAATACCATTGTCTGTTTGAAATCAGATCTTACTTTACGTTCTTCATCATCAAGATCAATTTCTTTACTTGTTAAACTAATCTGTGTTGGAGACATTCTTGACCACTGACGTTTAGTACCGTCTTCCCCAGTAAAACTTCCATATTCAATATCTCCTTTGATGAATACACTCTGGTTGTCTGCCATGTGTTCTGAAGCATATTTTGTTAAATCAAATGGATCTAATACCATTTTTTTGTTAACGACCTGTCCTTTATCATTGGTCTCTTTTTCAAGACCTGCTCTTGAACCAATAATTGCCCAACCTTCGCCAAGTCCTAATTCTTCAGCCGATTTAAAACGATCCGCCCAAGGAATTTTTTTAGTTTTGTATGTACCGTCTTTCTCTCGTTTGATAAAACATACTGTAGGTTTTTCAAATGCCTGAATTTTACATCCAACTTTTACGTCAGGTTCTACTTTAACTCCGAAAGATAATGTTCGTTTATCTTTGCCTTTCTGCGTTTTACCTTCCTTATAAAAGTCGTCTTTCGCACAATCAGTGATTAATCCTTCTAACTGAAATGTACCTTTAGTTTCTGGTAAGTTGAAAAGTCTTTTAGATTTTGTGTTTTCTGCCAAATGAATTTACCTCTTTCTGTTATTAAATTTGTTTAGTTAGTTTTTAGTTTGTAAATAAGTCATCAATTTATATCCACTGTCAACTCTGCCAAAGTCAACAGGAACAAAAAATAATTTTATCTGATCGTCTTATATTGCTATAATCGTTCTAGCACGTTTATAACAAATGCGTCAAAAAAAATAATAAAAGTTGTTTGCGTTATTCAACTTTTATAATCTGGAAAATGTTGTTGATCGCATTCTTTTAATCTTTTGTTGTATCGCTTGAAATGATGTGCCAAACATTTTTGCGATTTCTTGATATGTATAACCTTTTGATTTTAAACCAACAATCATTCTGTCCTTATTATTTAGTGTGTAACATTTATCTTGAAAATTCAACTTGAAAATAATATTTTTTTCAAAATTTTCTTCATCCTTTAAAAGAAATGAATTTTCATTTTTGTCTTCATCCCAATCATCTAACATATGATTATATGAAATAGTATTCATATCGCCCTTTCTTCTCTGTCGAAATCTGTATTTGTTATATACCGTTATTTCATTTTGTATACATAAATACGCATATGTCGAAAATGATTTAGACCGTGTTTCATCATAATCAATTGCTGCCTTACACAACCCAATAGCAGCGAATCCATAATAGTCATCAAAATTTTGTCTGCGGATACCGCATTTTGTCATAGCAGAGTAAATCAAATTATGATTTTGTTCTACTAATTTTCTCTGTTCGTCATTTAATTTCAACGACATTTACTCCTTTATTTACTTGTTCTTATGTAATTATCCCTTGCAAAAAGGCACCCATTGTTTGGGCGGAAATTCGTTCAATCTCCAATAACCAGGATGACTAGAGGTAATAGGACATATTTGCCTAGTCCCGCCATCTAGTAATTTTAAAAACGGACATGTGATATTACAACCACAACTATCTTTGTTAATAGTACAAATATCTTGAATTGTTTTTAATGCAACAGCAACTGCTTCTTCCGTATACTCTCCATAATTTTTCTCACTCATAAATCTTCATCTCCTACTTTTCAAATGCTCGCCACGTAGTATCTGGATTGTCTGCAATACTCCAATTATCAGGCTCTAAATCTGTAATTGTACACGTATCATTATCTTCGATTCTCGTGCATAAAGGGCATTGCTTACACCGATCTCTATCGACAATATTGCTCTGATAATATTCGCACGTATCCTGAATCACATGCAGTGCATTTAAAATTTCTTCAGATGTATGTAATTTATTTTTCTTTTCTTTCTCCATCTACATTACTCTCCTAACTCAATACCGCAAATTTCTTTTGCTAGTTCTCTTACTGCAACACGACCTACCCAATCTGTCTGCCAGCCATTTATAGATTTTGATGACCAATCTGTGAGATCATTGTCATACATAAATTTCAGCAAATCTTCTAAAGTATGAATGTCTTTTTTAACCTCATTTACCTTGCCATAAAACTCTCGTTTTAGAACCGCTTTTATTTCTGATTCAGTGCGATATATCTCTTCTAAAAGAACCATATATAAACCATGTGTTATACTGTCTTGTATCATTATATATGTTAGATCGCCAAGACATTTAATCTCCGTAATAATTCCAGACTTAACAGTATATGGTTCACCGTACCAAGCAAAATACACTTCGTCTCCAACTTTGAAATCGCCCATCTTTATCACCTCTTTCTAGCACCAAGCCCATAGAATTAGCTCAATTAAGAATACTACATGTAACATAATCCAGAAAAGAAATACCGCATGGACAGGTGAATCCCAATTGTCCGAGTCATCACGAGCAGTAATTATGAACCAAACCCAAGCAGCTACATACAACAATACGCACACAGCAATTGAAAATATTCTGATTGTTAATTTAACATTATCTATCATTGCATCCTACTATTCATTGACTTCAACTGGCTCTAATTTGTCTTTATTTTTAACAAAATCCAACATGACTTCTTCTTGTATATCTTCATATAATTTGTCATAGTATGTTTTCTTTAATTTAAAAAATGCTACTTTCAAATCTTCACAATAAAACCTACCTCTTTGCCCATTTTTAATTTGCCGATAAGGATTTTCAGGGTGCTCATACACAACAGAAATTGTTCCATCTCCATCATATGTAGTCTCCATCGAAATACTACCACTCTTAAGAGCATGATACATAACCTGATTATCTTCAATAAAACCATATGGATGCCACTCATAATCATCAGGAATAACAGTTGGTTCAATAACATCAAAATATTTTTCCAATTCATCTCCTGACATCACGCCAAGATGTACTCCATCTACACCAAATCTAAAATTAATAACATTTTCATCTGTATCAATCTTAACAATCTCACATACCTCGCCAAGATTATCGAAGCATCCCATTGATTTCTTTAATTTAATCTTATGATCTGTTGTCAATTCATTAATATTAATCATGCTGCCACCTTACCTTTCTTACTAAAATGTTTATTCCATGCATCAACCGCTTCTTGTTGATCGGCAGTTAGAGGATCATTGAATCTTTGCAGTGCTTGTACGATTCGTCCATTTTGTATTTCAATCGTCACTAACGATTTGTTTGGTTCTTTTACTCTTCTCAAGAACATAATATGGCATTCGCCATCAATGACTCGATCTATGTAACTTGCCACACAATTATTCTGCTGTACCGCTTCGTCTTTGATGTCTTGAGTGGAGTCTGGATAAAAGAATCTCAGTCCTTTATATGTAAATTCGTATTCTTTATTAATACGGCTCTTAAAGACTTCTTCCGAAAATTCTTTTTGTAATCTTTTGTAATTTCTTGTGACAATATCCATTGTTGTTTTGAAATGTCTTGGATATCTATCAAATTTATGACTGATTGCGTCCATCATACGGGCATAATCACGCAATTCTCTGAGCAACCAATTTATAGCAACAATTGCTTCAAACGTCATTATCTTATCCATATAAACAAATACATCTGCGAGATTATATCCATAATCCTTATTTAAAGACGTTAATATTTCCATATAATAATCTGTGCTACGATTAGCAAAAAAGAACATTAAGTCGGATTGAGTCACTGTCATATATTGTGTTTGAAGAATTGTTTGAACATAATCTGGATATTTTTTGTAAAAATCAACAAACTTGTTATTTAATAAGCGGTTCGTCTTCACACCAATACAATAATTTCTTAACCATTTTGGTACTTCATTAATTGAATATCTGAAATCTTCTGCAATTTGTTTGTGCGTAAACCCTATAGCGAAGAACTGCTCACATACTGAATATTGACTTGCATATTCAAACAAAGTTCCCAAATTATAATCAATGAAGCCACATGTAGTTCTTCCCATTTCACAATTTCTTCGCCAATTTACATATTTTAGAAACTCTGCATAATGTGGATCGGACACAAACAATTTATCCAATTCATCAGCTGAATGTCCAGACAGAATATTATTTAAAGCTTTCACTTTCTTACCACTTTTGCCATAACAATCACCATTTGATAAATCATATTTGCAAGTTTTACCATCATCCAGATGGAAAATAATAAACTTGCCTTGTTTTTCTGCTGTAATAGTGTTTCAACTCCTTTTCTACCACAATATATAGTATATAATATTTATAGGCATACTATATATTGTGGTTATTTTTAACATCAAATTCCTATTTCATATCATTGCATTTACACCCATGCTCGAATACTACTATGATTCATCCTGAGATAAAAGTCATATATATATGTACATAATTTTTTCTCATCGTCAAATATCTTGTCAGACATTTGCACCCACCAAGCATGCAATCTTTTCTTTTCTGTATTCAAAATCAGTACAGGAATATGACGTTCATATGCAATTGCAATCTCCATAGATGTACCAATGCTCTTCGGATCATTCGCATTTACCACAACAAGATCACTATTTCTAACAAAATTTGTATCAAATCTCATTACTTCTTTTTCTGTATCATGTAACTCTGTTTGAAAATTATAATAATCAACGGGGTTAATAATGTTGACTTCTTTCATATTAACATTAAGTATTCTACGCATAGCAATAATTTGATTGCAAATTCTTTCTCTCCAAGTATTCTGCTCTTCAAATGATAAATCCTGCATACCGCCTGCAAGATAAATCTGAAATACATTATTTTGCATTTAATTTCTCCTCCACTTTCTTTGTTAAATAATCCAAAATATCTTTATCTGTTTTAAATGCCTGAGTATCTTTCATAATCCTCTCAGCACTTAGAATACATTGATTCATCTTTTTAAAATTATCCACTGTAATATGTGAGAAGAATCTGGAATCTTCTTCGACAGAGGCAGGATTCTCACCTATCGTTGTATAATGAAATTCTTCACAGATCAGTAGCATATCTTTACTACTTGGAAATCCACCCATTCTAAATGAAAAATTAACTACATGTTGAATTACTTTTGGATTACATTTACTCTGCCAAAAATCTCCAATATGTACATCCATTATTTTCTTTCTCCTTTCATAACATAGGACTCAATCAATCCTTTCTTTAGTCGGTCATTCATATCCTGAATGGCTTCATCGATTGTTTTAAATTTACATGAACAAATATGCTCTTTGGTCAAATTAACAAATGAATATGTGCCATCTGACTTGTTCCTAAAAATAACAACCACTGATTCTTCTCCATCTGGTTTCTTAACAATAAATCTGAGCGCACCTTTTTGTGTTTCCTTTTTATTTTCAAGTAAAATAGTATAATTGATTTTTAACCAGCTACCATTTGCCCATACTTGTTTAATTTTTTCTTCAGCATTTTGAAGTACACAATGTCTATAATCAATACTCTCGATATTATAGACAAGTGATTCAATGGCTTCTTTATCATTTTTTATTGTAATTTGACCATGCGTTCCATTTCTTCCATCTGCAATCGCATCAATAAATTCTTCTACAGTATATTCTTTATCAAGCACAACATCATATTTAGTATATTTATCGTTATCAGAACGTGGGCGTTTTATTAATTTAAACATCCCTATCACCTACTTTCTTATCAAATGTTTCTTGCAAATTTAACCAGAACTGCCCATCATCAGCAAACCCATAATGGTCTGCCATTGTTTTCGCAAATTCTTTTGTAACACTTTGTGATCCGTCAATCAACCCTTGAACATAATCAACATCCATGCCAATTTTACTCGCAAGCTGATAAGGAGTCATCCTGCAAGATTCAAGAAATTCTTCTAAGCATTCGCCAGGATGAAAAGCAATTTCGTCTCCAATCTTTACATACATTTTTACACCATTCCTCTCACAATTCGTTCATTTGTTGTCATCAAGAAGTTATTGATACGATCCCAGTCTGGTTCGTCTGGCAAATCAGTATTCATATAATCATAATCAAATTGATAAAGTAATCCTTCAATAAAAACATCGTATGACTGATTTGGGAAATATTCTGTATGCTCATTGTGTTTGCCAAATCTATATGTTTTATGCGTACTATTGTACCCTTCTTTGATCTTTACAAGATCTTTTCCTATGTCATCCATAGATCCAAACATTGTTCCGTTATGTAATAATTCAATACCCTGTAACAATAATCGAACTGCGTGCATCATTGATTTATTAGCGTATCGTTCCGCCTTTTGCTTTTCTTTCTCTGAATCTTTATTTTTATAATACTTAAAACTCGTTCGAGTCAGGCAATCACATATATATCCTTTATATGCATGATAAACTCTCTTAGATAAAAACATATCTCTATTTTTGATCAGTTCCATACCAATATCAGATATATATAAATAGCGGTCTGGTGCAAAATATAACAGCTCTAAAAACGTAGGATTACCCTTTGCAAGCATATTGATCATCTTAATATGCGAATGTAACACAGTATCAACATCTTTATGATCGTCTGTCTTTTCAAGATTATTTGGATTATTATTCAACAAAATCTCTCTTTTATCACTAAGGAAAACACCACGTAAATCAATGTCAGAATCCTCTGTATTTGTTCCGTAAGCATAACTTCCACCTAGTGTGAGAAAAGCGATTTTATGAGGATAATCTCGCAAAAAATCATACTCTGTAGACGAGTTTATGTAATCTTTCACTTCTTCAATTGTCATGATCTCACCGCCTTTGCCCTATGCATTATTTTTTTAATATTACCAAGTTGCCAACTTACCCATTGAATACTCTTTCCAAATTCTTTGGCTATGTATTTATGCTCAATATCATCAAGTAACATATATATAATTTTCTTCTGCTTGTCTGATAATTTGTTAAATTCTCCTTGATAATATACTGTTGTTAGTGCTTGACTCTCTATGTCATCGTTACTCACAAGCAAACTACCAATTGTTAATTCTTCTGCGTCAACTCTTTCGTCAACAGGTGCATCCAATGATTCCGCATTTCTGTTCATTTTCTCTGTTGGGCTATGCCATTTTATATAATATTTATTAATTTCTGACTGTAATACCCATCTAAAATACGTCCCAAAATTACCTTTAGACTCATCCCATTTTAATGCTGCTTTGCAAATTGCCATACGACCAAGATCCATATATGTATCAAAATCTTTAAATTTTGTAAAATACTTCTCATGCAAATGCCAAATCAAAGAATAATTATCTTCAATCAGCTTTCGCTGTTCATCATTTAGTTTCTTCACATTTCTTAGCCTCCTGTTCTTTAATAAATTGCTCTACTTCATCTGTATAATCTAAACCAAAATAATACTCTGCATGTCTTCCAGGATGAGGCACAATCATATCTATAGCATTTGGGACTTCTTTGTTTATTTCTTTATAAATATCACCACTGCATTTTAATGTACCCATTACTAAATCATGTATAGAATATTTATTTTTAATACATGGAATTGGAGGGTCGTTAAACAAGTGGCTAATAAAAGGATGTATGCTTCGTTCATTTCTTGCTTTTATATACGCTTTGTCCATCATATCTTTCATTATATGTATAGCCTTGCAAACATCTTTACTAGCCAATTCATAAACTAATGCTTTAGTAGATTCATAATATACATCATCTGTATATGTACTATTAGAATATAATTTATAAACTTCATTGCCATTTGATTTATCAATACATATGTTATCAATAGAAATTTTCTCACCGTTTTTTAATACAATTTCATCACAACACAATATTGCAGGAGATGTAATATGCATTGTTTCGATTGGCACATAATCTGTATATTCATACAAATAAGACTGCATAAGTATTTTTAAATTATAATCAAAACAATAATACATTTCATCTAACTCGTCACAATTTTTGTATTCTAAAGACTCAATTTCAGCAAACTCATCTCCCAGACAAATACCACGCACTACTTCGAACTTTCTTCTTCTATAAATTTCCACATCGGCTTCCCAATCTGGATCTCTGTTTTTACTAAAAGCAAGTTCAATTTCTCTTGTATTTTTCCTTGACATACATCACACTCCTAATACATATTTATCACATCTGAACCCAGCTGCATTTGGATGACCGCCACCACCATATTTCACAGCAAGCTCATACACATTTACTTTATCTTGTTCTGCGGATCGTAGCTGATATTCCCACATACTTCCATTGAATGAAAAACCGATAAACATATCGTATTTAGAAGCATCAATAGATTCGAAGAAATCAGAATTGATTAACGCTCTGTTGATTGCATAGACTTTATGTCCCTCAAATATGGTTTCAAAACCATATGCTCTAAGATATTGTTCTGCATTTGCTGCTAAATACTCAATAATTGATAAGCCATCTGCTATCATATCACCAATAATTTTTGCTGCTTCATAAATTCCTTGATCTTTATTTAACGTGTTTAGCAATGGACTTAACGCATCAAAATCATACGATTCAAATGCATAGTGAAATGCTTTTACGAATTGTTTTGACGTTTCACCAAAATAAAATGTATCCCACATGGCTGTATATTCTGCCAGTTTTGGATAATCTGCTTTATATTTATATATATTGAGTAATCTTTTTACATTTTTCTCATCCGTCCTCTCAATTTGCTCCCAATTTTCATCACACATATATTTAAAATATAACCATGTCAAATTCGCTCCTGAAATACCCGCTCCAGTAATTCTGATTCCTTTTACATCACACTTGAAATCTTTATACGCTTCAATCGTAGACTGATGATGGTCGATCCAAAATACATTCTTTGTAATACTGAGCAACTGCCACATCTCTTCTGGCTCAATACTGTAGTCTACAATAAACACAAATTCATCCTGCTCAATGTCATGAAACGGGAATTTCATACCGTAATTAATTTTTCGGAAGTCCTCTGGTTCAAATGCTAAACCTCGCTGTTCACAAGCTTTTCTGACGTAGAATCCAGACACGATTCCGTCTTGATCAACATGATAAAAACACTTCATTATTTTTCCTCCTTTATCTGCTCACCTTTATTAATTGACTCAACATATATTTCCCAGTCACCTGCATATACATCTTCCGCAAGAGGTATCCAAACTTCTGCGTTTTCTTTATCAAATAAAAAAATAATTGAATCTGGCTTATATTCACCCATATCATTACACTCAAAATAAACATTAGTTAATTCTGACGAATAAATTTTCAAATACTTTTCCTTTCCCCAAATGCCTCTTCTTATAGTAGTTTTGTCTTTTTTTATTGCAGTCATTGCTTTTATAAAATTCAATTAATTACTCACCTCTTCCTTTTACTGTTAAAATCCCATCCTTGCTCAACCCAATCATTTGCGAAAATATCCTCTTGTGTAGGCAACCATCCCAATGTTATAACTCCATTTTGGTCTCTACATAAGAGTGGTTTCATTTTATATTTTTTATCAAATGGAATAATCTCATTTAATTCTTCTTCGCACATCATAAACACATAATCATAAGTTGTTCGTGTCTTCTTCCACGAACTACGACGATACAATTGTCTTGGATTAATTTCCATATTTTGCATCATCATTTCAAACGACATTCCTTGTTTCTTTTTTGCCATTGGCATTATTTCTCCTTTACAATCTTAACTTTATAACCAAGTTCCTTTTCAATTTCTGCAACCGTCATTTCTTTTGGCGGTGATAAACTCATATTTAAACTATCAATATCAGATTCCATATTCCAAACGCTTCTGTAGATCAATCGTCCCGTCAAAATACAAATTGCTTTCTTAACTTCGTCTGCCGTCGGTGGATAATGATCTAATGATGAAATAATATGTTTGTAATTTTCTTCATTCAATAAAACACGTTTAGAATCGAGGGATGTATTCTCTTCTTCCCGTGATTCAATATATAAGAAGTTGTTCATTATATCTCTCCTTTCTCAATTTCTTCTTTAATAATTCTATATGCAAGAGCCTCATCAGACTCTTTGTCATTAATTCCATTTCTTTCTAACAGCCTGTCCAATTCACTGGGACTCAGCCGATCAAAGAATCGTTTTATCTCTTGTTTTTGTTGTTGTCTCGATTTCATTTTTTGTTTAAATTCCTTTAGTTCTGTTATTGTTTATAGTTGTCAAACATTACATGAAGCATAGAAAAATACCATATAGTTTTGTACCCATGTTATTTTTAATAGTTGTCAAACCACCAAATAACATAAATCCGACAAAATAACATAGATTTTAGTGAGTGCTATAACAAATCTCACTTTTGACGTACTCAAAAACTATTTGAGCAGAATATTTTTATATTCCCAAAACACACCAAATATTTTAAAATTTTTATTTTGTTTCTTAGCCATATCTACTTCACTACCTTACCATCTGGCATTATAAATTCCCAATACCCATCACTATTTTCAACTTCTTTTGGTTCTTCTTTATATATTTTCTCCATTAACTTCCGACCTCGCTCAATATCTTCTTTTGTCCAATTTTCTACTTCGTCAATCAAACCTTGCAAAAACTTCAATGATTCTTGTTTACTCATGAGTCTTATTCCTCACATTTTCTACCATATAGTAAGAATCCAATATCTCGTATTCTACCTATCTTACGATCATCCTTGTTTTCAAAAAATTCTAAAGAGTAAATATCACGATTAGAGGTATTTACTGGTTTGTCAAATTTAACGGTCATATATCTATACCCATATCTGCGACCAATCTCATCTGTTCCGATGCGAGTAATTGTACCTTTGTCGTTATTTCTAACCAAACCTCCTTTAGCCGCTGGCTTCATTCTATAAATATAAACTCTATCTCCGACCTTTAGCATTTACTTACCTTTCATTTCTTCATAAAGCTCTCTAAATTTTCTAAAATCATCTGCACTGCCACCATTATCTGGATGACTTTTCTTCATTGCATACTTCACTGCGTCCTTAACATCTGAACGAGTTTCTTCCTTATTATATGTATCATGTTCTTTGTTGTTAGCATCAGCCATAAACGACATCTTATCTAAGATCAGATTTACATTTGTCTGCCTCAGGCGATCCATCTTTCTTTCATGTCTTAGAAATACGATCGCCCCAACGATACAAAACCCAATGGCATAGCCAATGGCAAACTCAATATTGACTTCCATGTTAATCATCCTCCCTTTACATAAAACTCAGATTTTACTCTATTACATATCTTTTCTCACAGCCACATTTCTTGCAGCGATAAACCTTCTCACATCTATAAGGTTTTGTAGATCTGTCGCCATAATATATTGCAGACTCAAATATCTGTTCCCAATCATGTTTACAGAAACAAGACCTGATATACCAAATTAATCTTCTCATTTAATACCTTGCACCTCATATTTCACTCAATAAGTCTTTCACAATTACTCGATCTTCGTCTTTAACTTTTTTTGATTTTGTTGTTGCCATAAACTCTAACCACTCTTTTCTCATTTTCTTTTCGTCATCATTTAAGTGTTCGATTACAATTAATTGCTTAGAATTAAGTTTGTCGTGACTAGAAATATAGTTATTCCATCCGTCTTTCCAAAACAACTTGTTTGAGATAACTAATGCATATCCCATCAATGTTTCTCCATTTACTATTCTTGATCTAAAACACAGATTTCCATTTTCAATGGGATTATTTCTCATATCTTTCATTCTTCATCACCCTCTTCTGGTCTTAGCATAATCCCAAGACCTGTACACATTCCTGTAAGTTTCTTGTCCATTGCCTTGATTCTTTTGTAGTTGTAATATGTCATATATGGTACTCCAATTCCAATTGCTACGATCACCATAAACGCCAATACCCAAATTATGTAAAACAAAACGTCCATTTTATCTTTCTCCTTTTCTTCGATCTCTTTCTATTTTTCTGAGATACCTTCTTTGTTTTTCGACCACATTAAATGCAAAATCATCTATGTGTCCATACGATGCGAAGTTTCGTGCCATTGTCAAATCCCCATAAATCTTATGATATGTTTCGTTTTTGACCATTTCTTTTCTGCAATAATACAATGCGTTACATAATGTTGTTAGCTCTGTTGCATCCAATCTAATGATCGCCTCACTATCTTCTTTGGAAAGATTTAAAATCTGCATATCAACAACTCCTTTCTGTCTACTACTATCTCCTAAAATCAAACCACCATACTGTGTAAAAATTCTTCTGAAAATATGTATCGTCTCCGTCATCAAGTTCTGTAAAATATTTTCTGCCTCGTTCCTTAACATCGTCTTCATTGAAATAACTATATGCCCATGCAGGAATTGTGTAAGATTCCTTATCTTCTAAGCAAAGATTCAACAAATCTTTGACCATCATCTGCAATTCTTCTTCATCATATCCCTGCGTCATTACGTCAAAATATGGGATATATGCCATATATGGAACCGAGTCATTTTCATCTTTTAGAACTACGACAGGAAATGTTAGATTGTAATTCATATCAGCCTTGCTCCCTTGAATTGTAAATATTATTTTTTCTTCATCGGTTGTATCGTCAGTAAGTGCAAATAGCGAAACATCTCTAAGTGCGTATCTAATATTGTTTACATCCTTTCTTCTTATGTTTTTTCTTCTTATATGGCGTACAATCACGAACATTAACCCATGACCATCTAAATGCTTCATCAAGATAAATCAAAAAGGCTGTATAAGTGTCTCCACAACTGCTAGAATCACATTTGTCTGTGCAAACTCCATACACTTTATATGGTTTTGCATGATATAAAACTTTCATAATCATTCTCCTCCAAAATAAATCCACCACTTAGTAACATTGTAATCAATTTCTTTTTCTTTTAATTTTGCAATCTTGCGATAATTGCTTTGGTATGTATCCATCTGTTCTTTAACAAGTTCATTACTTCTTAATTCAGGATATGTTGTGATCAATGCCATTCCATCACCAGCTTTAAATTCTTTGTATGTATCCTTTTCATGATTCATGTAACTCTTAACAGTCACATCAATCTTTCTCTCAAGTTGCCAATTTTGTGTTTCATACATTTTAATTTTCTGATTGACGCCTTGATTTTCATACAAGTTACTCAGTAGCAAACATAAAACTACGATGACAGCAAAGTTAATCGGAATTAACACAACATCAAAATCACCAGAGAAGCAACCTTTGTAGATTATTAAAGCAATTATGGCGATTATAAGTACCAATATCACCATTATTCATCCACCTCACAATCAACATCAAATAGATATTTTATGATGCGTTTTGCTCCAACCTTGTTGGCGGCATCCTCAGCGATTTCTTTAGAAGAAAAATATACCTCATTTAGGCGTCTAAGTTGTACGGCAGGGATTTTTGCCAAATCATCCTCAGTCACATCATATCCAATATAATAATGAAAATTCGCTCCATCCCATTCTTCTTGATCAGGATCATTATGTTCATCAGCATATATTTGCAATTCAACCCTAACCTTCTGCTTTTCAATAGCAAACTCTGTATCCTTTTCAGTCTTAAATACATTACCTAAAGCTAATCTTCTCAAATCTGATGCTCTACCTTGCCATTTTGCAATACCGATCTGTCCATCATTAGTGATGTAATAATACTCATCTCCGTTCTTTAACCCACATGGATTTGTTTCTTCTTTCTGTTCTGATCTCTCGCAGAACTGCTCAAATAATGATTTAAATAAATTCTGCTGTGCTTCAGATAATTTTGAAATATCAATTGTCTTTGCTGTACCCATTTTCTTTCACCTCACTTTATGCTCCAAAGATGTATTTAATGATTCTGTCTCTTCCGATTGCTTCAATTGCATCAACTAAAACATCTTTTGATGTAAACATAACTGTACCCTGTATTTTTGTTGTAGCCCATGTATCGCAAAGAAGTCTTTTTCCGTCTTCTTCACATCGAATACAATAACAACGATTGGCAAATTCTGTGCCATTGTGTTCCTTTGCATACCGCTCAAGTTCAACTTCTACTTTTCTTTTCTTTCTTGCAAATACTGCTTCTTCTTGTGTTTTAAATACGTTGCCTAATACCCATCTACCGTTATCGACAATGCTATTAAACCATATTGCACTATAAATAGATCCGCTACCATCAATGTAATGATATCTTTCACCGTATTTTGGTTTCCAAACTTTAGACCCTGAATTAGTTTTTTCTTTTGGTTTCGCTCTTTCACAACATTTATCAAATAATGCTTTTATTAGATCCTGTTCTGCCTCTGGCAGCACTGAAATATCAATTGTTTTTGTTACACTCATTTATTTCCCTCACTTTTAAACTCTTCAATCTCTCTCCACGCCAAAACACTTTCGTCGTTATAGTATAAAATGTTACTGTTACGCCTTCTCCATCCATGAGAATCGTGCCATGACCTATGGGTGCATTCACCTTTTATAAAAACCCAAACGTACTTAATATCTTCTGGCAGATCATCAGGATTCTTTCTTAAGTCATGCCATCTATACTTTTCTTTATATTCTTTTAACTCTTTCAATTCTCCCAGCCACTTCGCAAGTTGCTCATGATTTAAGGCACAGTCAATCAATCCATCAAGTTCTTCATCATCTGGATTTGCATGGCACAACATAGCTTCTGTGTATTTCTTGGTTGCCATATCATTTGCGTATTTAATAGTTTCTTCTAAATTCATTTGTCTTCTCCTCTCTAATCAATTTCTGCGATACTTTCTACGAAGCAGTTGTAGTAAATATATCTCTTACCTTTGTAGTCAAACTTGACATATCCACCGTCATTTGTATCAATGTCAATTTTCCCTTTATATTCAGCAATCTTTTTACCATCTGCTGTATATACTGTAATGACTCTTTTCATACCGCCATTCCAATTGCTTTTCATATCAACAACTTCTCTTTTGAATCCTGCGGTACATCCTGTCATTGATCCTAAACAAATCGTTGCTCCTAAAACTGTTGCTAAAATTTTCTTTCTCATTTATTTCTCTCCTTCTTCCTTATAATAGTATCCATACAAGCAGCAATCTCCAGAATCCCATGTGTCGTAATAACAACCGTTTGAAATTGCAACTACATGATTCGCAACATTTACCAAATAATTGCCTTGCTTATGATCTTTTGCAAAACTTTCAACTGTTGGTCGTTTAGATCCTTTTCGGTTGCTAATACCTTGATAAGCAAATCCATTATCGAATAAATATTCTTCGTAACATTTTCGTTCTGATGGCATACACTGCATATCCCTTGCGTATGGCAACAAATCATCAAATGTTGTTAACCATTCTTTATCAAGCACTTTTGTTAATGCTCTAATCACGCAATCTGAATGATTATCTTTTGTATCTTTATCGTTTGGTTGATAATATCTGTAAATTTTATTTGACATTTTCTCGCTCCTTCATATTTCATTTCTTAAAGTTTATCTCTCATTTGTTGAATATAATATACCACTTCTTGAATATACTGTCAATACAAAATCTTCAACTTCTTGAACATTTTATTTTACATCCTGTATGTAATATGCTACAATATAGATGTGGAGGTATATCATATGATAAGTTATAAACCGCTTTTCGTAACTTTAGCAAAAAAGGGTATGACAAAATCTGATTTACGAACCGCTTTAAGTATGGGGTCTGGTACAATTGCCAAGATGGCAAAGAATCAGTATATCAGTCTCGAAAACATCGATAAAATTTGCTTATATCTTGATTGCAAAGTTGAAGATGTTATTGAGGTCATACCAAACGATTAATCAAAAAGACTTTGACCATTTAGGTTAAGGTCTTTTTTAGTGGAAACAACAGGAATCGAACCTGTGTCGGCAATTTATATGTGATGAAAATTAAAATGTAAATAAATAAAATACTTATATGGAGGTAGAAAAATGAATGTTTATGTATTGCCTGCTCTACCAACTGAGCTATGTTTCCATGACTGGCATTGTATTTCAAATGCCAGTTTTATGTTTGTGAAATTAATTTTTGTAGATGAATTTATTCGTTATTTGCGAGCATTTTTCATCTGATCTAATATGGCTTTAGCTTCTTGCTGTCGCTCTTCTTGCTCCATATGATAATCCAATGTTTCTGCACTAGATTCATACGCAATAGCAACGCCTTTGGCTTGTTCGCTAAGTTTCTTTGCTCCTTCTCGAACCTCTTCCAAACCTTCCTGAGCAGCATTTGAACTATTGTATTGATCTAAATTTTTCTGCAATTCTGCAATCTGCTGATCTGCCTCCATCTGAAGAACCACAGTATCTTTTTCGCTTTTTAGCTTAATGAGCTGATCATACGCTTGGTTTTTAATTTCTTCTTGTTTATCTTTTGTGGATTGCAACTCTGGGATTTTCTTTTCGTACACTGATTTCTGTGCCTTTAGCGTGGCTAATTTTTGAGCATAATACATTGCTTTTTTATCATCATGATTATCAATGTACTGGTTGATCATTGCCTCGGTTTTAGAAATTTCTTCTTTTGTTTCTTTGAGATCATCTTCCATTGTTGCCAATCTACCAGCTACCGTTGTGTATGTACCCATTGTTTTCTTATAAAAGTCCTGTTTCTCTTTAATTGCAGTATTATATCTGGCTCTTGCTCCCTCTGGAGTCATTGCATTTTCTTTGATCTTTTCTGTAACTGTTCCAGATGCCACATTTTTAATCTGCTTTCCGTTTTTAGTAAATTGTAAATATGCGATAATTGCTACAATTACACAAATAATAATAATTGCCATAATAATTTCTCCTATTAGAACTCACGGTAATCTGCTGGCTCTGGTGTTCCAAGATTTTCATTATCTGTAAACTCTACTTCTTTATCTTCAGAAACAAAATCTTTCAACATCTTTGCAAGATCAACACCTGTAGATCCTTTAACACCATCTGATACCTGATTCACAACATTCATAATATCTTTTGTTAATTTTGTTGTATTGCCTTCTCCATACATAGTGATACTTCCTACGTTTCCTAATGGCGCAGCTGCATTTTTAACTGCTTCTGGGAACATCTGGCACATCATTTCGACGATAGAAGCTTTACCCATCTGCTTCATAGCTTCGGCTTTCTTTTCGATCGCTTCTGCTTCAGCAATACCTTTTGCTTTAATCGCCTCAGCTTCTGCTACACCTTTCGCACGGATACCTTCAGCTTCCTGTTCCATAGCATATTTTGTAGATTCAGCTTCTTTTTCTTTAGCATATTTATTAGCTTCTGACTCTTTCTGTCTCTTATATAAATCTGCATCTGCTTTCTGCTGAGAGGCATATCTTTCAGCCTCTGCCTGTTTCTTGATCTGTGCATCTAATGTCTGCTCTGTTACCTCAACGTCTTTACGTTTCAGTTCAATTTCTTTTTCCTGACGCATAATATTAGCATCCGCAGTTACAATTTCAATTTCTTTACGTGATTTTTCTTCCTGAATCTTGTATGCTGCATCTGCCTCAGCCTTCTTTGCTTTTGAAATCTTCTCAAGTTCAGATTTTTTAATTTCCAGATTGTTATTCTTTTCTGCGATCGCTGTTTCTGACTCAACCCTTGCATCATTCGCTTCTTTTTCAGCCATTGCTTTTGCTTTTTCAATATCTCTTTCGCTTTCAGCTCTGGAAATTGCAGCCTTCTTCTGAATTTTAACAACATTATCTACACCAAGATTTTCAATAACATCATTATCATCCATAAAATTCTGCACATTAAAACTGATGATATCTAATCCCATTGCAGCAAGGTCTGGCTTCGCATTTTCTGTAACAAGCTGTGCAAATTTCTGACGATCAGAAACCATTTCTTCGAGGCTCATCTTTCCAACGATCTCTCGCATATTACCTTCAAGGACTTCTCTTGCGACCTGTCCAATATCGCCTACTGGCTTATTTAAGAAGTTTTCTGCTGCAAGTTTTAATCTTTCTGGATTACTGCTAACCTTTACATTGACCGCTGCATCTACATTGATATTGATATAATCTGCTGTAGGCACAGAACTTGATGTCTTAACATCAATTGGAATTAACTCAAGATTAAGATGATCTGCTTTTTCAAAGAATGGGATTTTTAACCCTGCCTTACCAATTAATGTCTTAGGTGTCTTTCTAAGTCCAGAAATAATATAAGCTTTATCTGGACTTGCTTTGACATAACCGCTACCGATAATAGCTCCTACGCCACCTACCGCAATAACCACTGGTACCACTGTTCCAATTACTTCAATCATAAATATCTCCTTTGTTATAAAATTTATTTATCACAACACCATATATAGATGTCATAATCTTGTTACTAAATACATCCGCCACAAGAATTAGTGCGAAAATCCTCTTCATTGATTGCTTTGAAGATCTGGCGCTGAACATCAATATCTTTTGTAATTTTATCTAACCAATACTTATTAGCCTCAATCCACTCATCTTGTTTCAGTCCGTCATAATATGATTCCCATTCTTCAACCCAGTCCTTAAAATACCATCGCTCATATCTTTTATATGTATTCATAGGTTCTGTGCGTAAGTCTTCTGGAATCTTATCGGTAACATCTTTGCCATCAACATCAAGCTTCCATTCTCCAATACAGAGTGCAAAACCACGACCTGTCCATTTTGCTTTAACTTCCATATTTAATCATCCAACTCCATTCCTGCCTCGATCCACATGCCAGATATAAATTTAGGCATTGGAGCAAGTTTAAATACATTCTTCTCATGCATCTCGTCAATGATCTGTCTCACTGCTTCATCTTTACATACTCCAGTTCTCAGATATTCGTCTAACATATCATATATAAATCCAAGATTATCTTCATCTGTCTTACCGCATAATCCATCAGTAGGTGTTTTTTCGATTAACTCTGTTGGAAGTCCCAGAACTCTACCAATTGCTTTAACTTCTGTCACAGTCAGATCACTTAATGGACTAAAATCTCCGGCTGAATCTCCATATCTTGTTGCATATCCGACCCAATCTTCAGATAAATTACATGTATTTGCTACTCTTCCATTCATACTCTGTGCAAAAGCATACAATGTAGCCATTCGGATACGAGCAGGTAAATTTGTGGCACTCTGTTTACTCCATTTACCGCCTAATTCATCTCTGATTTCATGTTTAATATCTCTGCAAGCATTAAAAATATTAACTGTGTAATGTTCAATTCCTAGATGATCACATAGCATCTGAGAATACTCAATATCACTCTGCACACCCTGTGGCATCATAATTCCAATAACTCGATCTTTACCTAGTGCTTCGACACATAAGGCAGCGACAACTGATGAATCTTTACCGCCTGAAATTCCTACAACGGCATTACACCATCTTCCATTAACTTTAAACCAATCTCTAATCCACTGTACTAATCTGTCTTTGGTTTCTGCTGCATTAAAACTCATGTTTTATATCTCCTCTCTTAATTCTTGAAATAAGTATTTTTAAGTGTTTATAGACTAAAGGCAAGCCACCTCTGTCATCAATATATACATTTGCATATGTCTTGCGACCGCCTACGGGAACTGAACTGTCACAGTTGATACCTTTATATTTAATCTTATAATTCTGTAAATAATTTGCGATCATATCATATTTGTCTGATCCATTACCTGTCAGAATAATCACTTCAGAATAATCTTCCCATTCTCGAAGCAAATTCATCACGTCGTCATAAGTTCTACCAACTTTGTGAAAATCATATAATGTATCATCAAAATCTACACAGAAAATTAATTTTCCATATTTTTTAAATTCATCTTCAAGTCGCTGATAGCAATGGTTTTCATCTAAGTAAAAATCCATTAAAATTCTCCTTCGTTTAAAACTCTTCTAATTTCCTGTAATGACTGTTCTTTTACCAATTTGCCATCTCTAAATACTGTCTCAAGCAGATTATTCATTGGAAGATTTTCTGAAGTATATCCATCTTTAAATGTCAATTTACCGTCTGATCCTGTATAAACATGACATAAACCTCTCTGAGATTTCTTAAATCCGCCATCTTTGGGATTCTTAAAAATTGGATATGGTCTGCCATTAATCTCACAATATGTTGCTTTGATGCAGCTACTAAATGTATCTCTTGTAAATGGTTTCAAAACTCCATCTTCTTCAATGCACTGGAATGAGAATGATCCGACACCAAGTGCAACATTGCTTGCTGCGAATCCATTTTTCTCTAAGATGTCATAAATCTGCTCACATCTCTGCACTGTAATTGAATCTCCGTAAATTGCTTTTATATGAGGATCTAAAACTTTATATCCTTTACTGTTTGTCGTTCCCCCAAACTCTTCCCATAACTTGAATACCGTTCTGGTTACTACATCTACACAATCTCCTGAGTCTCCTCTGACAAGAAAACATCCATTGTGATTCATGATCTCATTCTTGAGTTTTGGGAGAATATTCTCTACAACATTCCAATAATCATATGAATCTAACACTGCTGAGAAACTTGTGTTTGGATAAATCTCTGTCAGTAATCTCTTAATTAATGTTTCTTCATCTCCATCAATTGCATAATTACTACACATAACTGAATGTTCAGTCGATGGACTACCAAAAGCAACTGGCTCTTTCGTACAATCACAGTTATAATTTCTCTCTAAATACGGAATTGTTGGAACTGTTGCTGTATTCAAGAATGATAAACACCATCCTGCCCCTGCTTTAACCGCAGACTGTAAACATTCTTCGCCACGAAAATCGAAAGCCCCTAATGCTTTAGATTTTGGAATATCGTCATCACAAGTCATTTCATAGAACTTGTTAACAATCTGTCTGTATGTATGTCCAACAGTTGCAGCGATCATCGGATGCCACATTTCTGCGGAAATTAAGCTTTCTAATGCCTGTGGTAACCATGCAAAATCTTTATGTGTATTCTCAATACTAAACATCGGCACATGCATTGGTGCTAAAGTTCCTTCAGGAAGAGCCTTAATCTCAATTGGAAGATAGCCAAGATCATATAAATCTTCGATTTTCTGTAATCCATATGTACCTTCTCCAAGAGCTGCATCCATTACTGTCTTATAAGTACCAATTGCTTTGTTTCTATATTCAAAGAAAAAATACTCATTAAAATAATCGACCAAATACTCTTTAATGAATCCTTGTAATCCAAACATGGCTACTTCATTCCATCGTTTTACTCTGCTCATACGTGGAGTAAAATAAGAAACAGATTTTGTAATACCTTTTGGTAACATTTCAGCATGAACTGCTTTGTAAAAATCAATTAATAACATTGGGTTTGTCTGTTTCATAAATCTAACACCTCAACTTTCTCATGCTCTTTGGTAAAAATACTACGTGTCGTATACACTTTTTTAAACAAACTATCTTCCTTTAATAATTCGCCATCAAGAATTGTATTTTCACAGTGACTAACATATAAATACATATCTTTACAACCGTATTTGTTTAATTCTTTTGATCCATAATAGAATGTGCCACCCTTACTACAAATATCATCAATCATAAGGATTGCCGTATTTTCGTCTAATTTATCTGTATCTCCATGAATCTCAATACCAAGAATTTCTCCTGTCTTCCAATCACGATTTTTAATTCCATAAACAATCGGATAATCATCTGATACAAATTCAGAATATCTTTTTAGTGATCCGCTATCTGGAAAATAAATTACAAGATTTCTTGATGGTTCTGCTTTAAGGACTTTGCTACAAGTTTGTGTAATATATGATGCTCCACGGATTACTTCTACATGATCAATCAATGCAGTAGATACATCAGAATGTGGATCAGTTACAATAACTCTTACAAATCCAAGACTATTAATAATTTCTGCAAAATATTTTAATGTAAAGCATTCGCTTGGCTCTTTTACTCTGTCAAATCTTGCATTTGGTATATACGGCATCACTAATGCTTGTTGTAACCACGGAAAATGTTCTTTAATATTTTTAGAAATACACAACAAGGAAAACAACTCTTTATCTGACTCATATAACCATGTGATATACGCTGTCTTGTTTTCTATGATTTCTTGAGATATCACGCCTAACGAAAAATCAATTTTTTGCGTTCCATCTGGAAAAGATTCTGGAACAACTGGGACTCCATTAATACTAATCATTCTTTATCACCCCTTTATTCATTAATTATTTCAATTTGACACATTTTCATTGCTTCAAGTGCATTCTTGTGACTCTCTGGTGTTACACCTGCGCAACACGATGCATCTACGATAATCTTTGCTTTTGGAAGTGCCGCTTTTAATAACATTGCATTGGAGATTACACAAATATCTGTACATAAACCAATTAATGTAATTTCCACATTTTCTGGATGAAGTCGATTACCAATCCCAAATTCATCTTCACAGTCAAGTGCAAGGTCTAATGATCCAAATGTGCTTTTACGGTACATACCATCTGGTAATATAGATTTGTCTTTGTTATCATCAATGGAAATATTGTTAGATAAAACATCTCCTACCTCTTGATTTAACCGCCATCCATCTTCTCCGCAGATGCAATGCTTTACTGGAAGATTCTTTCCTTCCTGTGTGGAAAGATAATCTTCCTCATGTGTGTCCATTGTTGCTACGATTATTCCATCAAAATTAATAATTTTCTCTACAACTTTTGGAACGATCTCCTGTGCTTCTTTAGTCCCAAGGCTTCCGTCGATGAAATCATTCTGCATATCGACGACAACCAATAACTTGTCAATATTCATTATTAATTTCTCCTTCCTTTAAATTACTGTTTTATTAATCAAATAATCCATACCCAAAGTGCTGTCTCAGTTCATGATTCCAACTATTAATCGATTCAACTTTTCGCTCTTTGACAAGCTTATATCGAAAATCTTTAGGCATAGACAATGCGATAAAATTCATAATAAGTTTTGCACAGTCTTTCCTTTCTTCGATATAATACACGCCATCTTCTTTATAGAAATCAACCTCTTTAAAACACCCAGAATTATTTAAAATTTCAAATGCTGTTTCGCTAATTTCTGATTCTTGATACTCTGTCCAAATCAGTCTCTCACTTCTACAACCAAGACCTAGCCCCGTATAATCTTCATTACAATTAAAACCTACTCCTAGCTTTTTACAGCTGTCTTTATACGCTTGTCGAATTTTATGAATATCATAGTTACAATCAAATAAAAAACTTTCTGATATTTTATGCCCATCTTCCGACCAGTCGCCTAATTCTAATTTATAAATCATTCCAGTCTCCTTTCTTTAGGCACCCACCCGTCAAATATGACGAGCAGGTATATCATCTTAATCTTCTAAAGAATCAATCATCGCACGTAATTCTGCTTCTGACATCTTCTCAATAGCCTCATCCTGTTTCTTGGAAAGAGCATCAATATATTTTCTCTGTGTCAGTTTCTTATTAATACGTTCCTTCTCAGCAAGTCTCTCATTACGTTTTGTTATAAAGATATACTTCACAATACCAATCGCAGCTGTTAACTTTGGATCAACATTTGCATCATCCAACAGACTTTCTTCTGAAGATTTAACTTCCTGATCTTTCAGATTTTTATAAACCACGTCTAAATCTTTATCAGATAAATCCCATAAATCTTCTACGGATAATTCGCCCTTTGTTGATGGGAATCTCAATTTACTTCTTGTTGCCATTTCGAATAAATTTTCTGTTGTCATAATTCAATCTCCTTTTTATATTAAAATTTAATTTTAAGAACTCTTTCAGTAGCGCCCTTGACTTTGACGATCACATCATCTCGTTTTGTAGAACTAAAACCAATTCCTGATAACTGGTTTTGATCATCTGCGACATGCATCTTACTTCCTAAAGCCTCGAATACTCTCTTGTGCTGTACTAATTCCTGTTTCAAGAACTCATTGAAGAATCCATTTGGAGTATCTTCATTTACACATCCGTTTAACATGAACAGATAATGTTTGTGTCCAATACCTGTCTGTTCATCCCAATAGTTAGGCGAATAACACATTACTGTTACTGGCACAAACTGATTTGTATTGACACCCCAGATTTCTCTTGAAGATGTTGTAGATGGAAGTTTCTCTTTGATTGTGAATACTCCATCTTTTAATGTAACTGTAGCCACTGGCACGTTTTGTCCCTGTCGCAAAGGCTGATCGTATTCAAATTCATAAATCTGACCATCAAATTCAATCTCTGCTGTAAATCCTGATGTACCGTTGCTATGGCAATAATTGTGTACGAAAAATTCATAATCTCCATCAACCATCTTGGATTTATCCGCCCATGTAATATTTTCTACAGCAGGTTTCCCCTTTACTGGATTAATCACATCAACATCAAGTCTGCCTCGTGTTCCAGAATCAAACATATGACTAAAGAAAATATGCTGACAAGGTGTTTTACAATGTGCGTCAAAGTCATCTCTGTTCCAATCTTTTCCTGCGTTCCACTGGATTGAAAATCTTAAGACACCATCAACTGCTCCGCCTGCGTTCTTAACTCGTTCTTTCATCTCGCTATCTGTCATATTTCCTGAATATGCCCAACTGAAAGGATTGCTCCACTTCATCATGTTCTTGGCATCTTTGTTTACAGGTGCGATCAGTGAAACCATGTTCTTCTTATGTCGATTTTCAAACAAGACTTCTAATTCTTTTGCGGTTGGAAGAACATCTGATACAAATTTCTCTGCACTGATCTCTTCTACTTTAGAGAATTTCTTAGGATTTACAGCGACTTCCTTACTCATCTCATCAAAAATATCTAAGCCGCCCTGGATACGTGGTGCTGCATCACGATTACAAAACAGAATATTGTTTACCGTAATATCGTCAAGTCTTGCAAATCTACGCTGCAATGAATCCATATATCCTAAATCGGTTACAGTTTTCTTTGCATCCTCAAGCATTTTCTTCGTAAAAATTGCCTTTGGTCGTTTGTAATTCGCAGGAGCTACAACATTTTCATAAGCTTTTACTGCATTATCTAAATCCATACCTTCGCTGATATTCACAAGTAATGTACCGATACTATGGTTTCTAATACGACCAATTACATCTCCGATCGTCATGGCTTTTGTCCATGTGTATGTATCTTTTTCTTCATCTGACAAACCGTTGTATTCTCGCTGATATTTTCTAAAATCTTTTAATACTCTTTCCCATTCCTGTCCTCTATAAAGAGTATTTGAAGCAATCAGTTCTAATACTGTATCAACAGCTTCTTCTGTAATTTCATCAAGTGATCTTTTAAACACATTCTTTCGATCTCTCACTTTTGCTTTAATTGTAGGAATATCAGATTTCCTTTCCAATAACCTCTCTGGAATCGGTGTATACATATGAGTCCATTTGATAATCTGCTTATCTTCTGTATACTCATTTGTGGTTTTTGTACCAACTGTATTTGTAAAATGTCTCCAAATATCTTTGATCGGCTTTGATTCGACATATGTTCTTAAGGCATCAACTACTGGCTGAAATACTACATCATCTGTGTCGATCTCCCAGATTGTATGAATCTTGCCGTCAACAATTGCCACAGCTCCACCGATTGTTTTAATAAAGTTTCGGCAATGACCACAGTCATATTCTCGTCGTTTGCGATACATTTTGTTTGTTCCTTCAGGAAAACTACTCAGATATACTTCCCACAGCACATCTTTATCAATATCAGTTTCATACAATGTAGAATTGTTTTTCTCTACATAGTCGAGCATTTTATTTAAACGCTCTGACAATTTGTTTAAAAAATTGCTCCAGTTTTCATTCATTGGCGTACACATAATTTATCTCCTTTTCATGTATTATTTAATTGCTACGAAGATTTCATAACTCTTATTGTCATTGATATAAATTTCTTTGCCCTTGAGTTCTGGGAAATACTTCTTAGCAAGTTTCTTAAATTCCTTAATCTTTTGACCATTCTCGTCCTCATATGATTCTTTAAGTGGATCAAACATTAATTCTTCTTTCTTTACGACAAAGAATTTTGCATGAGGCAAACCTTTTCTTTCTTCTTCTCTCTGCTTGTCATTCTCAAGAATTTTTTCTAATTTGCATAAATTTTCTGTTACTTCAATACAGCTGCTTGGATATTTCACATATTTGTTTGTCCAGAAGTCAACTGCATCATGAGCACCTGCGTTGCCGCAAAGGTATTTTAATACACAGGTTTTGAAGCCATTTTCTCTGTCATACACATCATTTCCTTCTACATACGCAACAGTTTCCGATCCAGAAGTCCATAAGATTTTAACCATTCCATGATAATGTTTTACTTTAAACACTGGTTCGCCATCTTTTTCAATCTGTTTACCGTTATTGTCTAACATTGGTTCTTTTACTGTAATTTCTTTATCAACATAAATCGGTTTCTTAATCATTTCTTTTAAATTCTTCGTATACATTTCTTTCTCCTCTTCGTTTTCTGTAAGTTCACTCATGATTTCATCCAATTTTTCTGACGAAAACGTTAAAGTCGCACTCGTTTCACCATTCCAAACAATATGTGTTGGTGCATAAGGACTCAACCCATGGTCGTCATGTATCATCCTTGATTCCCCTGGGGCTGAAAATCCACCAAACCAATTCTTTTCTGCTTCTGACGTTGCGGTAATTGGTTTTTGCTGATAGTGTGGCAGAGCAGACACTCTTCTTTCTGAAAGTGGCGGTATTAATGTTCCAACTTTTATTTTGCCTGCTGGAATCGTACCTGCCTGAATCTTTGGATTTTCATTCATTGTTTCTGTTACTTCTTTTCTTGTAACCGTAATTGCAGCTTCTGTTGATCGTATGCTTTGATTCCTATACTGTTCTTTGTTATACCAAGGCGGAACAATGATCAACGCTCTATCATTTCCATACACATCCATTTCAATTGGCTTAGTATCATGAAATCTAGTAGTCATATAAGGATGTCTTGTTCGATCAATTCTGAGTTGTGGTTTTATTGTATAAGTAGCAGTAACTGTCGCAAGATTTTTCAATTCAACAACCACAATTTTAAATTTCGTATATACATCATCATTATCTACTTCGACAATATCTCCTACATTAAATGATGAATGGCTGCCACGGTTATATCTAATTCTTTTACCATTCGTACAGCGTACCCAAACGCCCGTTTTATTTTCGTCCATTCTTTGTCTCCTCTCTAAGCTGATGCACTCTGTGAGGCAAAGTATTGTGCTAATTTCTTTGCCAAGTATAATTGCCCTTTGCCAGTCACATATGTTTTGGTGATCAACTTGTTTCCATTCTTAGTTTCAACTTCACTTTCTGTTAATTTGAAAATGCCCTGCTTAACATATCTTTCATATGGGGTATTATCTGACATGAGATACCCTTCTTTTCTTAACCACGCAAATAATTTGTTTCTGCCCATATGAATATCTTGATTTTCTTTCTCAAGAAGCTTTGCCATTGTTTTCATATCAACCATTGTTGGTGTGGCACTGACCGTATTGGCAAAATCAACAAGTGGCTTCTGTTTACTGATAACTTCTTCTTTCTGGGCTAATAGTTCATCCTTTTGTTCCAAAGTGTTTTGCATAATATTCAATGCTTTCGCCATGATAGTTAAATCATCATCGTCTTTTTCAATTGGAATATATCCGCCTGTCTTACGAATCTGCGGAAGAACTTCTGATGTTACCCAATGCTTGAATTCTTTTGCCTTATCAAGCTTACTTCCAAAGATTAATGCATAAAGTCCTGACTCATTAATAAACACTGGGTATTGAACTCTCCCTAATTTGTCTGTTATAGATGGGGTAACGTTTCGTTCCCCCATAATTTTATCTTCATCGTCAACATGATCTCGAATTGCTTTCTTCGAATTTGTATAACCAAGACACTCAGCTACATCTTTCCCTACGAACCACGGGTTATTATTTAAGATTACCGTTCTGATATTCCCAAATTCATCATTATTAAACACCAATGTGTTTAATCCTTCATTTACCATATTCTTTTCTTCTGTCATTAAATACCTCCTAAGTTATAATTTTACATTTTAATTTTGCACAAATGCCTGTGCGAGTCATCATATATAATAAGGAAGAAACTCTACCCGATTATATTCTGGATCAGCTCATAATACTTTGTTCTACCGACATAAGGTTTATGCTCTGCATCTTTTAATTCTTTCTTCAAAGTACATATGTCTTTCTGATTATCCATGCAATTTTGCATCACTTCTATGTATCGAATACAATTCTTGATCTTTCTGTGTAATTCTTGTAAGGTTTTAAGATACCCAACAATCACTGCACGTTTCGCAGCATCAATCTTTTTAAACTCAATCGCATGAAGAATATCACTTCTGGCAGAGTCGGCATATGATAACGCCTGCTCTAATTCAAACTTCTTTTCTCCTAATTGATCTGAGTCATATGCTAAAAGCCCTACTATAGCTCTTTCCTCAGTCTCTATGTTGTCGATCAATGTATTATCACATTCCCAGTCCATAAAGCAATTTCCATTACCTTTTCGCATTATTTCGCTAGATTCCATGGGTTTTCCAACTTTACCTAGCTCAATTTCTCGGGCATAAAATCCGTCTTTCATCCACGTATATTTATGCTTCAAACCTAAAATGTGCTTTACTTGCTTAGAGGTAAATTGAGTAGCTTCAGACTTACGATTATCACGAATGTATTTATTTCTTGCATGATCTCTTTTCACATAGAACTCTCCATTCGTAATTATGTATTTCATACATCACTCCTGTATTTAATTGTAGTTTTTTGGAAAAATTTTCATGTTGACGAACATGTTTAGAATTGTTATAATGATTTTAAGGATAATAATATCCTTATCTCTTAAACAATTCTAAATATCAAATTCGATTTTCTATCGTGCTGCCAACACGGTAGATTCAAAAAATCTTTTTTTGTTATCTATGATTTGTTTAGTTGAAATTTTTAGTTTGTGTGAAAGTAGAAGTTTTACCAAAGACTTCTGCTTTCTTTTTTATTGTCTGTATTTTTATTCCAACATTGTATCTCTCTTTGTATGTAAATTGCAGGCATTTGATTATGTCAAATATGTCGTCCTGCCTAATATGAGAGAACAAATTCTCATCTTGAATAAATTCGATCCAATGATATGAAAGATCTTTATCTTTGCCATAGATCTTCATCTTTCTATCATCTGCTCGAATCTTATATTCACTCAGAAACCACGATGACATTTCTGATGAGTGTAAATCAAGTACATCAATATGCATTTGATTTGATTGATTCGCTACCAATGTTTTTAATATTTGATTGTCCATACATATACCTTCCTTTATTCTGTCATAATTTGATGTACACGATAATTCTTATAGTCCTCATCTTTATATAAATAACCAATAGTTTTACCAATTACAGTTTGACGATCACTAAATTGTTTCTTTTTTAATCTATATGATATATAATAATTATAATAAAATTCAATTGCAATTTCACTAAATTGACGTGCGATTATAGATCGTGCGATTCCTTCTTTTGATTTAATATAATATAAATCTGCAATTGCCTTGATATCCATTTTAGATTTTAAATATTGTATAAAACCAGAATTAATAACATCAATGGTTGTCAATTTCTCATAAGATAAAGTGTTACCAGTTAATTCTAATTGAGACTGCACATTATTATATATCCTCTTTTGCTCTGCTTGATATTCTTCTATATTATTACATTTTTTTCGTGGTATTAATACAAAATCATCATATATATTCGTATCTCCCATTTTCAATTTATATTCATTCAATGTCTCGATAAAATCTTTGGAGACTGGTTTCCCAAAAATTGTTAAATCATTTTGATTAATATCTGAGAATTTTAGATTTCTTAACTCCTTTCCATTTATCCCATTATATAAACTCACAATATGAAATCTAGTATTCAATTTGGTATCGGCTGATGCATTGCACGACATCAGATTCGAAATAAACGCATTTATTTTATCTGGTGTAACATAATTAACATTAACTCTATTTGAAAAATATATATCAACTGCTAATTGCAAGTTTATAAATTTATCATTAACAAATGGATTATATTTAATGTAATTTTGTTCATATGCATAAGTATATAGTTTAACGAGCTGGTCATATCTTTTTTTAATAGAATTCATACTTTTGGTTTTTTTACCTCTAGTATCTGATAATATAGCCTCTTGGATTGTACCTGGTGCATATGTTAACCCAGATTCATTGTCGTCCGCAATATCAGAATCTAACAACCAATTCCATGTTGGGCGACGTGATTCTGATACGTGAGAATCTATATAATTTTGTATCAATTCTTTATTATTCATAATATTCTCCATTTCTAGGATGCCATTGCATTCATGTACGATAACATGCCGTTTTGTATTAAAATGCCATGTCCTATTTTTAACATTAAAGATAGATCAGATATTCTTCCCCAATATTCTAAAAGATTATTCTTTGGAATTGTTCTTCCTTGCTCTAAATACACCTGTGATACCATTTTTAATCCATTACTGGTATTTGGATAAATGGTTACATGTGTCGGTATCCAGTTCCTTAATTTTTTTGTAATTGGATACACGTTAATCTCTGTGCTCGTATTATTACAAATATTATTAGAATATACGATGACTGGTCTTTTCCCATGCAAGATATGACTACCTTCAATTTTCGGCAAATCTGCAAAATATATTCCCCAAACTTGAGGATTTTGATATTTGCCATATACATATTCTTTTCTTTTTCTGTTATCGTTTCCTTTTCTTTCTTTGTTAGTATATCCGTTCATTTTTACGTCCCTCAACTTTCCCCAGTTGCATTTTTTGTTTTCATGAATTAAATATACCATACTTTTTGCACCCTGTCAATAGGTGCAAGAAAGAAAGTTAATTTTTGTTGTGAACAAAGAATCTCTACATTTCTTATTATAATGCTACCATAGAACAAAATCAAGATATTTTTCGAACAGATGTTCTCTTTTTGTTCGAACACTTTACTTTGTGCTTACTTGGAAGGGGGAAATACTGTCTAACTTTATGAGGCTTATCCAGTTTCCATTTCTTTTCTTCAAAATCATAGTCACAAAAATCAAGCACTTCGTCCACACATCCATCATTATATTTGTAATCCACAATAACAGGATATGTTTTATACCTCATGTAACGTGATGCATTATCTGGTTTTAATGGTGGAATCTCTGCTGAAATCCACATAAGATTCTGGTTTGCTTTCTTTTCTTCCTTATTTTGTCTAATCGTATTTATCTTCATACAAAATTCTCCTATAAAATCCTAATAATTTGTTCGTAAATTGCAATCGCATTATCTTCTGGAAAGTTCTGGTTCACATGCATATGCCCAAAGAACCATTTTTGATAAATCACTTTGTCTTTTATTTGCTGTAAATAATCCGTTAACTTGTCAGATTTGTACACTCCTGATCCTTGATCCATTTGTCTTAAAACAGATGTGTATGGACTATGTGTAATAACGTAATCTACTTGGAAGTCATTTTTCTCTAAATTCATCACACCTTCTGCCATCTCTTTATCAGATGGCAATTCTTCTTTCCACCAGCTCACATGATTAATCCTAAACATTTTGTCATAATCTCTGTACCATTCATTAATTCTTGGATCGTCTGGCTCTAAAATTCCATCTTGCACATCATGGGAACTGGCACCGCCAAATGTAAAGAATTTCTTTCCTTGAATTTCAAACACCTGTCCACGCATAAGATGAAATACAGAGTCTTTGATCTTGTGAATCTTTCCGCCGCACCATTTCTCTACAGGATATTGATATAAGCGGTCGTAATTTTCATGATTCCCACATACAAACAATGTAGTAAATGGCTTGTTATCTAACCATTCCAGATTATATCGTTCTTCTTTTGTGTCATGCCACAGTCCAAAATCTCCGCAGATAATCACATAATCATCTTTGGTTAACTCAACTCCCTCTGGGAAAGAACGACTGTTTAATCGAGTCATCCAATCCCCATGTGTATCTCCTGTTACAAATATCATACAATTACTCCTTCCAATAACTCTTCTAATGCCTGCATATTATCTTCATGTACTCTATCATCTTGATCTGCATCATCTTTGCCAGTCTTATAAGCAAACTTGATAATCTCCATAACTCTATCATAACTCACATTAACAACATTTTCCTTCAATCCGTTAAAAGCCCCACTGATAATTTCCTTGTATGTCTGCGCAATATCATCAAACAATACATGAGTTTCTTCCTCTGTGATTGTTGCATACAGAAATGTCATTGCAGGGCTACTATGATTCAATAATCTCATAAGTGTATACAATACGTTCTGATCATCTTTATGATCGACAAGTGTCCAATACACAAAGTTCTTTCGTAATGTATGCGTACCAATATTGTCCTCAATTCCAACTGCTTTAGCACCTTTTTTAACAAAATCCAAAGCATTTGCTTCAGTCATGTGTCCTGATCCAGACTTACATGTTCCAAAAACATAATCATCCATTGGCACTTCGCCATCAATCTTGACATCATATTTAGTTCCTGCAACAGCTTCAAAGAAAATATCCACTGCTTCAGTTACCAAATCGTTAAAGTATACAGTTCTGAATTTCTTTGTTTTCTTTTCCTGCTTACGAGTCTTATCGTCTAATAAATCGCCCCATTTGAGTCTGACGATATCAGAGATACGATATGCTGTATTGTTTCCAACTGCAACCAAAAGATTGTTTCTGGCAGCTACATATCGTTTGTACTCTGTGTACGATTTATCAATCTGGTCTCTAAAATATGCATTAAAGGCTGCAAATTTTTCTTTGTTCTTAATTGGATACACTAAAGATGATACGCCTTTTTGTTTATTAGATCGAGTCCATTTAGGATTTCCGTCCTTACGTCTTTTGATCTTTGCTTCAGGTTCTTCTGCGTTATTATTGTTTGCTGTTTTAATAACTTCAAACTGTGTTGCTGCCATGATAATCTCTCCTCTCTTAATTATTCTTACACTCTCTTAATTACTTTTTCTATTTCCTGTGCCAACAGAAAATCATTTATTGCATTTTCATCGTCAGTAATCAATGTATATTTCCATACTGGGGAACCATGATACGATATATCTTCAACCTTAAATAATGCTCTTTTACCAGTGTTATTTTCTCTATGATCTGACTCCAATAACTCTGTATGAATTCCCCAACTATCATATAGATGTCCATCGTATAGTATTTGAGCCGCAGCTATTAATATATTATATTTACTCACATCAACCTCTGTATTCACTGTTCCGTATAATTTCATTGTTCCAATCTCCTCTCTAATTATTGCACTGTTCACGTACTTCTGGTCTAATTTCTACTTCGATTAATTCCATAATTCTTACTCCTATTCTCTAAATTTAGGCAAAATAAAAAGAAGCCATAAGCTTCTCAATCTCATTCTGTTATTCAATTTCTACAATGGTCTAATAATATCAGGATTCATGATCAGAATACTATCACAATCCCAACCGTAAAGCTCATAATATAACTCATAATCACCTTTGGATAAATTAAGCTTAATTGCATCAACTCCATCTTCGACCATCTTCTCAAAATCTGGCACAACGCCCATTGTATCAAATAAATATTCTGGGAGATATCCCGATAGATCTTGCGTTGGAACCTGCTTTAAATCGGCTTTCGCTGTCCATTCAACAATATTTGCCGAATCATCCAATGTAAGTTTAAAGTTTTTGTCTAGTTTATCAATTCTAAAATCATTATCAATACACCATTTCTCCCACGGCTGATCCGCCTTTATATCCGATGCCCATAAACCTCCAAATGGTTTGTTAATCATGTTTCTGTTCACAATTGACATAAACAACTCTTTCTCAAACTTATCACTTCCGTAGTGAATATAAATATTTTCTGACATTTTTCCATCCTTTCGTCAAACTTATCCTGTCATCTGCTTCTCAAACAACTGTCTTTCCAACGCACCAAAATCATAATCACGATCACATTCCAAGTGTGCAAGGTTCGTTACCTTTGGCTTTTGTTTAGCGTTCTTCTTAGCCTGATTTCGTTCCCAGTTTCGTACTGCTGCCTTCCAGTCTTGCATCTTGCTATTGCCCATCATCCAATCTTTGGCTGTGTAATAATCCACAAACTCTTCTGGATCAATCCCATTGTTTCTTTGTTGACAATATCTGGAGACTTGCTCGCAATCAGGCGGTGTGAATCGCTTTATATTATTATTATTATATTTATTATTATTCTTTACTTTCTTTTTATGTGTCGCTTCTGCGTCGTTTTGGTGTCGTTTCTGTGTAGCTTGTTCGTCTACAAAACCTTGATAAACACTGTAATTTACTATGGTTATGACCGTCTTTTTAGTGTCGCTTTTTACATGTATGATACTGTCGTTTTCCAGTGTCTTTAAAAATTTGATAACCTTTGAATTACTCCACCCCCATCGATCACACAATCTTCTGATCGAAGTAACCATCGATCCTCACTCGACTATTTCTAAGTTTCCATCAACATACTTAGGTTGATTATTATAACCTGCGAGAATAAGTAAGTCAATCATTGCTTGTCCTCTGGCAAATGGTTTGTCTTCCCATAGCCAATGATCTGTAATTTTCCGATGGAGTTTGATCCATCCTGTGTTACTCATGGCATCACTCCCCTCTATATATGGAGATAAAATTCTCCTTTCACTGTTTTAAATGCTTACCTGTTAATTCATCGATTGCATAATGTGTCATAAATTCATCATAACTCATTATACGTTTACCACAGTCACAGCATGTCATACATTTATTATATGTACAGTATTCAATAATTTCTTCATCTTGAAAATGTCCATCAAAACTATATATATCGGTTCCAATAGCTTTAAACCTAACAGCCATTCCACGATCACTTCCGCAGTGCGGACATTTTGTTATTGGTTTTCTCATTTAGCATCTCCTTCTAATTCTATCTCTTCAATTTCATTCTGTTTAATCCAACGATCAGAAATTTCCGCTAACATATTAATATACGAGATAGGGAAATTTCCATTATAAATTTCTTTTCGTTCCTTATAAAATTTCAACAACTTATCATCGCTCCAGCTTTTGAACTGATTACTCACGATATTTTCTTTCTTCATATTTTCATGTTCTCGAATCCATCGCTTGCCGATTTCTTTCAAGACTATATATTGTTCTAAAAAAGTTCTATCGTCTCTTATTCCATGTGATCTTACCTGAATGTCTAACTTTCCCTGCTCCAACAGTTCATCATCTGTATATTCAAACGTACATTTGTGATCATTCAAATCCACCATTCGTACCACCACCTATCAAATTTTCGTTTTATTCTTCATCAAGTTCCATATGATTTACATCAACAGGATTCTCTAATTTTAAAATATCTTCTTTCTGTTCTACAAGAGCTTGTTGAGCTATTGCATTAATTTTATTCTGTGCAAAAGCCTCGATTTCTCCTTTAGCTTCTGTAATTGTTTTGTCTATCTGATTTTGGAATTGATCAAAGATAAATTTTGAACTAGATTCCATACCTTGAGTCACGTTGGCAAGTCTTCTCAGGATCATTTCTCGATCGCCTTTTCCAATAGATTTCTTCGTAGTAAAAAGCTCCTTGACTTCATCATAAAATTCTTTTGCATCGCTCATACGCTCGTTCATAGACTCTTTAAATTCATTTGTTATCTGCTGTCTTTTATTGATAAAATCCGCTTCGTTAATACGTCCTTTACCACGTAAATATTTAATAGTACATGGAGTACCTGTTCCAACATTCATAGAAGTAATTAATTCCGCAAATTGTGATTGCGACATTTCTACTTCCAGAATCTCACCTTCTCCAACATACCTATCATCATTGAGTCCCCTTATAACCACACCTTCCTTTAATACCATATGGATTGTATCGTTATGCTGAATGCTACTGCCAAATAAATTGCTATGCCCGCCATGAGTACGATTGAATGATAACATTCCAAATGATGGGTGTTTATATGATGTTCCAAGAACATCTTCTGATATTATATAATCTCCTTCTTTCCTGGCATTTTCTCTCATTTATCCAACTTCCTTTCTATCAAAGTTTCATTTCATCTATACGATCGTCACATTCCCATACCGCTTCATAGCAGACATCTAATATATCTCTTACGATTTGTTTCCTTTGACTTAACTTTGCTTCTCTTTTTTCAATATCCTCTTTATCACGCAATAAATACATATATTTTTGATACGGCATATTTGTATCTGTTAGTTTTTCTTCTATAGCGATCCTTTCATCAATTACTTTTCTTAGTTTATTACCTAATTCCTTATTCTTGTCTTTAAGCGCTTTGATAATTGCATATCCATACATCCTTTGATATTTAGACTCAAATTTTCCATCTTTGAATTCATAACGATCCTCAACCTTACAAGCATCTAAAATCTTATCTCCGTTTTCTCTGCACTCATTTAACAATTCTAATAAACTCTGTTCATTATCAAATGTCGCATAGCCAATTCCATCCTCTTTTGTTTCATAAACACACATATATGGTTTTTCTGATGTATATGCTTTAGATTTTTCCATTTTAAACACTCCTTTTTAATTCCTTTATTTCTTACAAGCTACAATGCAAGTTAGCTCTTTAAAGAACGGTTGATCTTTAACCTGATTTAATAAATAATATACATCCAAATTGATCATATCTTTTTCGGATTTATCTATACTATATATTATTAAATATTCCAGTTTGTCACTCCAATTCTCAACAATTCCTAAATATTTTTCCATTTCCTCTTTAATGCTCTGCGAATCATCTAAAATAAAATTATCACATCTTGAAAACAGACTGCGAGAAATATTTTCATCTTCAAATATGATTACAAAACATTTTTCTGATCGAGAACTATCAATAAAATCACTGAGAAATTTAGATTTTCCGTTCCCTTTTAATGTTAATATATTCATTTTTCCATCACTCCTTCTGATCGAATATTTGTTTTATTCTAGTATCCAATATTCGTTTCCTTTTCTAATTCTGCTACAAAATTGTCCAATTTCTCATATTTATCAATAATGTACAACACTTCTTCTTTAGTCAAAAGTCGCCATTCGCCAGTTTTATCATTCTTAAATTGTAATTTTCTATTTATGCGATTAATCCATACAGGAATTCCAAATGTTATTCCAGAGTATTTATCCATTAAATACAAACATTTGTCAACCACCTTCCTATATTCCTTGGCTTCTTCTTTTCTTTTTTCTAATTTATTCATCAATTTTCCACCTTCATTATTATCTTGATTACACATCAATTGGAACAATTCTTCATAACACTCAGAACACAAATAAATCGGCTGTGTGCTAGTATATTTTCCATTCTTATATTCAAACACAATCTTCTTCATACTCTTATCATTGTCAGAATACTTCCTACATTCAACACATGATCCAAATTCATCTGGCAAATTTGCCACATTATATATTTTCATAATTATATCACACCTTTCTATTCTTCTGAAATAATTTCCACCGCAGCTTCATAGAATCTATTATATAAAGTTGCATTGGTTTTAATAAGCTGAGATTTAGACAGCCCATGAGCATATTCATCCCAGTTAACACCATTCTCTGTCATCTTGGTATAGATTTTCCGATAAACAGACGTTCCACCTTTAGATTTATTTCCAATATGATTAGCATAATTGGTAATCTTAATCTTCATTTCATCCCAATCAGGCTGTGCGTTCTCTTTTCGGAACTGTCGCAGAAGTTTTTCCAATGAATTAACCAATAGGTCAGGATATTTGTCATAGCAAAGATCAATCGTTGGTACATTACCTCTTTCCCCGATATTATACTTCTCTTTGTATTCTTTCCGATCCTGTTCCCACACAATTCCATATGTGTTAGTAAGATACCTGTATGTTTCTTTAAGAATATCTCTTGTAGTAGTTCCTAGTTCGTCAGATTCTTTTAGAATATCATCAATGATAGAGTAGACATTAGATTTCCATTCATTGAGCTTGTATTCTGCGATAACACTTTCCGTATCCACTACTGGAATATCTTTCGTAGGCTTGCCGATCTGCTTATATAATTCTTTCCGCTCCGCTTTCATTTCTTTAACAATGTCTGCCAGCTGATTAAATCCTTTAATAGTAACCTTATACAGGCGTTCGTTGTTTCTTTCCATCTGTTTCATAAGTTCTGTCTGTTCTGTAAGAAACTGTTCTACTGTTGTTACTGGAGTTCCTATTCTTAAATTTCCATGACGATAAGCTGCAATCACGTCCCATACCCAATCCATAAAAGCATTTGCCTTCGGTTGTCTGCTCCATCTGCAAATTTCCATCACACCACGTTCACTATAAAGTGTAGTATCATACTTCTTGTTATCAGTAGCCCCCAGTTTGAGGGTAACTGAATATTTATCCAGTCTACCTCTATACCTATTATGCAAATTATCAATTGCTTTCTGTGGATCACTGTATTCCAGTGCCTCTCCGATCTGTTTTCTTGTCATCCAAATATCGTCCTCAGCACTATAAAAATCACACGTTATATCGTTAAAATTTTCCGTTTTTACTAACTGTAGGTTCATTCTTTATCTTCCTTTCTAAACTGTCTTATTTTTCTCTATACTCATTATTTTTATATAGCTGTATTCCGTAAACTAATAGAAATAAAATCAACATTTAATTCCAACTATTAGTGTGCCAATCCTAATAGAAACCTATTCTATTCCTATTAGTTCTCTATGTAATTAACACCTTACCTATTAACAATTCTATGCTTAGTTAATCATTAATTTGTGTATAATAAATTTGACAAAGAACCGACCTGCCAAATCGGTTCCTGCCAAATATTTCCGTAAAACAAAAAGAACCTTCCGTTCGGTTCTTTGCCAAAATTATTATATGGAATTAAATCAGCTGATAAATAAGCATTCCGAAAGCTACGATAACCCATAATGTCGTAATTGCTTTCATAGGCTTCATAATAGCTTCTAATATTTCCTCTAATACGTCTATATATTTGCTTAAATATACCTTATTATGTTCACGATCAATTTTTCTTAGCGATAACCAAGCTAGGAAAACAATCACATATAACACAAAAGATATTCCGCAGAACTGTTCAAAGAAATGAATAATCTGTTCTAATTCCATACTTCATCAGCCTCATCTTCATTATCATATAAATTTTCCACTGGTGCTGTCTGTTGGAACATATCTGTTGGAGATAGGTTTCTAGCTTCACACATTGCACAAAAGACTTTCATTACCTTATCCCATTCATGTTCTTGAATCCACTGAAGAAATGGTTTCTTACCACGTTTCTTAACATCAATCTGATATTTGTATTGCAAGTTCTTATAAAGCTCGTTCCACATAACAGAGAATTGTGTTCCTGTAACGGCAGCCAACTTCCTAATTCCAGCGTTCATCTTATTGCGATCATCCCACGTCAAAATTTCCGCTGCTAATAGCTTATTATCATTCTGTAACTTCTGATTCTCTTCTTTGAGTTCTTTGTTTTGTGTTCGCAGATCGGTTACCATAGCAAGCTTGACATCCTCAGAAAATGACGGGAAGTAGTGTTCAATGAACTGTGACTCTTTTCCAAAGTCAACCGCACCGCCTGTCTTACGAATGTTTCTAAGATATTCTTTAATCTGTTTCTTCATCTGCTTTGCAATCGGTTTGCGTGACTGCATACATACTTCATAGAGTCCATCTTCTGTCAGAAACCAAAATGGATTAATAGTCTTTCCCGTAGAATCAATCTGACCTAAATTTGACCCGCCAACATTATTGGCGGTTAAGATTTTGGTCTTATATTTTTCCTCTGAATCAATCGCCTGTAACATCATATCTGTTTTATAACTTCCATCAGGACGTTTACTATAATCAATCCATTCTGCAACATCTCTTGCCAAGAATAACGGATCTTCAATGCTTCTGTATAAGTCAATTCTTCTACCTAAAATTTCCGTTGTGTCTACAAGCTGCACACCTGCCTCTACCTGCTCTTGTTCTCTCTGCTCTTCCATCGTGATGTACTCATTAATAAAAACATAATGTCTTACGTTCTCAGCAAGGCTTGAAGTTTCCATCAGTAAAGACAATCTGATCAAACATTTAAGAGTAAACACCTTAGCACCCTTATAGCCGAATGAGATATTCAATCCGTTCGGATACGTTACAATGATTCTTCCCTTCTGTTTTTCCGTTGTTGCGTCCTGACCGTCAATGATTTCTTGTATTGTCTTAACTTCCATTCCATCGTCTAAAAACTCTTTGCGATACTTCGTACACAATCTCTTAACCTCGTCAACATCTCCATCAAAAAATCGTGCTACCTGTTCCGTAGTGATATAATCTCGTCCAGGGAGCCACGGAATCGGCTTGATCGTAACTTGTTTTAAAAGCTCCGTGTTCTGCACTAACTCATCCCTCTTTGCTTTATCCAAAATTGGATCGCAAGGGATTTCCATTTCGTTTAGATTCATAATTAATTCCACCTTTCTTATGTAAAAATTTGTATTAAAAAAGACACTCTGGAATTTTCCATAAGTGTCCTAGTTACCTATATTAATTTGTATTCATTCTAATTCTAGTTCATCAATTTCTGGCGTATCGGAATGATCCATTTCCCTTAGTTCTTCGATACTTGTTCCAAGCAAAGTAAGAGCCGACTTAAATCGTTTAGGATCAATATATCCTGTAGGTCTATGCCAAAAATTTTTAGCAAAATTGTGATCTTCTTTTTCCAATTCATATGCTATGTGATCGGCTTTATCATACAATAGCCTTGCTCGTGTTGGCAGTTTCATCGGTTCATATCCTCTACTCTGCTGTCTGTAATCTTCTATTATGTTATCCCAACTAAGATCATCAGGAATCTTTTCTATTATATATACTTCTTGTAATGCTTCTTCAGGTACATCAGGATAATGAATTAGAGCATACCTCTCTTTTCCATTCTTAACATATTTATATACTTCATGTTCAAGATCTGGAAGTGCTACATATTCTAATCCGTTTTTCTTTAGTCCATCTACCCAGTTTGTTTCTGTAAATGTCTGAACCCATACATCTTTCCCATAATGCTTGAATTTATTCATATTCATAACTCCTTCCATATATAATCTGCTTTATCAAATAATATTTTCCATTCTATCTTCAGTTCCAAAGATCGGAAAAGAACTTATAAATTCCATACAGAATAGCAACAAATGCTATAACCATTAAAATTCCATAGCCACCACCTAAGATAGCTCCTAACATATATTCCAAACTATCCTCTGGAACGATAAATATAATTATTAATAATAAAACAAATGGCATAATTTACTCTCCTTTGCTCTGTTCTTTAAGTTTTTTGTTTGTCTTGTATCTCAACTAATATGTATATATTATCATCTTCTCTGACTGTAGTAAACAGTCCATAAAAATTACACTTCGCTTTCCTCTACCTCACTTGCAAATAACTCGTACTCATAGTCGTAACCACCGCCATCACAAGGAATATCAATATCTCCTGTATTAATCTTTTCCGCTACAATATTTCTTGCTTCATCCTCTGTTTCTGCTTTAATTTCAACTGATCTCTTATATGTTTCTACAACATCTATTATATATTTTTTCATGTAAATTTCCATCCTTCCTACAATAGAATTGACATTCTATTAATTAATAGATCCATCTGCATTGACCAATCTATTTTCCATATCTGCGTTGTTATCTGCAATATTCTGCAATACATAAAACAGAGAATCATCCGCTTTAGACAATTTTCCGATTGCCTTAGATAAATTTCCAATGCTTTCAGTTAACATTTTCATATCTTCTTTACAATCATCTACGAACGTGTCATAGTCCATTCCCAAAGACATATTGAATAAGATGTTTGCAATTCTTTTTACTTCGTTATTTTCCATAACTAATCACTCTCCTATTCCCTAATCTCGTTTGCAATGTCATTTCTTGTGCCTCTAATAGAGCATCCTTCTGTATCATGTCGCATCAGGATCTCGTAAATCTGTTCTTCTTCTTCCTCTGTTAGAGAAAATCCTCCCCAGTATCCATAATCATTCTCTCCGTGACACATAACGATTCCGATAATTTCCTGTTTTGTTTCTGTATTCATAATTCTTCCATCCTGTTCTTCTACGTCAATCCATTCTGGTTCTCCATCAATGTAACATCCGCAATCTTCTGCCCCAAACTCTAATTCAGTAGGGTTAAAAGTGATATTATCCATCATGTATGTTTTAATTTCATTTTTTGTAAGATCTACATTGTATTTTTCTGCAACCGCTGTGTAAAAATCATCAAGTATATACGCATCAGGGTTTTCCATGATACCGCTAATACTAAATTCTTCTGCATAATATTTTCCGTTGATTTCTACGATGTCACGCCATGTGAATTTGTGTTCCTTAAATTCATTAATAATGTCACTTGCAATCATTCCAATAATCGGCTGTTTTCCGCATTGCTGTCGTTCTAGCTCGCAGTTAACTAATTCCAATACATCAATATCCAGTCCGTTCTCTGTTTTTACGATTGCACTATAATAATCTCTATATTTGTTCATAATTTCCACCTCATATCTTTCTTCCAAATCTGCATTTTTTTTCCATCAAAAAAGGAAGATACATCTCTGCATCTTCCTAGATTACTTTGTTCTTGTATTAAATTTTCCGTTATTCTTTTTCCCCAATAAGCTGGATGATGCAACCAAAATCTCCAGCACGATATACTCTAATCTGATCCGCCCTATAATCTGCTGTCAATCCTTCATCGTCATAAATCTTAAGCCATGCCTTGAAGCCTGATGATGTTTCATATTCCATCTCTAATGTATAGTGATCTCCGATCGTTGCGTTCTCGTCCACGATATAAGCATTATATCTTCCATCACAACCAAAGTCTAAAATCTTTGCTTCTAATCCGTTCTTTGTTATTCCAACAAAAGTTAATGCTGCAATGTCGCTGTCTCCGATAAATACTTTCTCGTATTCTTTATATGATTTCATATTTTCCACCACCTTATTCTATAAACAATAACTAATTAACCATTCTTTTCCATCGTACTTTACAAAACTATACCCATCCATTGGAATTTTTGTTTCCAACATCTTCTTAATTTTCTTATCTGCTTCAATTTCATCTGCATCTTCATGAAAATTTTTCATAAATTCAAAATTTTCTGTAAAATCTTCTAATGTATAAACAACCGTGCCATTGTTTAAATGCTTTTCTGCTTCTTTTCTAGTACAGCCATCTTCCATTAAAATTTCCACATTTTTTTCCATAGCCCAAAGTTCTTTTAGAAGCTGGATCACAAATTCTGGATATTCCATAAAGTAATACCATTCATAAGCTGATTCTATCTGATCCATTTCTTCTCTAATGAGATCTTCATGGCATTCATTGATATATCCGTTTTCATCTTCGTGTCCTCTAATGAGATCTTCATAGTATTCGTCGGTATATCCGTTTGCATTTGCCCACGTTTCAAAATCCATTGCTGTTCTCTGGAATTCTTTTACCTTGCTACTAATTCGTTGCAAGTCATTTCTTTCAATTGTGATCAAAGGATTTCCGTCATCGTCATAAAGATCTTCCCATAGGTCTTTACTCCATTTTGATTTTGGCTCGTTCTGCATACAGATGTTTGTTAATCCATTTACGTTCCAGCCCGTTGTGGCTACTAATTTTCCAGTTTCTTTCTCTACCCCATAAAACATTCCAGGTTTCACACAAAAACCGCTATATGAAGCATGTTTAAAATGCTTTGGTAGAATCATTTCTTTAAATTCGTACATAATTTCCAACCGCCTTTCTTCCTACTTAAGGACTTTGTTTGTTGTTCTTCTTTATTATACACGATAATTTCCATCGTGTGAAGTGACGGGGAGGAATTGAACCGCCCGATAAAAGCACTCTTTTATCTACCATACGCCACCGTTTTTCCGTTCCAATACGTCACTACCATCAACCAGTAGTACAGTCTTTCCGTTCATATAAAGTAACTATTAGCTTCAATAGTCGAGTCTTTCCGTTATGGTGTAGTCTGCTTCATTACAGACAGTAAAAGCCTTTAATTGGCTATGTAATAAACTATGTACGGCATACAGAGAAGTTGAATAGATTAGCTGGATCTTCTTTTAAAATTTCCGTCATGTCGTTGACTGCTTCTTCTTGCGTTCTGTATTTCCGAAAAATTCCGAACGTGTTCTTGAATAGCAAGAAATATTTGTAGCCAAACAAATCATCGTCAATTCCAGCGTTTGGCGGATTTTCCGTAAAGTATAACGTGTTATACTTGCGTTCTACGTGGCACACAAGTGCTGTCATTGTCGTTCTGCGACTCATTCTTTCCACCTACTTTCTATTCTTCTTTATATTTAAAATAAACATCTACGTTGTTCTTATCATCACGGCTCCAACTAGATCCAACGTATTTTCCACTTGCTCCGCAATCTTCAAGATCAAACTCACAGCATAAATCATTATATTCATCGGGTGTATCACAAAAAATTTCCGTTCTACCATCGGGATATGTATTTCTTGTTATCATAATTTCCAACTCCCTTCTTATAATCTTTCCATCAGTTCTACCGCTAAGATGTACGCCACATACTTCCATACGTTCACATAGTCCTTTAGATCTTCCAGTCTACATTGCAATGCCGTGTGAATCATTCCATCGCAGAAGCCCTTGCATTTAAGTTCTGCGATAAGATCACGTTTTGCAATCGGTGGCAAGGCAGATACTTTGATTTTTCCAATATCAAAAGTATTTCGTTCTTCCTTCTCAATTGTCTGAATTACTACTGTTTTGCGTTCTGTCATCTTTAAAATTTCCATTCTATCTTATCTCCTTTTCTTTCTTATAAATCATTCTGCGATATTTGTAATCACAATATAATTTCCATTTCCCTTAAGATATAACAATTCATACACCTCCCCATCGTATCCGCCATTATTTTGTTTATAGCCATCTAGCGTATTGTATTTTTCATAGTTAATAATGTAATCACACATATCATATAAACCAGTTTCCATTGCTTCTTTATTTCTATATTCAATTTCATTCTTATCTTTATACTTATGACTATTTACATTGTCGTAGCTACATTTTACAAATGGCACATTAAGATATTTTGCAAGATCATTTTCAATTTCTTTTAGTTCTGCTTCATCTTTTTTCAATTCATATCTATTTCCAATCATATCTATTGTTCCTCCTGGTTATCTTTCTTTGTAATTGTTATGTCGTATCCCATTTCTTTCCAATACCACAGTGTTTCACTTTTAATATGGTCTAATGTACATAATCTCACATGACTTTTTTCAAGATCAGCCATATAAAGTTCCGTATTTGTTTCCATAACTAAAATCATTGGGAAATTACCCGTATACTCTACCTTGTGATGATATGGACTTGCTATTGTATACATATCGTTTATTTTTTCCAATTCTTTTTTATTTTTAATGGTAACATATGTATATTTGTAGTCTGTACTTGCTTCTTGATATACTGGACATTCGCCTTGCTTCATTGGTAAAGAGTTAATCAATTTATTCCAGCGTTCTTGTAGATTTATTCTTCTATTATCTTCTTTGATCCAATTTTCATGCTGGATACAATCCCATTTGTCTGTATAATAAATTCCATCATCTGAAATATAATATGTTTTTGCTTCTTTGATTTCTGTTCTCATGATCTTCCATACCTCCTATTCTATGCCGTTTCCAGTTTTTCTTTCTCATACTCTTCACGATCCTTATAGTACATATCTAACAGTTCTCTATACTTCTTTTCGCTATCTGTCATGTACAGTTCGTTGACACTTGACCATTCATTCAAGCCCTTTTCTAAGATCATCACGTACTTTCTTAGCTTAACTCTGCCCCATTTCATATTGTTATTTCCAATATCAAAGAAATAGTTATCTAACATACAGCCTTCAAAACTATCTTCTAAGTAATCATCTAAAGTCGTGCAAAACATTTCTACTGTATCATTATCAATAATCGTTCTATAATCTTTCATAATTTCCATACCTTCTTTCTAAGCCGTAATCAGTTCATAATCTTCCAGTAACGTCATCAAGTTTGCTTTTTTCCATCTATGTAAGACTCGATCGCCCATTTCATTTCTGATAGGTTTAGCAAGCTGATTCCCATTGTGATCTTTCTTCCATTGCATAAACTGTTTTACTGAGTTGTGATAATATCCATCGTTATGGACTTCTATATATTTGTTCTCGTTTCTTTTGTTTCTGTAAATAGTAACAGTTGTCATAATTTCCAACCTTCTTTTTATCTGATTTTTCCATTATCTGCCACGACTTCTACATCATCACAATAACTATTGCAAGGATTCCATACACAATAGCTTGTTATGTGTTTTCCCTTGCGTACACGTTTGTTATAGGCAATATAGTAGTTTTTTCCATACGTTCCATGTCTACCTCCAGCAGAAACACTTTTAATAATTTCCACGTAAATCGTATGTCGTGTGGCACGTTCACGGATCATTTTATCCGTTAATTTTCTAGTGTTGATATACTTTACCTTATAGGCGTTTAGATCGTAATTTCTGCGTATATAATCGTTTACAAGCTGGATATTTCTATTCTTTGCATTGATCTTTACGATCGAATCATCGAGCTTGTTTCTAGTGCCGTGAGTATTGAATTTTACAGTTACAACGGTAGTCTCTGGATAGGCATATGATTCCTTGCGAACTTTCCAGCAATAACCATCTGCCGTGTCAATTGTGCCGTCACTGTTATAAATGCCGTTTATCGTTCTGTACGTGCTTCTTTTTGTCTTTGCGTGTACAGTATTTCCAAAGATTAAAAAAGCCGTAAACATGAGTGCTACAGCTAATAGGATCTTGATTGTTTTGTTCTGTTTTGTTCTCATTGTGTGTTTACCTTCTTTCTTAATATTCAAAATTCGGAAATAGTTCGTATAAATCTTCTTCATCTATGTATTTTCCATTAATTGTGATACTAACGGCATAGGATACAAAATATTTTCCATTATCATCTTCTAAACCATCATCATCTTCTTGTTTCCAAAAAGAAAAGCAACTACCACAAATACAAATATCTTTTGCTTCTAAATTGTTAATAAAATGCTGATTGATTTCATTAAGAACGAATTGTTCAAAATTGAAATTTTCCGCTTTTGCTAATGTGGATTTTCCCGTTAACCAGTCTGCATCTTTTCCACGTAAAGGATCAATAAGTTCTCCATGTTCATTCTCTTGAAATATGTCGGCAGAAATCCCATGCAATTTAATTGTGTCAAGTTCTCTATATTTTTCAAAATTCATAATCATTTACCTTCTTTCTTATTCTGTATCTGTATCATCATCAAAAAATCCAACGCAAGCAAGCATATAGACAGCGGTAATCATTACCAACAACGCTTCTAATATAAAGGCTTGCGGGATCTTTATAAACGCAATAATAGCCATTGCAATTCCTACAATCGCAACGGCTATATCTATCGGTTGTGGTTTATGTAATTGTATTTTTTCCATTGTTCTTTCCTCCTCCTACTCGTCAACTCTTTCTATCATAAAATTACCACCGTGATATAAGTTCAGTCCGTGATTTCCACCAGTGATATACATATCATCAGTGATCCCATCACGTTCTATATCTTCATCTGAAACAAATACGCCCATATTTCCATTAGATTCTAGTTGATCGATCGCAAGATCTAAGATTGCACCATAATCCGTTGTAGGTTCGTCAACTGTTACAAGTTCGCTGAAATAACCAAAAATCACTTTATATTTTGTCATAATATCCTTCCTTCTGCCCTTTACGGGACTTTATTTCTTTATAAGTTCAATAAAATAGACAAGTCGTGTTTTGACTTGTCTATAATATTCAATCTATAAATACGCCACAAACTCTGAAAAATCAACCGTATCATATAAGTTCTTGATTTTCTCATGATATACATTGTCAAGTTCTTCTTGAGTATCTACCCACGGCATACCATTAAAAACCTTCTCAGCTTCTTGTAAGATATACTGTTTTGCTAATGGCTGTAAATCACAAACAACCGTTTCTGCTTCTTTATGTGGGCAAAACGGTTCAATAAGATCCATTCTTATGTTATCTTGAATATAACTTTCCAAACTTGAACCGTTCTTTTTATCATCTGATTTATTAAAAAATTCTAACAGTTGTCCAACCGTTAGAATTTTAATCTCATTGTCATCATATTCATCAGCATATAAATATTGTTCCATAATTCAAACACTCCTTTTATTTAATATCGTTTAGTGTATATGGTTTATCGTTAATATAATCTTGTGATTCTAACCCTTCTTTACAATTATGGTAATAATTTAACAACATTACTATTTCATGATCGGGTATACACATTTCATTATCGTCATTACCAAACCTTTTAACAAAAATCCCGTTTGGCGTTTCTTTGATTGTAAATAAACTATCGTTGTTTGTATGTATTATTTTCATGATTAATAACCTCCTAAATAATAATATTACTTTCTTTTTTAAGTAGCTTTCTAAACTCCCTAAAGCAAAGATAATCCATTAAGTTTGCCGTTTCTTCCACGTCAACAACTTCTCTTCCAGTCCAGTCTTTCATGATAATACTTGATACTCTTTCATCATCTTTGTATAGACAATAAATATCAGCACCAAAACCACGCAACCCCATGTGGAAATGTTTCCACTTTTCAAAGTTGGTGTATTTATCATAAATACCGCCGTTGATTTCATCTGTTATGATATTCCAGTAAGTAAGAAAAGGACTGTTTTCACAGTCCTTTTTATCATACTCGTGTGCTTCTAACCAATCTTTGATTGATTCCGTTAAATAGATTCTGATTTTTTTGTTGATTTCTTTGTTATATGTAATACTCATAATATACCTTCTTTCTAAATCTAATTATAGAAAATAGCATGAACTAATTCTTGTATGCCTCCATTTGTTGTATCTTTTGCACCAATTAATGGATACCATGACACATAAAAAAGATCTAGTCCATAGATTTCTTTGAAAGTTTTTTGTAATCGTTTAAACCATTTACTTTCTCGTTCTTCACTCTTATGAGTGCTTACTCGATTATAAGTATTTTCATTGTTTGTAAGTATTAAATTCCTATTAGCTAATCCACACAAACGATAATAAGAATTCATTATTTTACGTGCTTCTTTATAATCCGCTGGTGTTGGGTTGCTAGTTTTATAACTAATTAATATATCTAGTTCTTTTTCTCTTCTTTCTGCGATTGTTAGTTTTTTCATAATAATATACCTTCTTTCTTAAGTTACCCTACATAAAAGCGGGATTTTAAATAGTTACAATAAAAAAGACACAATCTTTTTTAGATCGTGCCTTTGGTTTACTGGTTACAATGGCAAGATACCCAACAATTCGGTTGATTGCAAGGGTGTAAACCTTTACCGCCGTTATTCTCCGGGCAATGTTTACAATTGCCAATGTTATTTTCAGAGTACATAAATTTTATATACTCATTTTGTGTAAAGTTAACACCATACACGTTTCTTGTATATGGGCTGTATGCTTTATATACTTCCAACATACCGTAGTAGGCTTTTACACCTACTCTACCGATATTTCTTTTTTCTGAAGGACTTAAAAATAAAGATCCTTCATTGTTTAATTTGTTTTCAAACAATCTTACAACTTTTGTGTTTTCACTTTCTTTTTCATGATTCTCAAAATAATCTAATGGCAAAGATTCAAATGCTGTATACATTTCAATATCGTATTCATGCGTTTCTTTCCCATATGCTTCTAGCTTCATGGAAATTGTATCATCTAACCAATGACCAGCATTAAGACAATACTCTTTCTCATCATCATTTTCTAAGAAGAAATAAATTACAACTTGATTGTTTTTCATCAAAGGGATCTCATAGATTTCTGCATTTGATGGAATATTAACCATGTCCATCAATGTTCTACAAAGATTTAACAGTTCTTTACCATCTTCTTCTGTGCGATCTAGTGCTGAAGGTGGGAAAGAACAGATTTTTTCAACAATTGGCATAAAATTATTTTTATTCATAATTTCCTTCTTTCTACTTATCAGACTTGATAAGATTTTAAAATTTAATAGTTCTATAATGCCGATTAAAGCGGTATGCAAGACAGTGAACAATGTTCATATAATTTGTATACAAATTACTAACTACTAGGGTACAAGCCGTTGGCGTTCATTTATAAATACAAATATACTACTAATTGATATACTTGCCATTGTGCTATAATCAGCACTAACAACCATTAAAAAGTTGTTTAAAGTTTGAACCATGTCTTTTCTACTCTAAGACAAGAAAAGAGTTGCTACAATTTGTTACAAAAAAACAGAGTATCAAAAAATGATACCCTTAAGTTTAGATCCGTTCAATGTTAAGTTATCCCTTATATATTACAAATATATAAGTTTTGTTTGTTGTTCCTTGCAAGTGTTCCCTATGGTCACGGTTTATTCCCTACTCTGACACTTGTCTATTACTTACCACGTTGGCTATTGCCTTATCAAAACCCCGCAAGCACCACCTTGCTATTATCTAGGGTTTATCATATATCATCATGCAAGACAAACTATTTAGTTGTCTGCCGTTCAAAAAATGAATTTTGTTTTATCAGAATTGACAAAACTTTTTAAGATATGTTATACTTAGATTGTTTAGGGCTAAGTATAATTTATACTTATCTATGGGCTTTTGAATGTTACCAGCATTTGAAAGCCTTTTTTCATTATCCTTATGTACATTTCATCATGTACAACCGTTTTATTTATTTTTAAGATTTACTTTTGTTTGACTCTCCTTTTTAAGACTGTTTATAAGTTGTTGCTAATTGATTGACTTTTGAAAACTACCGACAACTCAATGTGGTTTGTTTTTTATGTCTCTCTCTTAACTTGTTTATATTATATCATGTATTTACTTGATTTGTCAAGCATTTATTTGATTTATTTTTTGATTTGTTTTAAAATCAAATTATGATATAATATCAATTAGATACTTGATTTATATCTTGTATCCTTTTGACAGTTATTATTATATCAAGTTTTTACTTGATTTGTCAAGTATTTATTTGATCTTTTTTAAAATTATTTTTATACACTTAATAATATAAAAAGTAAAGGAAGGTAAAACATATATGATATATATAGATAATACTCAATTAATCGCAACCATTAAAGAATTGCAATTAAGAAAGAATTATACACAAAAACAACTTGCAACGGCTATTGGTATCTCCCCAGCTAATTTATCTAATATCCTAAAAAACAAAAAGTCGTTAAGTTTTGATGATGTCAATAAAATATGTAATGGTTTAGGCTACAAATTGGACTATAGTTTTATAGATACAGATAATACCAGCAAAGATCAATAATATTGTTTGCTCTACCCTTATACACCTATAAGCACTTATACAGCCGTTTAAAAGCTTTAGAATGTAACTATGCAAGGATCATTATTGTTATATAGAAGAAACACGTACAAAAAAGTATTGCAAATATAATATATAAGTATATCTATTATAGCATAATGTATAGTGCTTGTCCATGCCGTAGGAGTACTCTCGTATAGTATTATGTATATGTACTATATCTATATATTATATCATGGGTGTATGTTGTGTATAGTTATATGTTATACTATTATATGCACTTGTATAGTTATAGTAGTTTGGATCTAGTTTTGCGTGGTAGTATAAGATATACTATCATGTTATATTTGTATATGTATTTGTTTATGTATGATAGTTTGATCTTGTATGATTGCTATATATTAATTTGTTTAGTTTATATTTTAATTTGTGTAGTAATTACAAGCGTTGGAAGTCTGCCAAACATCGAACACTTGTTTGTTTAGTAGTGTAGCATGGTTTTATGGTGCTGTCAAGCGGTATAGATAAAAGCTATAGCAAGGTTGGTTGGTATAGAGTTGTGTTATAGGTGGGTTTTTGAGTGATAAAGAAAATATTGTTTTGCTAGTGTGGTGTGGCGTGAAGTTTTATTTTGTATTGATGGCGTGGATAGACTATCCAACATATTATGTAAAAGTGTTGGATAATAGACAAGTGTATGATAAACAACACTTGTTGTGTAAACGGTCGTTTACCAGTAGTCCGATATCGGACTAAGACGACACGTACAGAATATTATACAGTTTGTGCATTATATTAAATAACCATATAACGTAGTATCCTATACTATGTGGAAATAGTTGGAAATTATTTGCACTCTGCCTCCTGATCTTCCTACAAATTATTTACAGTTATTTACAAAATTCATTTGATAAAATCCTAGTATTTCAAATAGATTTTTACAATTTTAACCATGTAAAAATATGGTTGTAAAAGATCTCAAACCAGCATAACGGGGGGTTGGTTTACATTTCAAAAATTGGAGATAACTGTCATTTTAGACAGACGTGTTCAATCACCGTGTCAACTAAAATTTTTCGACCCACTGTCACAAAATCATCACTTTCCCAAGCAATTTCCTACACTTTCCTAGATAAACACTTTCTGCTAATTGAAAACATGTCTTCGGAGGCGTCGTCGAGCGAATCGTTTATTTTACTACTCTTTTTTCAACGCTCTCAGAACCCCTTCTTTCAAAAATCGCACTTTTTCAAAAAATCAGCCCCATTTTCCCCTTTATTTTCCCCAATTCTCTCGACGACACGTTTTTGTTTTGCGCCATTTCATGCAAGTTTTGCCCTCAAAAACCTAAGTAATTCCTTATATTTTTCACATCAGATTTTACACAGTTTTACACAATTTATCGAAACATGATTTTTGGCTCTTCTCGAAGCACGATTTTGACAATTAATACCCTCACAAATCCCAGTAAATCCCTACACAAATCACATCTCAACCTTTGCACAAAATTACTCCCAGAAAAATGTATAAATTCAATCAATCATGCCCGAAACCGATTTTATCTCCACAATCAATCGCACAAAATAATCGTCACTTTTTCTTTATAATCACTATACCTTTAACCATTTTGCCTACGAAATTGGTGACACCCTATATCGAAGGTTCTCAACAAAGACATGCACAAAAATATATAAATTACAAGAAACCACATATAAACACTAAAGAAAACAACAATTACCTCTTCTCTCTTATCCCAAGTAAACAAGCAATTTATTGCGCAGTTTAGGAGAGACAGGATAAGCGTCAGCGTTCCTTCTCGACATTGCTACCGCAGGTAATATCACTTACACGCTTCCATTTCTTAGCAGATCATGTTATACTTCCATTGAGAGATTAGGCAACCCTCGGCATCTATGCCAAAACAGACACAACAAAAGATATTAATGGGTTCAAGTTGACACCACCAGATAATGTATCGGCAAATGCATTATCAGAATTTATACTCAGGGGAAATTTTTCTGGGCATATTTTTTACACCTTACAATCTATCATTGCAATAAAGTATCTTATATGATATAATCGTGTATATGGCATTGAACAAGACATTCAATGTATTCCATGTATCAATAAAAACAATCCCTCGCAAGGCAAAACATTTTAATAAGATGGAATCCCTTGAACTATCAACCAGATTTGTGACAGATAGTGAACACAAGCAATCTATCAATCAGACACTCAGCCTTGCAAGCAGGGATTATTTTTATGCAAAAATTTATCTCTCATTCAGTCCTATAGAAAATCGCACACTACAGATCATAAATCCATTTTACCTGTCTACATTAACAACTCTCCATGACATACCGCAAAATTCATATTTGACGAATATACTCTTCTAAACATTGAGAATCACATATAAGCAACACCTACCATCATGCAGCAGATTTTCAAATTAGACATCTATCACAACTCATCTTAGACCTAAGGCAAAAATATCTCTTCATTACACCCTTTAAAAAATGTACTCTGAGAGAGCAAATTTCAATTCTACTATCTTACCCTAACAAGTTATCGCCAGAATATATAAAATGGAAATTAGCATCCGATTTCTCGTCTAAACATTGCAAAAGTACCCTAAGCAATTTCACACATGACCCATACTGTACACTCATACCACATAGGGGTACACTTTACATTGGAAAGATTATTATCTGCGCCAGTATATATTGTACGTAAAAAAGTACAAGGATATTTTCTATGAAAAAATGCACCTAAGAGATCATAAATCAATTTAACACCTCTCCTCTACCAACAATACCAATTTACATATAGAATGGGAATTCACAGCAAAAAGCTCTTCTAAATGTACGGAATCTAGTATAAAGAAAATTACATTCTATCCAGATAAAAACATAACCAACTTCCCTCTTTGCACCTATTGACAGGGTGCATAAAGTATGTTAAAATACCAATATGCTTAAAAAGAAAATGAAGAAAGAAAGGATATATACTGTGAAGAATATGAATGATTTCAAACGTAATTACAATGAAGAGACAAAATTCTATTTCAATTTGCCACAAGGTATCACACCAGATATGATATGTCAGATAATCAATCATGGTAATCTGTGTAGAGATTCTTTCAGAGAATATATGTTGGCAAATACCAGAAAAGAAATTACAATGAAGATTCATGATTACTGGAAAGATCATTCTGAGATATTATATCCAAGATCTTCAAGATCATATATGTGGTTGTACTACAATGAGATAGTAAGAAAAAGATTACGGACATTGCAGGAAGAAAATATAAAACAATTATCATATATGATCTACATGATGAAAACAAAGAAAGGAGAAATGGAAAGATGATCAATACAATTATCAAGACAGATAACACAGACAAAAAGAAAAGACAGATGAAAGATCAAAAGAGAAAAGAGATGAGCGTCAGCGAACACGGAATTTTTTCGTTGAGTAAGCGTCAGCGACCGAAACAAAAAATAGGTAGGGAATATTTATATTCCCGTGTTTTGTATAGGTAATATGTCCTATATAGATAACACGTCTCTTATAGTTAATATTGTCGGTTGAGCGATTAAAAATTATTTGTCTAGCTATTTAGACGTGTCTATCAAATCAACACCTGTTGTACTTATGCTGAGATTTTGTCTACACACAAGTTAATAACCAAGATAGCAAAGGAGAATTATTTATGAAACAAATTAAACCCGAAGGAAAACGACAGAACTTTCATGTTATTCCACATTTTCTAATCTACAATCCAGAGTTTGGAGAAAAAAGAATATTATTTCAAATGGCGTTAGCAAACAATATGATGTTAAAATGGAATCCAGAAAAACCACCGATTCTTTATAATACAAATTTACTCGTGCGCCAAATGAGCTTTTCACAGAATTACAACTCATCAGGCATCAATGAACAAGTTAAAAAATTTATGAAATTAATTGAAGACAAAGGCTATGTTAAAAAAGTTGCATCACCAATCAAGCAGCTTACATTATATAATGTTCCGAATGAAAACACTGAAGAAAATTTATTCCTACAAAAGAAACATTACGGTATAATTTATAACTTCGAGTTCTTATACTTGCTCCGATTACATAAGACGAATTCAATGCCATATAATACCAGAATATGGAATGTATTACTCGTGTTAGCATATCTAAGATACAATATTATCATGCGAGTTTCAGAAGATTTTAATTCGAAAAAAAATAGAAAGAAAAGACCAGAAACATATGTGAAAACATATGATGATATCGGAAAGGAACTTGGATTACATCGAACTACTATTGAAAAATGTGTTAAGGTTCTTGATGAGGCAGGGATTATCTATCATGAGCAATTATTCAAAACTCTTCCTGGCACTGATAGAGTTGTATATAGTCGAATTGCTTTTACAAATAAATATAAATATGACGGAACTCAAGAATATCGCTTGGATTCCAATTACGATTATAAAAAAGAAATCGAAGAAATTAAATTACAGTTAAAACCTTACGGAGAATTTGGGAAAGCAACTAATGCTTCTTCTGATTTAGAAAACCTTGATTAATCGCTTTGTTGGCAGCATTGTGAGTAATCAAGTAAACACAAATTAAAAATTAACTAAACAATAATATACATAACGAAAGGATCTAACAAATTTTCATGACAAAACAATTAAATACAGAACTCAAAGACTTATTGACTACTTCTGACCGTATCTCATTTGAGAACATGACGCAAGAACAGTTTGCAGTAAAACTTGCAGCACAGAGACTACGAACTACTCCTTCTTCAAAGAAGAGATTAAAAAGAAATGATGGTATTCGAGCAAGAGATAGTACAACAGATACCGTGGTCTATAAGCCAACGCATGACCAGTATTATCGCATTTTTATCAACGATATCTTAAGCAATATTCGATCAGGTGGCACTGATTATTGTTTTAAATGGTATCAGGTTAAAGAGTTGTTGCGGTTTCACAAGCACACGTTGATATGCAAAATGGTCAGAGAAAGCAAGAGTGCCAGTGGCATTTATTTCAAGGTATCTCTTCCAAACGATTGGCGAAAGATTGAGAAGAACATTTTACCAGAACAGTAAGAATGAGCTACTGAAATACATAATAAACACAAATTAATAATTAAACTAAACAAATACATAAATAAGGAGACTTTTAATGAAATCCAGAAAATTTAATAAAGAAAAGTATGCAGAACAGAAGGCAATGAAGAAAAAGAATCGTCCACAGCGCAGTTATAAAAGCCTTGGGACAACCATTGAAATCCCGATTAATCACAGAAAGCATAAAATTTTAGCTACTGCCCGACATAATGATGAAAACGGCAAAGAGGACGAAACATTTACAGTAACGCTTTCAATTGCCAAAGAGACAGGAGATTTCCCAATTTGGCATCAGTTTGAAGATGATTTACAGATCACGGCAAAGAGATATTCTCTTAGAACAGCTCTGATGGCTAAGGTAGTTGAGCTTGAAACAGCTGGTGATCTTGATATACATATTGAATCTGCTGATGCTATCTACAAGCTTCTTGAATGTGCAGGCGACTACCTGAGTGGTAAATCAAACACAGTGGAGGTGCGGTAGAATGATAGTTTTATCTACGATTCTGATTGGCGGTGCCGTACTGTTTTGCGCAGGAATGTGTCGTTCTGCTGCTACCAGAGAAATGATTACAGAAGATATCTATTGTCAGATCAAGGCAGAAAGTTTACATAAAAACGCTTTCAGGAAACCAAGAACTGAAATGGAACGGATGACAGACATGATTTTTAAAGAAAGCGAGGATGATTAGTAGAATGGCAAACACAGGATATGTACCAATTTTAACAGTGCATCAAAATCAAAATATCGAATTGGCAGATAAAGTAACCGATCAGATTGATGAGATGTTTCGAGATGTTAATGTATTAATTACTCAGAATGAAGTAAATCAAGTAATAACATCTCTTAGTATGTTGATAAAAGTAAATGATACTTCATTCTACTTCCCAACAATTTTAAAGTTTCGAAATTATGATGACGATAATCCATTAAGAGATAAGATTAAATTATCTTCAAGAGATATTGAATATTTATCTCAGATTAAAGTTTTTTATGGCGAAGTTTTTGAAAGTTTACAAACATTAAAAAATCATAAATGTAAATTTATCAAGTGTACATTCGAATTTCCTTGTACTATACGAGTTTCTAATTTGAATTTTACAGTATCATTAAAGACGTCTTTTTTTGATAAAAATAATGACTATATGTTAATCACATCTGACTTAATTGATGCAAGAATCATTCGTACAGATCGTGTGCGTATTACAAAACATATAGAATACACACTGCAACGCCTTGACGATATTGATCAAAGATATGGTGTTTGGAAATCATTATCAAAACTAAAAAAAGACATAAGTAAAGATGAGAAATTGTTTGTTTCGGTAAAAAATATCGTTGAGACACTACGTGTATATGAAAATAAATTTAATTGCGAACCATATTCATTGCAACTTAGCATTGATGAATTTTCAACAAGAGGCGTGAATATTTCTTTTACATATAAAAAATTTATTATAAGTAAAATTCGTTTAGAAAATCATATTGTAGATATTGAAGAATTTAGGGATTCAATTTATGAGGCATGGGAAATTTTCAAAGATAGATTTTTATATCTAATGGAAAACAATATATATAGTGTTTTTGAAGAACTCGTGAATTATTTGAATAAATCGGCAAACAATTTGTGGACAGCAAATATTGTGGTCGAGCCATTTATGATTTATTTGCATGTTGAAGTAAAGCATAACGTGCTCCATGACTGTATTTACGATATCAAAACACAGAAACCATATTTGCCATGGTACGAAATTGATACGCAGATTCAGAATATAAGCAATGAAATGACTTTTCATGCAGACATTCCTTTGATTTCTAGTGATTTGTTTAATCCAGATGGGTTATTGAAAATTACAAATACTTTTTTATATCAATGGAAACAACCTCTACCTAATACCAATTGGAAGCAATACGTTGCCAATGAACTGTCAAATTGTATAATCGAAAAAATTAACACATCTGATGAGATGCCAATCCGATTCATCGAAAAGAATACAAAGGAGAGTTATGAATGACAAAAAATATTAATACTAATCCATTGCAAATCCCAAGCATTGATGCAAAAGATTTGTATATTTCAAATCATCAAATTTCTGAGAACGAAGAGAGTGCGAAAGGGTACTCTCTTCTAAGAAAGACGGATCATGGATTTAAACCGAATTTGAAAAAATATATTAACACATATGACTTCAGCCTAGATTTAATTGAATTAAGAAACTATGTTGCCAGTAACGGGAAAAATTTTGGAATTGGTAAAAAGGTTTTTTCATTTTTCGATGAACATGACAATACCAAAGAATACAGTAATATGGTAATAAATGTTACATTTAACTATAGCGTAAAAGAATTTAACAGAATCAAAGTTGATACATATATGAAATTTGGATACGAATTATCTAAAAATGAATTCAAAAATTGTATTTGTAAAGATACTTCAACTGGAGAAGTCATAGGTGTCAGGACAGATCGATGGATAGATAAAAGGCTCATGTGTAATAATTTGCCTCCACAATTTTGTTATAAAGAAGAAGTTGATGAAGAAACTTCTGTTCATAAAATTATGTATATTTTAAAAACATCTACTAATAAAACCATTGTTGACGTAGCCACTTTAAGAAATATTTTATATAAAGAGGGATTTAAATGTGATGGTAGAAATTATGTAAGATTTAAAAGATCGTCAGGAAGTAGCCGTGTTGGCAAGTGTTTGTTTATTGAAAAGAATTTATCAAAACATATGCAAAAATGGGGACTGTGTGGACTTGAAGTAAAAGATGGAGAAGAAATTGATCTCGCAGCCCTTGAAGCATATATTGCTCTTCCAACAAGTAGTATCATTGATGTTATTGAAATCGATCCAAAATCAATTTTAATCATTGGTGATTATGAAAGTGTTTTTAATGATACTGTGATTGAGACAACGATTGGCAATGACGGTTGGCTTCATACAGATGAAAAAACTATTGAAATACATAACTCAATTTGGGATGGACAGAGTTTGATTGATAAATCTGTTATGGAGGAATATTCTAGTTACGGAATGCTTCTTTTAAGAAATAAATTTTTTAAATCATGTTGTTTCAATACAAATATTCAAAAATGGTTTCATGATAATAATATTACGGAAATTTCACAATTAAATGGTTTTACATTCGCAACCGATGTATCTGAAATTAAGATGATCACGACTCCAAACAGCGTAAAATATCTGAAATTTGGATCAATGGAACAATGGCTAAACAATTTACCAAGTATGTTCGGAGTTGTAAAACATGAGAAAAAAACACATTTTTTTGACGGACAAATGGTTCAGTGTCATTATCAGTTATTAAATACATTACAATTATCAAAAAATGACGTAGAAGAATTTTTACAGCCATCTTTTGATTATATGAACAAACTTAACACCGATATTGATGTCTTTAAATATCATATTAAATGTCAGGCATTGAAAGATGAAAACCCAAAAAATATGAACGACATTATTTATACTATGTTAAATATATGCCCAGATTTCGAACGTACGGAAATATTTTTGAATTTCAAAAGATCGTTGATAAAGGCATACCGCAAAAATTTAAAAAAGGGACATGTACTTGTCAATGGTAATTATTCTGTATTATTTGGAAATCCGATCGAAATGTTGAAATCTTCTATTGGTGAATTTAATCCAACTATTTCGACTTTAAACAAAGGAGAAATATATAATACTAGATTTTTAAACGATCAGGAATTGTTGTGTTGTAGAAGTCCACATGTCACAATTGGCAATATTCTTGTAGCAAAGAATACTCGTGTTAATGAAATTGATACCTATTTTAATCTAACTGATGAAATTGTTTGCTTAAATTCAATTAACGATAATATTTTAGAACGGTTAAGCGGATGCGATTTTGATTCAGATCAAATGTTGATCACAGATGATCAGATTTTGTTGAATGCAGCCAAAAAAAATTATTCTGTATTCAAAGTTCCAACATCGAATGTTCATGCAAGAAAAGCTAAACGATATTTTACACCAGAAGATCAGGCAGACCTTGACATTCGTACAAGTAATAATTTGATTGGAGAAATTATTAATCTATCACAACAATTAAATAGTCAGCTGTGGGATAAAGCTAACAATAGTGAAAAAAGTATTCAAGAATTATATGATACTGACAATGTTTTTCGAAGACTGTATTTTGATATTTGCCAGTTGGATGTTATGTCTTGTATTGAAATTGATAAAGCAAAAAAAGAATTTGAAATTGATTCCAAAGCTGAGATTAAGCGTATTCAAAACAGGCACATTAAATTAGATAAAGAAACTGGATTAAAACAACAAGCTCATTTTCTTGGAGTAATTTCTCAGATAAAAGGGTACGAAGACAAGAAAAATGTAGTATATAAATTATGTAAAACCACTATGGATTACCTTGAGGAAACGATTGATGATTTTAGTCCAGCAAGACGTAAAAATAAAAAGATATTACTTTCAAGTTTATTCAAACCTAAAAATTTTAACAAAGAGTTAATTATAAAACCACAAATAACTTTAATTTTGAAACAACTTGATACATTGTATACGTCTTTGATTCAAATTATGAAGTTAGATAATTATACTTATTCTTATAATGTAAAATGTAAAATGATTCAAAATAAGAAATTTGAAACATATGAATTGTTAAAAAAATATACAATTAATCAACATACTATGTATCGATTACTAAAATATATAGACAACGATAAAATTACAGCAAAAAAATATTTATTTGAATTTTTGTTTTATTATTCAGATTTAATCAAAGAATATAAAAATAAACTTTGTGTGCGTAACGTAAATCTACGTGTTCAAAATGAAACTAATGAATATGATGTTTCCTTATATGGTATGAGATTTAAGAAAGAATTTTAGTAAAAAAACGCCAAAAATTATCCCCTTTTTATTTTCGGACACCGTCTAAACCCAGTGTTTATGCGGTGTCTAGGGCTTCTGCTAAATGGAACTATAGGAAGAAAGATTAATCAGAGCAGATAAACTCTCAAAATACCAATTTGCACTTCGTGTAAATGCTCACGCTGCTTGCAGCTAAAGAAATTTCACACCGTGAGTTCCGAGGTCTATGTCATCAAAAACAAAAAATCAGAGATGGTATCCGAGACTTGCAACTGTTCTATTAATATAGTAGACCTCCAGAGGAAACTGAAAAGCAACCAAAGGAGAAATCATGAAAAAGAAAATTTCAATTATCACATTAGTTATGGCAATGCTACTGGCAGTCGGAGGATTCACTACTTCTACTTCTACTGCTGTCTCTGCGAAAAATAAAAAAGTCAAATGTTTGGGAACATACAAGATTACTGCATATTGCGGTTGTCGGTCATGTTCTGGCGGTTGGGGAAACCGAACTGCTTCAGGTCGCAGAGCAAAACAAGGCAGAACCATTTCTGTTGATAGGAGAAAAATTAAATTAGGTACTAAAGTTAGAATTAATGGACACTGGTATATCGCCCAGGACGTTGGTGGCGGAGTAAAAGGAAAACACATTGACATGTACTTCTCTTCCCACTCACAGGTCAAGAGATTCGGCAAAAAGTACCGTAAAGTATATGTGGTAAAGTAACAAAAAGCTAATTTTATCACACGTAAGAAATATCGCCTATAGGGCATTAATGAAGATATTTTGGTGAGCATGGGACGCCATGCAAAACACAGAGGTATAAAGCTCGTATGTTTGGAGCTTGCGTATAGACATTTACCATAGAATTTACAGAAGTAATATAACTCTGATTTCAAATGTGTTGGACGCCTTTTAGTGCATACGCAAATTATTTGTCGGTAACTCATGTACACATCAAGTAGTGTACACCGACTAATGGATATTTTCTCGGATAAATACCGAGTCTCCATTTATTATTCTGGCAGGTGGCGAAATGTCATCTGTACATTATATTAAAGGAGAAAATAATTATGAATACAACAGCAATTACAACATTCAATAACGAAGAATTTGGTAATGTGAGAACTCTTACAATTGATGGAGATCCTTGGTTTGTTGGCAAGGATATTGCAGAATGTCTTGGATATTCTAAGGCACGAAATGCTATTTCTTCCCATGTTGATAACGAAGATAAAAAGGACGCCCCAATTCAGGGCACCCTTGGCGGAACACAGACGATGAAGGTTGTTAACGAATCTGGCGTTTACTCTCTTATTTTTGGAAGTAAACTGGAATCCGCTAAAAAGTTCAAGAAGTGGGTTACATCTGAAGTTTTACCGTCTCTTCGCAAGACTGGTACATATACGGTAATGGCGACTCAACCGAATACAACTTCTTCTATTATTGTTCAGCCAACAAGTGATATAGAGTTGCCAAAAGCAACAAATACTTGGTATCTAAAAAATAGAAAGCGTCTAAGAGAATTGTGTGATCTTATGAATATTGAGCGTAGAACTTTATATCATCTGATTCTGACAGAGATTGGAAATACGATTGACATTGAGCAATCAAAATCAATTTACACAAGAGATCACGGATTCCCACCAGAATTCATCATGGATGTTGTTGGTTATTTCACTAAAATGCAAGAAATTGCTGATGAATATCTTGACAGATTATTAGAAAAATATGAGTCTTTGAATTCAGATAATGATGAAGAAGATGAAAGTGTATGGTAATTTACCATATTATAAAACATTGCACCTTGCGTGCCCAACAAGAAATGAAGTGATCCGACTAAGATCGGTGGATTTATGCTATTAGCTGATAAAAGAAAACACAAATCGTTGAAAGAGTGATGCCGAAGTACAAGGTGGAACTCGTGTAGAAACTTGCGATACTCTAATCCAAGGTGTTTTGGTCGCACAAGAAATGTGTGTCTTTTTGATGGAGTTGTCTACAAAAATTACACAATTAAGTGTATGGCATATTCTGGAAATGTTATATTTCGCTTATTGTATGAATAAGTATGCCAAAAGTGAGGAGGAATCACTCACTAAAATTTGTGTTAGTTTTGTTGAAATTAATACAGATACAGAATGTGCATGTGGCAGAGCTGGTTTAATGCACCTGATTGCTAATCAGGCTTACGTGGGAATGCACGTAACAGAGGGTCGTAGCCTCTCATGCACGTTTCAGCTGCGATAAGCCTAATTTTGGTAAGGCAGTAGTCTTGAAAACTACTAGTAGCCGTAGTGATACGGTGTCTCAGTTCGAGTCTGAGTCGCAGCGCTAGTTTGTCCTGTGATGTCTTTCGAGCTCACGGGCTTATATCCCTGTTTATCCCGCTAAGGAGGCGGATCTGACTGTAAATCAGATGGCTTCGGTCACGAGTGGGTTCGATTCCCTCAACAGGGACGACTAGATCTGAGAGGCATACGATGCGCAGATCAAAAAAATATGCGAATGCCCTGATGGCTGGTGAATATTGGTAACCTGTACCTCTACTGATATTCTGATGGAGTTCATCACTTCAGTTCGCCCTAGAAAAGCAATACTTACACACTGTTGCTTTTTAGAAATATGTATTGTCTCGCCAGTGTGTACGTATGAGAGGCAAATACATATTCGTTATTGACATGTAGCTCAATTGGACAGAGCACAACGCTACGGACGTTGGTGTTGCAGGTTCGATTCCTGTCATGTCAGCTCGATTGGCTAGTAGCTCAATGGTAGAGCACACGGCTGTTAACCGTGCGGTTTGCAAGTTCAAGTCTTGCCTAGCCAGCTTTCCTACATACCTCAGAGGCTAGAGGGTCATCACAGCAAGGATAACATTAGATGAAAGTCGCTGGTTCGAATCCAGCTGTAGGAATTTTGTATTTTATACAAAAATACCCAAAGGGATATAGTGTAGCGGTATCACAAGACACTTTGACTGTCTCGAGCCTAGTTCAAGTCTAGGTATCCCTGTTTGCAGAATGGAGAAGTTTGGTCTATCTCGTCAGGTTCATGCCCTGAAGATCGGCGGTTCGAATCCGTCTTCTGCTATTAAAAATCATCATAATAATTCATTTAGGCTGAGACATTCGTGTTCCTACCATTTCTTGCGCAGTGGCGTAATGGTAAATAAACGAATAGATGAATTATTTAAAATTAAAAGTAAAACTAAACCTAATTATTTAGAGCAATGTATGGCTGAATTTTATTTTAACAATTAATTATAAGAGGATAGCTAAACAGTTACTATTGTGTTTTGAAGGAGATTGTGTATGGAAGAAATTTGGAAAACATTAAAATATCACGATCAAGTATATAATAGATATGAAGTATCTACTTTCGGAAATATTAGACATAAGATAAATAAAATCAACAGAAAATTTTATCTTGATAAAAAGGGATATTGCAGAACTAGCATATTTAATGGATATGTCAATAATAAACGAAAAATAAAAAATATTATAGTTCATATAGCTGTTGCTTCGACCTTTATCGATAACCCAGAAAAGAAAAGCACAGTTAACCATATAGACGGGGATAAGGCAAATAACCATGTTGAAAATTTAGAATGGGCTACAGTATATGAACAAATACAACATGCGTCATTTGTTTTAGGTTATAGTAAATTATATTCCGATACAATGAGGAAAACATTTTCAAAGAAAACTGCTCAATACAATAAAAATAATGAATTAGTAAAAATATGGAATAGTACCAGAGAAATTGAACGATCATTAGGATTCAGGCACGAAAATGTAGCTGCTTGTGCAAGAGGAAATAGAAAAACTGCATATGGATATAAATGGCAGTATGTAAAAGAAGCGTAATGTCACTATTGATCGTAGGTTCAAATCCTACCTGTACAATCAAAGAGCTGTTTGATTGGCAGTTCTTTTTCAACAAAGATTTTTCTCATTGTTAGCATATAGTGGATGGATATTAATTCATCCGCTACTCCTTTCTGCTGTCGTAGCTCAATTGGTAGAGCAGTCGCCTTGTAAGCGACAGGTTATCAGTTCAAGTCTGATCGGCAGCTTTCCAAATCCAGTAAATATGTACGACGACTGCCATGTGCAGCGTCAAGCATCACTGGAAATATTTTAAGAATGGAGGGATCTTCTATAATTAAGATCACCAAAAATGAAGCTTTCTATCTTCGCTCAAAAGGATTCAAGGACAAATCTGATATTCATCAGACGTATTCTGGACATCCTACTTACTATGCAAGTGAGAAAAGAAGCGTAATGAAAGCTCTAAAGAAATATAGAGAAAGATAGGTGTTCTCTATGAAGAAAAAACAAAACAATATTAGAGTATCATTTGTAGATGAACCTGCTGCCATGGATGTTACTGGTTCTATGGTTTATGTAAAAACAGATACTCACAACATTTTGATTGATGCTGGCTTACATCAGTCAAATAGTAAATACGATGACTTTCTTGTAAATAAGAGAAGGTTCAAAGAATTTAAGCCAAAAGACATTGATTATATCTTTATTTCCCATCTCCATGCGGATCACGTATTTTTAAGCCCAAGATTATATAAAGAAGGATGTTCTGCAAAAATGATTGTTGCACAAGACAATTATCGAATTATGCATCGAATGGCTGAAGATTCTGCTTATATCATTGAAAGAGATATAGAATTAATTAACAATCAACATGGGAAGAATTATGACCCATTGTATACTATTGAAGATGTAGAACGCACAATGAATTATGTTTCTGAATATCCTGTTATGGAAAAGATTGTTGTTGATGATACTTTGTCATTTATGCTTATTCCAAACGGACATTTGCTTGGTAGTGTGCAAATTTTATTGTATCTCAAACAGAACAACATTGAAAAGACATTACTGTTCACAGGTGATATTGGAAATTCTAAAGTTCATAATTATTATGTCAATAAGTTTACTCCTGTTGATCATGCAGATTTAGTCATTGGAGAATCAACTTATGGAGATCGTCCTGATTTAAAAACTGGACAAAAAGAAAGAAATAATGATATCGAAAAATTATTTTCTATTATTACACAACAGGTATGCGAAATGCATGGACAGGTAATTATACCAACTTTCGCAAATCACAGACTCCAATTTCTTACAACAATGATTTACCAGGTCATGAAAGATTATGATTTTCCTTATAAAGTATATATTGATACACCGTTAGGAATTGATATTTTCAACGAATATCGCAAAATCTTATCTGGCGATGAATTAAAATTGTTTGATGAAGTCCTAAATTGGGACAACTTGATATTTGTGCGTGACGCAGAATCCAGTAAAGCATTGGTACATAGCAATGAACCATGTGTAATATTATCTACGTCTGGAATGTGTAATAATGGTAGAATTAGACACCATTTGAAAAAAGCAGTTCCAAATCCTAATGCTACTGTTCTATTTGTAGGATTCAGTACGCCAGGAAGTTTAGCTGCATTACTTAAAGACAAAAATGTTAAATCTATCTCTATAGATAATAAACAATATACTTGTAGATGTGCAAGTTTCTCACTCAAATCTCTTAGTGGACATGCTCCATTCTGCCAACTTCTTGATTACTACTCTTCTATTAACACAAATCGAATTGTATTACATCATGGATCAGAAAAAGCAAAGTTAACATTAAAAGAGAAATTAACTTCTGAACTTGAAAAGAAATGCAAAAGTACACGAGTTATTATTGCAAATTCAAGTTTGAAAATTTCATTATAGAAAGGACTGTTGAATATAGAATTCGAACTTCCAATTAAAGATTTACTAAAACAATTTGGCGGTGGACTGCCAGATGTAGTAGATTATCAGTATTATGTAAATTTACAGCAGCGCAGAATTATTGTAAATGAAGCCATTTGCGATACCATCCTTGAAAGTGCTGTTCTCCCACTTATTGAGATGGATAATGATGGTTCTGGAGAACCTATTACAATTATTCTTGATTCACCTGGTGGCGACGTATATAGAGGATTTAATCTTGTTGATGTTATTGAAAAGGTTAAAACTCCACTTACGATTCACATTATGAGTATGGCAGCCAGTATGGGGCTACATATTGCTATGGCAGGACATAATAATCCAAATGTAAAAACCGTATGTCATCCATTTAGCGTAGGTTTACTTCATAGTGGATCAGAATCTGTTAGCGGAACAGCTCATGCTGTAAGAGATTTATTTAATTTTTCGCAGAAATACGAAGAGAAAATTAAACAGTATGTACTTTCACATTCTAATATTGATGAAGAAATGTACGAAAAAGTATATCGTCAGGAATTATGGCTTGATGCAGATGAAATGCTTCGCCTTGGAATTGTAGACGAAATCATTTAATTTTTTATTCATAAAAATGCTTAAACTACCTCTATTTACACTATACCACATTTTCAATCAAGTGTGTAGAGGTATTTCACAAATAATTAAAAAATTCACATTAGTTTAAAGGAGGATAAATATGGCTAAAGCTTTATCTTATAAAAAATCTACTACTGTCACAGTTAAGGCGGCAGGTTATGTAGACATCGAAAAAGGAGTTATTGAAACAGAAGAAGGAAATGTATCTTTCAAAGATTTATTAAAAGACTTTGATGGAAAATATGGTGAATTTCAGATGAAAGAAAAGACTGATGAAGATCTGGAATTAAACGTACCTTCTGATGAAGAATAGATTGGAGTGAAGATTTATCAGTATTAATTTTGAACAAGAATTAGCAAAAATCGGATTAACTCCAGAAACATATGAGGCTGTCTGTGCAGATATTGATTCAAAACTTGACGGTGTAGTTGATATCGACTGGCAGGAAATTAAAGAAAAATATCATGTACAATGTGCAAGCGATACAATTCGTAAGTCCTCTTCTACTCCATTTGGTGGTAGATTCAGAGATGCTTATTTTCGCAGCAAGCAAAAATCTGGTAACGATGAAAAATCTGAAGATCAGTTATTATATGAAAAAATTCGTAAGGAACGACAGAAATTACAGACAGTTAATTTAGAGAGAAATCGTATTTCTCGCCAAGAAAGTCGTTTTGAGCTGTTCAATGAATATGTGGCTGAAGCAATTCAGATGCTACCAAACCCAGACTTCAAACCTCTGAGAGTTGAAGATAAATCTAAAGGATATGTGCTTTCTATTGCAGATATTCATTATAATGCAGTATTTAAGAGTGTTAACAACGAATACTCTCCAGAAATTTGCATTGAAAGATTTCAAAAATTATTATCTAAGACCATTGTGCTGATACATAGACTTGGCATTTCTAAACTCAAAGTCGTCACATTAGGTGATGATATTCAAGGTATCTTACGTCTTACTGACGTTAAGCTCAATGACTCTGCCGTTGTTAAGGCAGTTGTTGATATCTCAAAAATCATTTCACATTTCTTAAATGAATTATCCAAATATGTTGAAATTGAATATTATTGCGTAGGTCGAAGCAACCATAGCCAAACACGACCTATAGGAACAAGAGCTTCTGAATTATGTGCGGAAGACTTTGAATATATTATTGGAAATTATATCAATGAATGTTTGGCAAATAATGATCGTGTTGAAGTACATCTTGATCTAGAATCTGATTGTATTCATATTCCTATCGCTGGCTTTAATATGGTTGCAATGCATGGACACACATTAAGAGGAACTGATAGTGCCATTCAAAATATGGAATCTATATATAACGAAGATATTGATTTCTTATTGGTTGGTCATTACCACGGAATGCTTGAAAAATCTCTAAGTGAAGGTATTACATGCGATAAAGAAATTTTAGTATGTCCAAGCTTTGTAGGTAGTGATCCTTACGCAGACAGTATTTTTAAAGGGTCAAAGAGTGCTTGCAAGTTATTTGAGTTCACAGAACGTGAAGGGCATACAGCATCATTCAAGATACAGTTAAATTAGCAATTCGGCAGTCATTTTTTAGGATCAATCTCTCAAAACAGGTCGGACAGACTGCCTATTATGAGCAGAGGATATTACTTCTTCTGCTCCATTTCTATAAATATTTATGGGTACTCAAAAGTGAGTAGTCGTAGAAATTAGTTAAAAATAAAACATTAATCACAAAAAGGAGAATCGAACTATGATTACAGCAAAAGAATTAGTAAAATCAATCGCAACAAAGAAAACAGAAACTGAAGGACGTAAAGTAACTCAGATCGAAGCAAAAGAAGAATTAGATAGAGTTGTTGAATGCATCGTTGATGCAATTGCATCTGGAGAAGGTGTTCGTTTAATGGGACTTGGAACATTTACTGTTGAAGATAAACCAGCTCATGTTGCAAGAAATCCAAGAACAGGTGAAACAATCAATGTTCCTGCTAAGAAAGCTCCAAAATTCAAAATTTCTGCTTCATTAAAAGATGCAGTAAACAAATAAGATTGGAGTGATTGTTATTTCTTATAAAGATAAATATAACAAATATGAGGATTTGAATATTACAGATTTCGAAGACCAAATTGAGCTTTTATTTACAGTTAACGATCAGTTGGTTGATGGAGATAATTGTGTAGACATCATTGCAAACGCTGAGACAATTCGTTATATGTTATCCATTGCAATGTCAGAACTTGACTATACTCCACATAAAATCAATATGGAAAAAGACGATGCCACATATTGTCTTGAAATGTTTGATGATGGAAGTCTTAGAGTTTTCTTATATGATAAATATAATGATTCTTTACAGGGGACTTCTATTTATTTATATCAAGAAGAGGTTGGTCAGGATATTGTAGATTTTGTGTTGAACTTCTATTCTGATTCTGATATTTGGCTTTTTGGATATGAGGATGAAGACGATATTCCGATCAGCAAAGAAGATGTATCTGATTTAGATATCGTTGCTAGAATTATGGAAGATAAACATTTTGAAGTTTTGCCAACTATGTTGCCTTTCGAGTATCTGTTAAAGGATCTTTGGAGATTTTAATATTATGAATTATATGCAGTAGGTGAATAATATCATCTACTGCTCTTCTATTATATAAGGAAAGGAGGGACTTATGGCAAGAGAATTAACGCCAGAAGAATTGGTAAAAGCCCCAATGTACATCAATAGAGACGTACAATTTGAGATGCCAAGGCGATCTACTAGGGTAGATAAAAAATATAAATGCACATGCTGTGGTAAGAGTTGGGATAATCAGAGAAGCCATTTCGCTAAATCTCCTTCTCCTTTATACCAGAGTAATGATGGGTATATCAACATCTGTAATGATTGTATGGACTTGTATCTACAGAAGTTGATCAATTACTACAATGGAAATGAAGTCCACGCAATTAAGCATGTGTGTCAGCAATTTGATGTAGTGTTTCATGTTGATGCATACAAAAATGCAAAGGTTGAAAATCAACCAATCACATTTTCACAATATCTTTCAAAGCGTAATCTTCATCAAACAACAAAGGTTGGTAATACATATCTTGATGGAATGAAGACGAAATTTTATGAAGATGGATATGATCATGTTATGAGTGCAGAACAAGCTGTAAATGATGATAGTATATCTATTTCTGGTTCAGCTACTAAGAGATGGGGTGCTGGATTTACACAGGCGGATTATAAGAATCTGGATGAACATTATAATATGCTAAAAGACAATAATCCAAACATTGATCAAAACCAAGAAATCTTCGTAAAGTCATTATGCAATTTATATATGTTGCAAATACGTGCTTTACAAGCAGGTGATTCAAAGAAATATATCGACCTTAGCAGTCAGTATTCTAAAACATTCAACGATGCAGGTCTAAAAACAGTCGAAGAAAAAGATGAAAGTCAGAACACCACTCTTGGAGTAACATTGGCTACTATATCAAAATATACGCCCGAAGAATTTTACAAAGATAAACCATTATATGAAGACTATGATGACTTGGCAGACTATGTGGACAGATTTATGTTACGTCCATTAAGAAATTTACAATATGGATCTTCTGATAGAGATAAGGAATATTTTATTCCTGATGATGAGGATTTAGACGATGAATAAACAAGTAAGTAAAAAGACTGCTGCCAGACGTCTTAGTAAAATGATTGAACAGTTTCCTGCCGATGAATATCAAAAGGAATTGTATAAAAAATTCCCATCTACGCATTATTTAAGTAATCCAACAAATGTTATGCATACACTAGCATGGTGTACGTTTTTTAGGAAAAATTTACACAGATTTGTGCAAGATTACTTAGAAATTCCAATATATCCATATCAACAGTTATCACTATATTATATGGGTGTTTCTAACTCAATTTGTATTGTTGCAGCACGTAATGATGCAAAATCATTCTTAATTGCCTTATATGCATGTTGTAGAGCAATTCTTTATCCAGGATCAAAAGTTGTTATTGGTTCTGCTACTCGTGGACAGAGTAAATTGATTATTACTGAAAAAATTCAAGGTGAATTAATGGAGAAATCCGCTGTTTTAAGAGCAGAAATTGAATACGTTAAGACCAATGGACAAGACGTTGTTGTTAAATTCCGTAGTGGATCTACAATTAAAGTGTTCACAGCGAATGATAACGCCCGTGGTATTCGTTCAAATGTTGCTATTAGAGAAGAGTTTAGACAGATTAAGAAAAACATTGAAGATAATGTCATTTCTCCATTTCAGATGGTACGTCAGCCAGGTTATATACAGCTTCCACAATATAAAGATGATCCAGTTTTAGCGAAAATCTTGCAAGAAGATCCTGTTGATATCTATATTAGCTCATCTTGGCAAGACCCTACACATTGGATGTGGACAATTGTAGACATGAATTATGAATTAATGTTAAAACATGGGAAGGGTATGCTATTAGCATTCGACGAAAGCATATGCCTAAAACATGGATTCAAAACAAGACAACAGTTGATCAAAGAAAAGAAAAAGCAAGATCCTACCAGTTGGAAGGTAGAGTTCTTAAACCTTAGAATCAAAGAATCTGATTCTGCATATTTTACATATTCTATGCTGATGAATCGGCAAATTTCAAAACAAGTCTTTTATCCAAGAAATAATTTGGATGTTCAAATCAATAAGAAAAACCGCTATGCAATCCCTAAACGTGACAATGAGGTAAGAGTTATCGCAGGCGATATTGCATTCGTAGCAGGTTCTCAGAACGACAATTCAGTTTATTCTTGTATTCGTGCTATCCCAGAAACAATGACGTATGGCGATAAGCAAATGGAACAAGGATATCGTAGACAATTCCCTTATATAGAATCTAACCAGATAGGTGATACAACGAAACAGGCAATTAGAATACGTCAGTTATATGAAGATTTTAACGCTGATTATATAGTAATTGATGTGCGTAACGGAGGTTTGCAAATTCTGTATTCTTTACAAAAAGTTCTATACGATGAAGATCGCAGTGTTGAATACGCCCCATTAAAATGTATGAACAACGATGAATACGGTAGATTGTGTCAAGATCCAGACGCAAAACCATGCATCTATGCTATCAATGGTACACAAAACCTGAACAGTGATATTGCTATGAACTTCAGAAAGAATCTGGTCGAAGGAAAGATTGATTTTCTTGTTAATTTTGAAACCGCAAAAGAGGAAATTCTTTCTAAGAACAAAGAGTACAGACAGGCTATTGAAGTCGATGATGTATTTGACTTTGAGCGACCATTCTTAGAGACTCAGGCACTTGTTAGTGAATGTGCAGAATTACAATATGAAAAACTAACCACAGGTGGTATCCGAATTAAGGAACGTGGAAATAACCGAAAAGATAGATATTCTTCATGTAGTTATGGGTCATATTTTATAGACCAGTTGGAATTAGATATGGCAACTACAGATGAAGAATACGGATACGCAACATTTGTAAACTAATGGAAGGAGGGAAAATGGAAGAAAATGTAAAGCAAGACACTACATATGAATACAACAGTTATCAATATACAACAACAGATATATTTAACGCTATCTTTCAATGTGGTGTTTATGATTATTTTAATAAAGAAGAAATACGCAGTGTTTTAAAAAATCCAATTGAAAACCACGAAACCGCCATTAGATTGTCAAATTTTGTGTATACAAAAAACGGAGTTGTTACAAATTCTGTTGACTATATGGTTGCATTGCCATGTCTTGATAGTATATTAATCAATAAATCGAAAGCAAAAAAGAAAAATAACAACAAGGCAAAAAATAATAAACGCTTAATGCGCTCTACCCTTGAGACAATCGACGACAAACATTTCATTAGAGATGCATTACATACCGAGATGTTAGACGGAATTGCGTTTTATTACTTCGAAACCAAAGTAAGACCATCCGATATTGATCATACAAAATACATGAATGATTTTGATGTTGAGCGTATTATGGAGATAAATGACATCGGTGTCAATGTCTCTATTATTTCTTTGCCTTGGCAGTATTGTAAAATTGTTGGTAAGAAAAATGGGCGATTTGTTGTTGGTTTTGACTTGAGATATTTTGATGATTTCACAGACGATACACGGGAAAGAAAACTTAAAAAGTATCCAGAAGAAATCAGGAAAGGGTATTACGATCGCAAGAAAAGTAATGGCGTAAACGGCAATTGGTTAATATTAAATTCGGATAAAACAATGTGTAGAAAAATCAAATGCAAAGACTCAGAACCTTGGGGAAGATCATTGGTTATTGCTGCTCTTGAGGATGTACTATATAAAGACTATTTCACAGACACAAAACGAAATGTTTTGGATGACATGAACAATAAAGTTGTCTATCAGACATTCCCAGAAGGGAAAGAAAAAGGACTTTGTGCTTTAACCAAAAAGCAACAGGAAGCCCAACATAATGATGTTAAAACCGCTGTAGTTAACAAAAACAACAAAGGTGGATTAAGTTTCATTAGCGTTGCCGCAGGAACAAAGATCAATTCTTTAGATGTTTCTACAGATATTTTTAATGATAAAAATGAATCAAATCTTAGCAATCAAATCTCTTTGGATTTAGGTATTTGCGCTTCTTTACTTGGTGCAATGGAATCAGGTAATTTTGGAGCTGGAGCGAATAACCTCGAAATGATCACCGCCCAAGTATATACATGGGTGTATGAATGGCAAAAAGAATTAAATTACGTCATTAACAAAAATGTCATTAAAGATCAAAACAATCCAGTGGAAGTTTACTACTTCCCTACTTCTTTTGTAAATCGCAAGACATTCTTTGATATGTGCAAAACATTATATTCAGAGGCAAGCGGTTCCTTATCTTATCTTGTTGCTAGTGCAGGAATTAACCCAGAAGCATATTTTAATGTATTAGATGAAGAAATCGAAGATGGTGTATATCAAAAATATTTACCACATATGACCGCCTATACTAATTCTTCAAATAATACAAATGATCAAGGCGGTCGTCCAACTACGGACAACCCTACCGAAAATACAATTCGAAGTAGAAATAATAATGGGAACAATATCCCAAGTCCAAGTGACTCTAAATAAATATCAATAATGAAAGGTCGATTTTATTTAATCGGCTTTTTTGTTATACAAAACTTTTTAAAGGAGGATACAACATGGCAATCGTAGAGTTATCTGAAAAGAAATACAAGAATGGGCGTAGACCATTTAAAGCCGTATTGTACGAATTACAGCCTCCTGAATCAGTAGAAAATGGTATCGGAACAAAATACAACAAAAATGGAATTACCTTTTTAGAGGAATATTGTGCGCCACAGCTCGGCAGTATCGCAGATATGAGTGTTCGTGTTGAATTTTTAGATGAAAACAGAACAATAATCTGCGGTCACGGAGAAACTGGTGTCAACGAAGATGGCTTAATAACATTTAGAAATGCAAGTGTTGTTGGACATTTTACAAGAGGCTATATTGACGACATTGATTACGAAGGTGAAACAAAGAGATGTGTATGCGGTGAAGGATATCTTGATGAAATGTGTTATCCAGAATTCATTGCAAATCTTGAAGAAGACCTTAACAATGGCGTTACCGTAGAAGGTAGCGTAGAAATTTTCAAAGCAAAAGGTAATACAGGAATTGTTTATATGAATGGATGGAGAGAAACAGGGAGAATCCCTGTGGAATTTATTCACTCTGGTTGGGATATGGTAATGAACCCAGCTGATACTTCTTCTATTGTATTGGAATTAAACGAAAATCAAAACAAGGAGGACAAACAGAAAATGGACGGAACAATTGATATGAAAGAAATCACTTCTGCTATCAAAGAAACAATTTCTGAAATCAATTCTAAAGAATCTGCATTAGAAGAGAAAATTTCTGAGCAGAATTCCGTGATTGAGCAGAAAGATTCTGTTATCGCAGAAAAGGATGTAAAGATTTCCGAACTTAATGCAAGTGTCGAAAAATTGCAGAAAGCTCTTGAAGACACAAAGACAGAGAATGAGACAGCATGGGAACAGATCGAAATTCTTAGAAAAGAAATTGCAAAAGCTAAAGTTGCAGAAAAATTAGGTGAAGTTGACGAAGCTTTAAGCGAGTTCAATGAAGACGAAAAAGCAGTCGCAAAAGAAGATATCGACAAATTAAAATCTGATATTAACTCTTGCGAAAATATTGACGAATTAAACGAAATTGCTTCTGAAGTTAACTCTATCAAATCTAAGATTTGCATGAATATTGTAGCACAGCAGAAAGCAGCTGAGAAGCAGGCATCTGCCACAGAGCCTACAGCAGAAACAAATTCAGAAAAAGTTGAAGACATCTTTTCTGAGGTATGTGAATCTATCGAAGTTGTTGATGATGACGAAGATGTAAGTATTTTTTAATAAGGAGGATAGATAAAAATGATTAAATTCCGCAATATCTCTGAAATCGAGAAATTATACCCATATGTAAAAGCTGTTGCAGGAACGGATGTTTATAATGGCGATTTTGGAACAGTAACAGAAGGTACATTTGCTTTAGCCGCTAACGCTAAACAGGTAGTAATGAATATTGAAGTTGGTGACGACGAAGGTTTAGACAGATACTTTATCGCAAAAGGATCAGATTTAAGAGTTTTAGATCTTGATAAATTAGATGGAAAAGAACTTGAAATTTATGGAAAACAGATTCCTACTGGGGTGGCTAAAGGTGACAAGTTAAAATCTACAGCAACAGGGGATCTTGTTAAAGGAGCTACTGCCGCACCATATGTAGAAGTAACTGAAATTATTGGAAATCACAAAGGCATTGTTGTAGGAGTTGTTGCTTCTGCTCCAGCTACACAGTCAGTATCAAAATAGTTAATTGGAAAAGGAGGATAGTATAAATGTATACATTTGAATTAAACAACGAACGTAAGGATGCGAACTTTGCGAGCGGTCGTGTGTCTACAAAATCTCCTGTAGTAGAAATTTTCTCTGCAATGAGAGACGGAAAAGACTTAGCGCCTTTCGGAAGAAAAGCGGATCAGGCTGCTAATTATATTAAAGAATTAAATAGTAAAGCTTCTGCTGGTGATTTATCAGCAGTTTCTGAATTAAATGAAATCAGACGTTTCTCAATGGAACCTCAGATTCTTCAAGAAGCTAAATTATTAAGCATCTATGGAAATTATAAAGCAATCGGATATAACGATTCTTGCGAAGTTGAAATCCCAGAATTTGTTGGAAACCCAGCAAACAAACAGGCTTTAGGTCAGGATGTTAACTTCCCAGTAATCAGAAAGAAAAGAACACCTATCGCTACAGTAGCTATTTCTGCTGGTTATGCAGTAGATTATAGAAAAGCTGCTATTGGTGACATGAGCGATGAAAACGAGTTAAAGAATCAGATCGCTATTCAAATCAGAAACAAAGCTGCTGCTTATGTTGTAGAAACAATCTACAAAGCAATCAAACATGCAGATGGAGTTAAATACTTCTTCGAGGGAGACGGATTAACAAAAACTGGTGTTGATGGAGTTATCACACCTGTAAGACGTTTTGGAAAACCAACTATCACTGGTGATTATGCTTTAGTTTCTCAGCTTAATGCATTCGCAGGATATCAGGGAACAACACCTGCTGTTACAGGTATCTCTGAAGCCGTTATGAAAGAAATCCACGATACAGGATTAATGGGAATGTACAATGGTGCAGTTGTTTCTGAATTACCAAACCCATATGATACTTCTCTGATGAATGCAGCTGGAACAGACTTCCAGACAGTATTACCACAGGGACTCGGATATGTAATTCCTGCTGGTGGACAGTCTCCAATCTATACAGTAACAAGAGGCGGATTAACATCTATTTCTGGAACAGACGTATCAACAGGTCAGTTAATCACAAGATATGACCTTGAAGTTGGTGCTTTAGTTGCTCCAGGAAGAGAATATATGATTGGTTTACTTGGAGACAAGAAACTGTCAACAGAACTTGGTACTTACTAGAATTCGTAAATAGTTGAAGAAATGTAGACCTTATGGGTCTTTTTTATTTGCAAAGATATATGGTAATTCTGTATATCTTTGCAATTAATTAGTTAAATAGAGGACATAGACCATGAACGATATTTACTTTTGCTATTCCAAAAAACTACACTATTTTTTAATGGGGTTAGGCGAAAGTTATATTTCTTCTAACATCAACAAAAATACTGGTGTACGTTATTGGACATTCCAAAAGTCGAAAGATTTAGATGAAAAGATTGAATTGTATAATTCTGTAAAATACAAATTCAAGTAAACGATAATTAGTTGTGAAAGGATAAATAATTGAAAGAGATGGAAAATACGGAAGTTGTAAAAGAGTTAAGCATGGAAACAAAAATTACAGTACGCAGCCTTGCCAATTGGACAACAGGATTTCAGCGAATTGAATCCACAGGAGATGTAACAATCACACCAAATGGTACTACCCGTTTATCTCGTGGAGAAGTAATCTCACAGGTGCAGAACGGGAATATGCTTTTTACTGGAATTGATGGTGTTGGCTCTCATGCAACATTATATATTGAAGACGCTGATACTCGTGAAGAGTTAGACTTTGACAATAAAAAAGAAAAGAAAGTTCAGAAAATTTTAACGCCTGAATTAGTAGCAAAATTATTTGCCTATAAAGGGATGTCAAAAACATTTAAGGACAAAGTTTCTGAGTATATTGTTACAAGTGCTGAAAAATCAGCTGTCATGATGATGATTAAAAAAGGTAATTATAACGATTACGAAAAAATTCGATTCATTGAAAACTATACGGGACACAAAATGAAATAGGATGTAGGTGATTATAATGACAACCGCAGATGATGTAATTCAAAGTTTTGAATCTACGTTCGCAGATAAAACGCCTTTGCCAGACTCTTTAGTTTTTCAATGGCTAAAAAAGGCAATTGCAAGATATTCTATGGAAATTGATGATCTTACATTCGATGTAGAAACAAAAGAATTTTCAGAAGATCTTGATCAATATGTCATAGATACAATGGCAGAATATATGCATCAATATTATCAGGAGCGTTACTACTCTCTTGTAAATAAACGAGTGAGTATTGTAACAAAAGAATTAAGTATTGATGGAAATAATGGGTCAAAAACTTCAGCAAAGAATGAGCTTGATGCTATTAAATATAATGCTGAAAAAATGACAAACAATCAGAAACCTACCGCTTATACATAGGAGGTGCGATAAATGCAAGATTGGTATTTAATAACACCTAATACACGACCTAACTTAACGGGCGGTTATGAAAATGATGCATATAACGATTATAAAGATGATGAATTTGCAGAGATCTTAGATACAGACATTGCTTCTACGGTTGAATTATGTAACTCTGATTTATCAGAAAGAACGACTATCCGATGTGTGGTTCAAGATAATGATTCTGATACCGCATTAAAAACTATGCAGAGAACTGTACTATTCCCATGTAATACTTCCAAAGCAGGAATGTATGTATATTTTGAGAATAATTACTGGATCATAGACGGAAGACCTGGACAATGTGGTGTATTTGAAAAAACAACAATGAAGTTGTGTCAGTCTACTGTAAAATGGCAAGATGCAGACGGTAATATCCATGAAAGATGGGCTTATTATCAATCGGCATCTAAATATGATGTTGGTAAAACAGGTAACAATATTATATTTGTTGGGTCAAATAACTATACGGTAATTGTACCGCAAGACGATGATACTCTTGGGCTTGATGGAAAAAGAGTATTTCTTGATATTCGTGAAGTTCCAAATGACGTATTTACATTCACTCGTGATGATAATGTTTTATATCATTTTGGTACTGAACATGGTGGTGTATTATCTTTTATCGTTGATAAAGATGAATTTAACCCAGCGAAAGACAGAAAAGACTTGCGATTATGTGATTACTTTGAGCCTAAAAAAGATCCTGAACCAACGCAGCCAGAGAAACCAGAACAGCCAGATGTTCCAACTATAGAACAGACATGTACTGCTACTATTAAGTATAGATACAAGAAAGTTTTTGTAGGAAAGAAATCTACATTTACCGCTTCTTTTAAAGACTTAGATGGAAACATAGTTACAAAAGATCCTCAATGGGATCTTGAATGTGAATTAAAAGACTCCATTAATATAGAAGAAACTGGTTCAAACATTGGAATCTCTGTGTCAAATTCTGCATTAGTTGGTCAGAAAATCATCTTGAAATTATCTGCAAAAGATAGAACTTCTTCTACTGCTTCTATTGAAATAACTATAGAAAGTCTTACATAGGTGAAATTCAATGACGAAAACAGAAAAAATGATGGAAAATCCTCTGGTTTCACTTGGATTGATCAAAGAAGCCGTAGGAAATATTTTAATGACAAATGACGATGTCAACACTCTTGCTATGCCATATCTTGATGATGAGGATTATTCTTTCGAGGATAATTGGTTTGGATGCAAAATTGGCGAAAATATACATGGGCAAGTGAAAGACAATCGTTTATTAGGACATTGCAAAGATGTCCCATATATGGATGAAACCATTACAGATACACGATCTATTATCTTAATGGAAACATATCCTAGTACATCAACATCTATTATTGATTACACATTGGTTATCAATGTCGTATGTCATAGGGATGTTATCAAACTAGATGATGATGAAAGGTCAGAATGGCGTGAAAAAGGATACGCTGGCAATCGTTTAGATATGATTTGCCAAGCAATCAATCTTGCCTTAACTGACGAATCAATAAAAGACTCATTTGGTATCGGGGCTATGAGATTAGATACTCGTACAAGCCAATTACAGTCTTTTAAGCCGAACACTAACTTTTATGGCAGGACAATGGTGTATCGGATTGATGATATAAATATGGAGTTGCTTTGTAAGTGAGTGACGTAAAACTTACTTATTCACAGCTACTGTCAAGCGAACCAATACCTGTTGGAATCGGGCATATTCAGCCACCTAAAATCAGTGATCGTAGGAGAATTGGTGAAGGGCTATGGATGCAATATGCTAGTTATATGACATTGACAGTAGATAGCTACTACTCTGCTCTCCTGCCAGATAAATATGATGCTTTTTTGGCATTACCTTATGAAGAACGAACAGATGTTAAATTATTTGATTTGGTATCAGAAAACACAGATGTTATACGGATTTATGTGAGAGCATTTTGTTTTTATTTTGTCGAAGATGTTGTGTATAGATTAAGAGAAAAAAGATTTGAGATCTTAAAAACACATGAGGACGAAGAAACTGGAGAAATCGAATCACAGGTTGTCGGGGTTATTGATCGAGAAATCTTTGATGATGTATTACATATTCTGATGCAAATTTCAAATATCAACAATGAACGCACAGTGTCCGAAGAATTATCAAAACAAAAAGATCCTGTTGTTATCCAAATGCAACGTAGACGTGATAAGGCAAAAGCTAAACGTACTCGTGGAAAAAACTTAGATAAACAAGATCCAAAATATGATATCGGTAATATTATCTCTGTCGTATGTGCGTATCACCCAAGTATTAATTTTACTAACGTAGGGCAACTAACAATTCCTCAATTATATGATAACTTTCAAAGAATTCTAATTGATAGAAATTATCAAATCATGGCTCTTAATGCCAGTGTCTGGGGAACTGAAGGTAGTGACTTTAAAGAAGATTCATATTTGAAAAATCTTAAAGAAGAAAAATAAGACCTATCTTTATGGGTCTTTTTTTAATACTAAAATTTAAAAATTCTAATGAAAGGATGTGACAAAATGGCAGCTAGTAAGAAATATGCAAGCCGTGACTGCGGTGTATTTGAGTTAACTAACTTAGCTACAAGCAAAAAGGCTTTAAGAGTTGATTATGCTAATACAGTAACATTAAATATTACAGCAGATTCTGTAAAAGCTAAAAAGAGAGGTAGAGATGCTGTAACATTTGCCAACCCAATGGAAGGAACACTTGAATCAGAAATTCAGGTATATCCATTTGAGTTATTCTCTATCTTTGGTAACGGTACAATTACAGAAGGTGGAGATCGTGCAGAAATGAAGACGATCACTGCTACAGAAGCAGGAAAACTTACATTACCAGATGATCCAAAAGCAGGAGCTTTATTCGTTTACGAAAAAGGTGATGTTGGTGGAACACAGATCGAAGGAAGTGCAGCAGCAAAAGTATTCACAGCTACAACAGATAGCGATATCGTTGTTGGTAAGAAATACGATGTATCTTATATCGTAAATGACTCTACACTTCAGTTAGTTAAGATTAACGATAATCAGGAATTAGCTGATTTCAGAGTTGACGCAGAAATCAACCAGAAATCTGAGCAAGGAGTTGTAACACCATTACATATCACTTGCTACAAAGCTACTCCTCAGAGAAATATCGAATTAGCTTTCGCAGCTGAGGGAGATCCTATTACACTGAAGATCACATTTGACCTGATGACAGATGCAGATGATGAATTTGTAGATATTTATCAGATCAAGTCCTTAGCTTAATTTAAGGATATTATTTATCACTACTGGTTAGTTTATACTAATCAGTAGTGTATTAACTTGGAATATTGAACATGAAAAAATATTGCAGTAATCATATTATAGTTTTACATTTTAGTTAGAAGATAGGGAAGAGAACAAAACTTTAATATGGTTCACAAATTGGATTATATGATTTTTTTGTTTTCTTCCCTATTTTTTACGATTTTAAAAGAAAGGGTGTATTTATTGAATTCAGAAATTACAACGCCTGAACAGTTGCAGGAAGCCTATAAAGACACAAAACTCATTCCTGTTACAAGTTTGGCACAGGTTAAGTTCTATGTGGAACATGGCGTACAACCACTTCTGGTCTATCCATCTGAACGTGCAGATATTATGGCGTTCTGGTATCCAAAAAAAGATACATACAGACTATATGTTGATTATAGAAAATATATTAACGATAAATATCAGGTAGGTGAATAGGTTGGCAAAGAATGTTGGTAAGAGATTTGAAGAAAATTGGAAAGCCAGTATTCCTTCAGACGTATTCTACTATCGTTTAAAAGATCAGGCGCAATCTTTTGGTGGTTGTAGTAATTTAAGATTTTCAAGTAAGAATCCTTGCGATTGTTTCTTATTTTCTTCTCCTTATATGTACGCATTGGAATTGAAAAGTGTTGGTACTTCTTCTATTTCTTTTGAACGTACCAAAGAAGAAAAAGGCGTGATTCATTATCATCAGATTAAAGGTTTAAGAGAATTTGTTAGTTACAGAAATATGATCGCAGGGTTTTTATTTAATTTTAGAAAGAAAGATAACATAGAAACTACATATTTTCAACACATCAATGATTTTGACAGAATGATTGCTTCTATAGATAAAAAATCATTCAACGAAAAGGATTTAAAAAAATTCAATCCAATCATTGTTAATAGTCGAAAATTAAAAGTCAATTACAGATATCACGTATCTGAATTGCTTGAGAAGTTAAATAGAGAAATGGAGAGATAATTTTATGGATAAAATCGCTTTTGAAACAAGACATTATGAAGATGGGTCTTTAAATAGATTTGAGGCAAATGATTTCGTTGAGGCGGTTGTCGCTTCTGCTTTCCCAGTAACTAAGGACGAAAACGGAATATCTAGTATGGACTATGATCCACTGAGTAAACTTATGGGAATCAAGATGAATATTATCAAATTTTATGGAAACGTGGATTTAGAAAGCATTGGTATTGATGAATTATACGAACTTGCATCAGATATTGATGTTGACGCATTTGTTGATGAAAATGATATTAATAAAGTGCAGTTTCAAGATATGTTAACTGCAATTGATGAGAAATGCGATTACATTAAACAGCAGTTAATTGCAAGTGCAGTTGATATTAAACTTGACGGCAAAGATGTGAATTTCAAGGTTGAAGGTGTTGACGATTTAGTAGAATCTGTCGTGGCTTTAGCACCTGCTCTTGAATATATCAACGAAGTGTTTGCAAAGGCTGATCCAGAGGTAACTCAGAAGATGATGCAGTATTTTGCAGAACATGGTTTTGACTTTACTGCCGAAGACATTACAAAAGCTGTTGTTGAATCTGATGATTTCCAGAAAAATAGAATTGATGCACTCGAAGCAATTAAACAGGGTGCCGCTGATGCAGTCAATAATAATGTAGTTTCTATTGACAGAAAGTAAGGTGATCTCATGGGGAACATGGGCGCAATGGCTGGGTTATGGAGACAAATCCAGAATGAAATGCGTGATGCTGTAAGTGAAGCTGAGAGTAAGACATTCTTAACTGCTAACCAAGAGCTTACTGCTTCTTATGCAGGTGGAGAGCCAATACCGCCAGAGCAAGGTGGATATGTAAGAACATATCAGATGAAAAACTCTGCAAGAACAACTGGCGTTGTTGGTGGCGGAGATTCTGTTAGTGCCACCGTGTATCTTGATCAGGGGTACAATTATAACACTGGAACTTATTCTACTCCTCACGTCTTTTCAGAAGCGGAATCTGGGGGATCTGGTATTGTATTAACTTCTGGATTCTGGCAACGTACAGAGCAAAAAGCTCAACAATATGCTGAACAGGCATTTGCAAAAAGATTTAAACAATAATTTCTTTTCACATCAAATTTGATGTAAATTCCACAAAAATAAAACCAAGATTTTATATGCATAGCAACCACAATATATGTGATTCATTTTTACGAACACTACTATATATTGTGGTTGTATTTATTTTACACATAGGAGGTTTACCGTTGGCTAGATTTACGGTATATAACAAGATTACATCTCCAGAAAAACTAGCATTGGTCAATAAAGATAACAAAGATTTAGGCAATGAGTGGTTAGATTACCTTGCTTCTGTTGATCGTGCGCAGAGTACAATCAAAGGTTATCGCAATGACTTAGATATTTTCTGGTGTTGGAATCTGGAACATAATAAAAATAAGGATTTCGCAAAATTAACCAAACGTGATATTGCTAAATTTCAAAATCATGCAATTAACGTATGGGGATGGAGTCCTAAACGAACAAGACGTGTTAAATCATGTCTTTCTTCTTTATCTGATTATATCGAAAATATGTTAGATGAAGAAGAGGAATTTGAAGGATTCAGAAAAATTGTAAATAAGATTGAGAATCCTGCAAATGAGGCAGTGCGTGAAAAAACAATTCTGCCAGATGAAAAAGTTGATGACTTATTAAAAACTCTTGTCGAACAAGAGAAATATGAAAAAGCGTGTGCTATCGCTATTGCTGCTTATTCTGGAATGAGAAAGTCCGAAATTATCCAGATGAAGATGTCTTATTTTACTGAAGATGCTCTTGAATTTGATGGTGCTTTATATAAAACGCCAAAGATTCGTACAAAGGGTCGTGGTAAATTAGGTAAGCAGCTAAACAAATTTATCCTTGTTGATGTTAAACAATACATTGATCTATGGGATAAACAACGTAAAGAACTTGGCGTTGACATTGATGATATCTTTGTAACGAAAGATAAAAATGGTTGGCATCGTAGATCCAATCTTGATAAATGGACAGCTGAATTCTCAGAGATGTTAGACGTAGACTTCTACTACCATTGTATGAGACATTATACTTGTACTGCTTTCGCAAAGAAGAATATTCCGATTGATGTTATCAAAGAATTCTTTGGATGGTCTTCTACGGAATTGGTTGGTATTTACAACGATTCATCCGCAGAAGATGACTTCGGAAAATACTTTACAAAAGACGGTATTAAAGAAGGAAAACAAGGTTCTTTGTCTGATTTGTAATATTGGAAAAAGATACCTGTATACATAAAATATATTTCTATGATATACTCAAACTCGCAATGATCAATTACACGACAAAATCTATGATGTAACACCACTTATATAGTAGGAGATGATGTTATGATGATAGAGAATAGAAAAAATTACTATACACTTATTTGTGCTGAATGGAGTATGTATGGCGGAGGAATAGTTATACATACAGAGGTAAATGTTGGTTCAGTCATTGAAGCACATGAATATGTTTTATCACATCTTTATGACTTCCCTACTGGTACATGGGTACTGAAGCCATGTTTGACAGCAATTAGTTAAACAATAAGTAACAAGTAATTGATCGTTGCTCTAATCGGACGGTTGGTATAATGGAATTATACTGGTCTCCAAAACCAGAGATCGGGGTTCGATTCCCTGACCGTCTGCTAATTATATACTGAAACGTAAAGAGTCTATTTTTTTAGGCTCTTTTTTGTTATGCACAAAATTATGAAAGAGGTGAGTAAATGGATTTTCAAGCCGTCATTAAAGCGATACTTAATAAAGGTGATGTTGAATCTCAATTGGCTGATCTTGTAAAAGACAGGGACGTACATATTAATCCTACTGTCGGAACAAGCGGATCAACAAATACAACACTCAATAACCAGATTAAAAGACAGGCAAATGCTCAGGCAAAATCATATGTACAATATAGTAAATCTGCAATTCAAAAGCAGATGAAACATGCTTCTGGAACATTTTATTCTAGCGGTGAAACATCTATTGATAAAGGTCTTGTTAAACGTGCAAAAGATCAGGCTAAAGAAATGGAGTCTGTTACAAGACAAATTGCTAAGCAAGAAAATGTCCCAACCCCTACTGCTTATCAATACGCCAATAAAGCACTCAAAGAGCAAGAAAAAGCAAAAAATAAAGCATTAAAGGATCAGGCTCAAGCTGATAAAAAATATCAAGCAGGACAGAAAAAACTAAATGAGAAAGCTGCCAAGATTGAATCTGATATTCAAGCAAAGAGATTTGCTTCTAAATCTGGAAAATACCAAAAACAATTTTCTGGGTATGTTGATAATAATAGCAAAGAATATAATGCCTTTTTGAGCAACATTCTTGACTATGAGAAACAACGTAAAGAAGTCAATAAAATGTATGGGAACTTTAAAAAGGACCCAACTATAAAAAATCGTGATCTTTTAATTGATGCTCATTCAAAACTTGAGCAGTATGATAAAAATGCTACAAATAGTCTATCTTTATTAAACTCTTCCCCTAATAAAGTATTGAAGAGCGATATAGAGAAACAAGCTAAAAAACAAGCCAAGCAAGAGGAACAATATAGTAATTGGTTTAATCAAGCTCTTTTAAAAGAACAAGAGAAAAAAGATTCTTATGTACAAAATGTTTCTAGGAATCTTGGGAATAAATCATATGATGCTAATTTAGCGGCGCAGCAGAATAAATTAAATAGTTATTACACAGGTACTCAAGAATATAAAAATGCAAGTAAATCTTTTAAGGAATATGAAAAGAATGTACAAGATTTACAAAAATTACATGCTCAGTATCAAGCAAAGCCTACTACCGCTAATCAGGGTGCAATCATTCAACAGAATGAGAAAGTAATTCAATCATATGAAAAACTAAATAATGAGATGAAAATTCTCAACTCAACTCAAACAAAAGCGCTGAATCCTGGAGAGGGTACGATTCAAGCAAATAAGATCAGAACTTATTTAGAGAATAATACAAAAGCTGCAAAGGATTATGGCGCTGCCTTAGAAGAGATTGCAAAGAAGTCTGAATCTGCAACAACCAAAGGTGAATTGCAAGGAGCAAATCAAGACTTTAAGAAAATACGGTCTGAAATTTCTGCAAAAGGACTTACTGGAAATTCAATGTTTTCAGAAGTTAAGCGTGGATTTAGTCAGATTTCTCAGTTTGTAGGAACATATGGTATCTTGCAATCTGGTATGAACAAAGCACAGGAAATGGTGCAAAACACATACGATGTAGATAGTGCCATGACTCAGCTTCAGATGGCTACTGGTGTATCAAATGACAAAGCCAAAGATTTGATGAAAACATATTCAAATATGGGGCATCAATTAAAGGCTACTGGTACAGATGTTGCTGCTTCTTCTACTGAGTGGATGAAACAGGGACAAAGTGTTGAAAAGTCTAATAAACTTGCAGAGAGTTCTATCAAACTTAGCAAGGTTGGTGGACTATCATCTGAAGATGCTACAAAGTATTTAACTTCTGCGAGAAAAGGTTATGGTGTTACAAGTGCCGAAGATACCTTGAAAATCGTAGATAAATTAAGTTCTGTAGATATGGCTTCTGCTACTGATGTTGGTGGTTTGGCAGAAGGTATGTCAGAAGTTGCGACGAATGCAAATTTAGCTGGAGTTAGTATGGACAAACTCTTGGGCTATTTAGCAACTATCGGTGAAACAACTCAGGAAGGCATGAGTTCAGTCGGAACTGGTTTGAACGCCATTTTCTCCCGTATGGGAAATATCAAACTAGCACGACTTAAAGATTATCAAAATAATGGCGAAGACCTAGACATTTGGGGCGCAGTGGCATAATACATAAACCACTGTGGCAATTCTTTCTTATGATCATATGAATTTTCATATGTGCTTAAAAGCCGAGGGAACGGTCAATAAGGAGGAAGGATATATTTATATCTGCCTTGAACGACTGAGCGAAAGAAGGTCATTTCGATGACTATGCGACAGTCTGAACACACTTCTATATTTCCCATAATTCCTTAAGAAGTGGAGTTGCGGTCAAGTGTAAAGACACTTTTGGAAGTACCGCAACCGCTTCTATGTAATGAGTTTATTTCTTGTTATATAGAAGTCATATTGTCTCATTCTACAGGACAAAGTAACAGCTTGGAGTGATGTAGAAACAGTCTTAAAAGGTGAAGGAATTAACCTAAGAGACAAACAAGATAAATTCAGAAATTTCGGTGATGTGCTTGATGAAGTCGCTGGCAAATGGACTAGCTACAGTGACGTATCTCAAAGAGCAATTGCAAAAGCGATGGCTGGTAAACAAAGATTGGTGCCTGAACATACGGTGACGTATGAACGACGCTTTCAAAATATATCGTTAAGAATGATGCCATATCGGAAGAGAGCTGGGGACAGAGAATTCCGAGGAAAGACTGATATTTTGGTGAGATGTGCATAAGCACGTCTTTTTATTTTACACAAAAGGAGATGATTGTATTAAAGTTGGGAGAAATCCATTTACTGATGAAGAAGAAAAATATTTAATTGAGAACTATGCTACAGCTACATGGGAAGAAATACTCAAACATATACCAAATAAACGAAAAGATTCGATTGCACACAAAGCTATGAAACTTGGTTTGGTGCGTCGAAAAACGTGGTCAGAAAAAGATGTAGATTTATTGAAAGAGGCTTATCCGTCTGATTTGTCTATTGAAGAAATTTCACAACTAATATTTCATGGTAAATATACCGTTGGTGCTATTCGAACAAAAGCACATAAATTACGATTAGAAAAGTCGGCAAGATGGACAGATAAAGAAATGGAATTACTATTTAAATATTATCATATCTTGCAACCAGGAGAAATGGAAAAAATGCTACCAAGACATCCAAAAGGAAGTATTATTTGTAAAGCAAACGAAAATGGACTTGTTTCGTTTCGGTATTGGGGACAAAACGAAATTGATTATTTATTAGAACATTATTCTACTCAGTCAGATGAGGAAATTGCACAATATTTACATAGAACTTCTGAGGCTGTTCGTGGGCAAAGAGATCGTATGAAATTATACCATCCAATTGAAAGATGTGTTTATGAAGACATTCCAAAATTTTTAAGACATAAAATTAGACCATGGCGTAGAAAATCAATCGAACATTGTAATAATCAATGCATTATAACTGGTAATAAAATTTATGACGTACATCACTTGTATGGATTTAATTTGATACTATCTGAGACATTAAAGAATATTGATTTCCCTTTAAAAGAAAACTTTACCGATTATAGTAAAGAAGAATTACAATATTTAACTGATGAATTTTTAAAAATGCATAATTCATATCCGCTTGGAATTTGTATTGATCGAAATTTACATAAACAATTTCATAGTATGTATGGACATGGAAACAATACACCAGAACAATTTAAAGAATTTTTAAACAAACAAAATATCAGAATCCGTAACGACTATGTGCTGGCACAGTGATGTGTCAGCCTACGCATCATATCTTATATCCATAAGATAAAGATAGAGTCTGCTCTGCATTTATAATCCTAAGCTAGTCCCTTAGACGAAGATGCAGAATCAAGAAGAAATTCTTGGTCGCCACATATTGGATTGTGTGGTATTATGCAAAAAAACGCATATAAAGTAACAAAAAAAACCAATCATATGGAACAATTTCTAGTCCTAATGGGCAACTATAAGAAAGCTCAAGAATACGAGAAAGTATCCGAAAATTCTGCTGGATCTACAGACAAAAAGTACAAAGTTTATGAGAATAGTTTGGAAGGACGAACAGAAGATCTTAAAAACTCATTCCAATCTATCTCAACAACATTTGCTGATAAAAACCTTCTTGGTGGAGGAATTACTTTACTATCAAATGTTCTTAATGTAGTTAATAAATTAGTAAGTAGTTTTGGATTATTGCAAACTGCTGCCGCTGGCTTTGCTGGCATTAAACTTTTTAAAAACCTAGGTTGACCCTATCTCAAAATCATTAGGGTGACAGTGAGCCTACTATATATAAGGAAGAAACAGAAATGGTGTTTCGAACAAATATATAGGATACGGGGTTTTAAAATACACGTATCAGGAGTAATTGCTGGAACGAAAAAGAATATCGAAACTGAAACGGAATTGGCAACAATAGACGGAATAGTTTAAGAATTTGATATTCATATCGTATTATACGATTGTATCTAATCAGCCGCACACATTCTTACCGTATAGGAAGATATCGGTAAACTGCCATATAAGAAACGTGCTTCGGGATAAGGCACAGCAGCTAAGATGTTTTAATAAGAATGGATGTTCAGAGACTACCGATCCTGACAGATAATGACGACCTTATGATCATTGTCTGGTAATGTATAGCCCAAAAGTGTAAATTAATGTCGATGTTTTACCTGCTATCATCGTTTGCGTACAGAGATATTTCATCTCTAAGCAGGGAATTCAAATTCAAATTTTATGTAAAAAATGACCATCAAAAAGTCCTTATTTTATAAGGTTTTTTGAAGATTGGTAATTTGGCGAATTGTACTTCTATTAGTATATATGAGCCAAAGTTATTTTTAACTTGGTATAAATATTGTGGAATAGCTTAATATATTAATACAATACAAAAAGGCACCCACACGGATGCCCTTTTGTATCACTTCTATTGATGTTTTGTAATTAAGCTACCACCCTTAATTACTGTTTGTTGGTACAAATGCTTTTTGTATCATTTCTTATTACACTTGTATTATAGAATATTTTCTAATAAAATGCAAGTATTTTTAATATGTAGCCCAATCATACAATGATACTTTTTACTTAAACGGTTATCTTTTGTGGTAGATAGATAATACGATATTTTTACACATTAAAATACTGTTTGCATTGTTGATTCAAGTCTTATCTAAATATTGCAAGCAATAACTGAATAATCAAACTTGCAATATTGAATGTTTTAGAAACACTCTGCCAGTCAATATTCTGTAATAAGTGAATGACACTTTGGAACATTTGTCACCTCCGTTCCGCATCTGCCGTAAGGCACTGAATGACGTGCAAATCATAAAGCATGATCATTCAGCAACAAAATTATATCATACAATGGAATAAATATCCATAACAAAAAAAACAGTCTATTGGAAATCACTTATGGTAACCAATAGACTGCAAATCCTTTGGAAATGCAATGACGAACTTGGAAGATAACTCGTTGCATTTCTTGTAAACTTAACCGTATAACTTGATGATAAATAAGTTATATGGGATATTTTTATATTAATACAGAGATATTATTTTGTCAATAATTTGTTGTAATAAGCTGATTTGTTGCATAAATAGAATTAAGAGAGATAACTCAACGGTTACCTCTCTTTTGTTATACTCTTTTTTAATTTAGAAATTTGTTGTATAATAAATTATAACTATTAATTTATATATACAAAGGAGAGTATAATTATGAGTAGACAAGTAACAGACAAAGACGGAAATGTACATATTATTGAAACAAATAGTCAACAGATAAATAGTATGACAAACCAAGAACGAATGTTGGATAAAATTATTCAACACCAACAAACTCAGAATAACAATAAGTCAAAGGAGTGATAATTTATCAAAGAACTTAGTTTAATAATTGAAGCTGTGCCAAATATATTACAATATTACATACCAGGTGCATGTTTCTTATTTATATTTCAGCTAACAATTTCTAAGAAACTTTCAGGATTTGCATTTAATGTTGGAAGCTGCATTATTAGTTATGTGTCGTTAGCAACAATCGCATTATTACGATTAAATATCTTGAAACATTTAAAAGATACATCTTGGATCAATAATGGAATTTCTATTATTTTATGTATTATAGTAGCATTATTATTATCCCTTATCCTATCAAACAAAAAAGTCAAGAACTGGATCGCTGATCAATTTCATATCACAACGAACAACAATGTTCTTGATGATGTGTTTGATTACACGAATGGTAGCTGTGTAATTGCTCGTCTAAAAGATAAAGATTATTTCTTTATGGGCAACTTACGGTTAACAGATGAAGGAAAAGACAAACAATATATTGTGTTAAATGCTTTCACAAAATTTTCGCAAAACGGTAGTGTGCTGGCTACTTATGCAAAAGCTGAAGGGAAGGAAAATGCGAATATCGTTTTGAAGATTAGTGATATTGATTATCTTGAAGTATATAATAACGGCTTTGAAGATATTGTAACCGTGTTAAAGAGAGAGGATTGATAGTCCTCTCTTTCTTACCACTTGTACTTGCAATTATTGCATATGTACATGTTTTATCAATACACTAAGGATTACATACAGAACAAGGGCTTAATCCTCTCTGCTCTGCTTCTGACTTAGATATTGTAATATCACTTTTCTTTAAATATTTACATCCTGCTGCATGATACTTGCTTCCATAATCAGTAATATGTACAATCACATCGGCAGACGTTGATGAGTCGTCGTCTGATGATGAGTTGGATGAACTGCTAGATGATGAACTTGAAGATTTTGCTTTGATTGATACTGTTTTAGGTTTGGCGGTTTTCTTTTTGTACTTCTTTTCTAGTGTGTTGTATTTATCTTGAAGATCGTCGTAATCTTCTTGAAGGGTATCATACTCATCGCTTTTATCATTGTATAATGATGCATTTGCTTCATTCTCAGACGACAGATCTTTATATTTAGTCTTTAAATCTTGGTACTTAGTATCCAACTCATTATATTGTGTTGTCAGTCTATCTTTGCTATTAGATAATCCTACGTTACCACATAAACTGGCTGCGAAGCAAATTGCTAATATCCACATCAATACCTTGTTACTTCCGTTATTTTTCATACTTTATGCTCCTCTGTTGTGATATGTAAAACTATTTAGGCGCAGCACCACTCGTTAGTGCTTCTAATGCTAGTTTGCCTGCTACATTGCCAATAATTGCGAGTGATGCACTATTGAGGCGCTCTCCAACAAATTTTTTAGTCTTCTTCCAGATTGTATCATCTTTGATGTTATCTAGGAATTCGTGACCTTTAAATGATAATGAATCAACATCAAATTGTCTGAAGTTTAATGTTTCTGGTGTCATTGTAGCAATGACCATATCTTCAAAATATAATTGAGCAACTACATATCGTATTTCGTCTTCTGTGTATCGTGACGATAATTTTTCATCGTGTATTATTTCGTAGAAAACACGAGAATGAATAGATCGATTGCCTCGACTATCATCTTCGTAGATACAATTATTTTCAATGTAAATCATTACATCTCTTATACAATCATGATTTAATTTCATAAATTTATACTCCTTTCAGAAAGTAGGTGATTAAATGAAAACTATAACAATTCGTCAAAAAACTAAAGCCGAAGGTTTTGATACACATTGTAGCGCAATGCATGAACTTCCTTATATTATCGAAGTTGACGGAAAACCTTTAGAAAATGTTCGTAGATTTGAACTTATTCTTGACAATGATTCGGCTAATGGTTTTATTGACATTGATCGAATCGCAGAATATACTGTAACCCATTATGGTATGACATTTGACGACCTAGCAGATGGCGTTGAAGATCCTGGTCGAAAAAATAAATAATTTGGAATTTAGAGAGGATTGATAGTCCTCTCTTCTACCCTACCACTTATATCCACAATTGTTACATTTGAACGTCTTACCTATGTTAGAACTTAATATTCCAACTGCCATTATTCCTACTGCTCTCGAAGCAAATCCAATCTTTTTGATATTTGTTGAACCACAGTTAGGACATGAAGGTTTGTGAATAACTGGTTGCTGTTGAGGTAGTGGTTTGTTTTCTGTATCTCTGCCCCAGAAATTAGTAATATAATTGATAGCATCTACTTTCATAATTAGTTGTATATCATACGGATAAGAAAATGGAATATATTTTTTATCATTTAAAAAATGTATAAATTCATTCTTTTCTTGATTTGATAATTCTGGAATCAATTGAATATGCTTAATAGCCTCTTTATTACAATACCCATATTGTTTTAAACTATCATACACTGGTGTTAAATCATATGTAACATCATTATCCTTTATAATACATCTTTTATTTTGGGGTATATTTTTTATAACATATTCTCTAAATTCAGTTTGTGTTTCAAAATCGTCATAATGAGTAGGAATAATATCTGATGTCATAACTGTTTTAATAAATTCAAGAATCCCACTATAGCTAATATCGATATTACTTTCATCTATTCTGTCAGTTAATTCTTCGAAGATCTCTGAAGAATATTTACTTTTTAACTTAGGAACTATATCCGAAAAATCTACTACTACACCATTGAAATTACATTTTGTATTGGCTTTCTTTTCTTTTAATTTTAATTGTTCGAAATATTCCTTAACTGGATATCCGCAATGCACACATTCTTTTGACTGATCTGAAATTTCTTTGCCGCATTCTGGGCATGTTGTAAGTGCCATAATTTATTTACCTCCGATACATTTAATAAATAAATTGTATCATTATATATACTAGAACGCAACTCGTATATTATAATAAAACACTTTTGTCACTGCAAAATCGAGGTAAAGATGCGAAGAGACAAGAAATATTAAAGGGTCTTGCTCCAGAAGAAAGGAATATGTCAAATGCATATTTCAAAAATGCTGTAGAAAAAGTAGCAAAAAATGAAGAAGGTTATACTCCAAAACAACGTGTAGAAACATTAATAAATAAAAATATTCCAAGAGAAACCATTTCAGATCTTATGAATTCTGCCGTTAATCAGCCAAATTCTGATTATGCAGATAAGATTAAAGATGTAACTGAAGCAGTAGATTCGATTCCTAAATCTGCTGAAAAAGCTGGACATGCAGCCAGAGATTTAAACAAGAATCTGAAGTTTAGTGATGCCGAAAAATCAACAGCTGGTTTTGCAAGTAAATTTAAAACAAAAATGTCTGATGGTGTGGAAAAAACCAAAGCAAAACTAAGTGAGTTTAAAGGTGCTATTAAAGATGTTGGTATTGGTTTAAAAGAAACTATGGTGGCAAATCTTCCTGCCGTATTACTTGCTGCTGGTACTGCTGCCGCTGCTGGTGTCAATGCATTAGCTAACAATATTCGTAGCAGAGCATTAAATGCAGGCACAAAGAATCTCAACAAATACAACAAGAAAATCAATAAGAGTCAATCTAAACTTGACTCCATAAATGACATCAAGGCAGAGTTCAATAGACTTGCTAAAGGTGTCGATAATACTACGAATCAAAACGTAGGTCTTTCTACATCTGATTATAGTCGTTATCTTGAATTAAAGAAACAGCTTGTTAAGACAAACAAAGACCTTGTTAAATCAATGGATAGTGAAGGAAACGCTATCATTGACAATAATTCTGCAATTGACAAATCTATTCAGAAATATGAACGTCAAATCCAGAAAAATAAACAGGCGATTGCCAGTAAGAAGAATTTAGCTATTCAGAACAAAGCCGCCGCTTTAAATATGAATAAAGCGACTGAAGGTTATCAAGTTGGCGACAGAAGCCTTGCTGGTAATGTCGGGCGTATCTTATCTGGTGGTAAATCTGGCGTAGGTTTAGCTGGCGCAGGTATTGGTGCAGCAATTGGAACACTTATTGCTCCTGGTGCAGGTACAGCTGTTGGTGCAGGTATTGGTTATAGCTTACAAAGTGCAGCCAACTTAATCGGTTCTTCTCTGCTCGGAACAAATGATGCAGGTGCATTACATAGTATCTTTGCAAGCAAGAAATCTATCGCAAGTGATGGATTAAATTCTAATAAAGCTAATCTCATCAGTATGATCAAGAACACAAAAGCTTATAAAAAAGAAGCTAAGAGTATTCTTGGTAAAAATGCAGACCTTGATAACTTAACAGATCAACAGTTATCTACATTAGTAAACAATGCAAACTTTGATAGTGGTGGACTCGGTATTAAAGACAATACAATAAGCAAATATGCGGATGCCACAAAAGATAGTTTGAAACAGGTTCAAGATTACCTCAAAGAATTTAAGTCTACTACTCTTGAGAACACACTTGAAGCATCTCAAGGCTTTGCAACATTAGACAAGACATCACAGGAATTTGCCAAAAATTATGTAAGTAATATGGATCTAAGTTCTGATAAGATGTCTGGTAAAGGTGCAACAAAATATCTTGAGGAACAAGAACAGAAAGTTCGTAGTTTTACAAACAAACTTGCAACTGATCCTTCTTTAAAAGATGCTTATGAAAAATTCTCTGATATCAAAGGAGATACGTCTTTAACTGGGAAAGAATGGCAAAAGCAAATCAATAAGCAATTTGAGACTCTTAAGAAAAAGGCAGGTGCTTCTACTAAAGAATTATCTGGAATGCTTGGAGTTAGCATGTCTGGAAATGATGTGTTAACAGCCGATGGACAAAATGTTCAGAAAATGATTCAGACTCTTAAGGGTGAGTTTAAGAATCAGAAAACAAAAGATCAAAAAACCGTAGCCGACCTTCAAAACCAGAAAGATTTCACAAAATTAATCTCTCAGTATCAATCTGATAGACAAGAAAGATTGTCTAAGGGATCATCTAAAGTAGGTAATGTTGACCTTAATGGCAGACCTGTATTGTTAAATAATGACAAGAAGAAATCTTATAGTACACTTATCTCTTCTTCTATGGCTGGTGCCGACGGAAGTATGTTTGAAAATAAGGAAATTATGTATACACCTGTATTGTCAAGTACTGGTAAGAAACTTGATGAGAAAACAATGCAGAAATACATTTCTCAGATTACTTCTAAAGCAACAAGCAAAGATGAATTATTAAAACTTGACTCTAAAGGCTTAGAAATCGGTGGACAAAAAGTTAAGAATGTTATCGAAGGTGTTGCCGATTCTGTAGACGAAGCAAATAAAAAGACAAAAAGCTTCCATGAAAATAATGAAAAAGGCTATGACAAAGAAGCCGAATCATTACAAAAGATCAAAGACTATATGGTTGACCAGGGCGGTAAATACGAAAAGTTAGGTGAAAAACTTAATTCTTCTGTAGACTTTGATAAGATTTTTGGTGGCGATTACTTTGAAAATCTGAGTTTAGATCAATTATCTGAAGCTTATGACCTGATCACAGATAAGAATGAAATCTTCACAGGTTCTCTTGAACAGTTAAAACAACGTCTTGATAATGTTGCAAAATACAAAGACAGTGGATTATCTTATACTCTTGATTCATACACTCAAGCTACAAAATCTGCTGACGATGATGCTAATTACAATACTTTTGTATCTGGATTAAAGAGTGCTAAAGACGAATGGGATAAAGGTAAAGTCGGAACCGACCAATTCAAGCAAATGGCAGGTCTTATCTCCCCTACTGGAAAGACAGATGATAAGAATTTCAAAGAAAACTATGATAATATCGAGAAATATTTCACTTCTGACGATTCGGGTCCTAAAGAGTTTGTAAGCCAATTACAAAGTATGACAAATGCTTCTGGCGAAGCTATGGCTAAATTAAACGAAAAGACTGGCGACTACAAAGTTAAAATTGATAATGTCGGTAAAGCTGCCAAAAAGATGGGAATGGGTGTCACTCCATTTGAATCTATCTTGAATAATCTTAAAACATATGGTTGGGATGTACAGTTTGATTCTCTTACAGAGCAATGGGATGGTGCTAGTGAAAAGCTGAATGAATGGTCACAGGCTTGGCAAAAGAATGGCGGATCATTAGGTGACTCTCAAGGTAAGGAAATTGAAAACTACAAACAACAGTTGGAAGATTTGCGCAGAAATGAAGAAGAGCTGCCAGAAGGATTCGAACAAACTCTTACAATTAAGCTTAATGTTGCTGAAGCCGAAACGACTTTAACAAACTCCATTGACGAATATTTACAAAAAATCAAAGACAGAGGAGATAATTGGGTACAGTCCGATGATGCCAAACAAGCCCGCAACAAGATTTTTGACGAAGGCTCTGCTGCTACTGACAAAGCAGATAAAGCACAGGGAGCCACATTATCTGAAAATGGTCGTGTAGTTAATCAGAAATATGAAGCAGAACGTGAAAAACAGGATAAAACTGTGCAGGATGCTTTGCAAAAAGCAGATGAGACTGGTTCTAAAAAGGATATGAAAGCATATCTAAAAGCAGTTCGTGATCGACAAAATCTTATTACAACAGGTGCTACAGATGATCAATATTATCTGAATACAAAATTTAAGAACGAAAATGGTCTGAAAAAAGAGCTGAAACGTAATGGTGCAACAATTGGTAAAGACGGATCTATTACTGCAAGCAAAGATAACCAAGATGTTAAGACCATTATTGATACTTATAATAAAGAGCATAAAGATAATCAAATCAAGGTTACTTGGGAAAATGGTCAACCTACTAATAATCAGAATAATCATTCTAATAATCAGAGTCAGCAAGGTAATAATCAAAGACCTAAGAAACAAGAAAAATCTGAATCATCTGGAAAAGGAAATAAATCTCCTTCTCTATTAGACAAATTTAATAATTGGATTAAGGGTAGTCAAACCAAAGAAACCAAAGGTGACTATAAGAAACCTGCCGAAGGTTCTGGTAAAAAGACTGGTGATACAGACAAGAAATATGAATCTGTAAAATCATGGTTTAAGAGTATTCCTTCTAATCTAAATGGACTATTCAAAAACGCACAGACAAAACAGACTTCTACTTCTTATCAGAGACCAAAAGTTCAAGAAACTCAAAGTTGGCAGACGGATAACACTAAATACAACAAAGTAGTATCGAGTGCTAAAAAGTTTGGTGGAGATGTTGCTTCTGGTGCAAAGAACATTGGTTCTTCTGCTTTAAGCGGTGCTAAGAGCATTATCGGAAGTATTGGAAACGGAATAAAAGGATTATTTGGTGGTTCAAAATCTTCTGCTTCTGCTAGTCAAAATTCTAGTAAAAAGCAGTCATCTAAGTCAGATGTTAAAGTAAATGTCAAAGGAAATGCTAAAAAGACAATTTCTTCTATCAAGAAATCTTTATCTAGCATGAAATCCAAAAGCATTTCTATTAAGGCTAAAGGAAATGCAAAGAAAACAATTTCTTCTATTTCTAAATCTCTTAAGAAATTAAAATCTAAGAGCATTTCTATTAAAGTAAAAGGTAATGCGTCTTCTGTCATTAAAAAGATTGCCAGTGCTTTAAAGAAACTGAAAAATAAGAAAATTACTGTTAAAGTAAAAGACAGTGCTTCATCTAAAATTAGTAGCATTAAAGGAAAACTGAATGCATTAGGTAAGATGCATCCGACTCCAAAAGTTACTATCAATACAAGTGGATTACATGATGTTGAAGCTGCAAAATCAGCGATCAATGGGTTACATGATAAATCTGTTAATGTATCTGTAAATTATAGTCAGAGTGGCAAACCAGATAAAGCTTATGGTACATTTGCTCGTGGATCAATGGCATGGTCAACCGCTTATGCAAAAGGCACAGCAAATGTACTCGCAGGCGGAAATATTGGTGCCAAAACTTCAGGAAAAACACTTGTTGGAGAATTGGGTGTAGAAGCTATTATTCCCAAGAATTCCCAAAGAATGTTTTTACTTGGTACAACGGGTCCCGAATTTGCAGATATCCATTCTGGAGATATTGTCTTTAATCATCAACAGACAGCCGATCTGTTAGCAAATGGACATACTTCTACTCGTGCAAAAGTACAAGGTGGAATGTCTGCTTTTGCTCATGGAACATCTTTCAAGGCTCTTTCTTCTGGTCAGTCTGCGACAGCTTCTGGTGGATGGCGTGGTGGTATCGCTGAGAAATCTGGTTCTTCCTCTACCAAAAAGCATACAGAATCCACTAAAAAGAATACGGAAGCAACAAAAAAGAATACGGATTCTAAAAAGAAAGACAGCAAAGTTACAGAGAAGAGTACAAAGAAAAAGTCAAAATTTGCCACATTACTTGACAATATGGGTAAACAATTTGACTTCATTGCAATCGCTATTGATCGAGCTGCTACTGCTACCGAAAATTTTGCTAATATGATCAATGATTACGTGAAACCAGAAGTTAAGCAAAGTGCGCTTTGGAATCAATATAAATCAACTGGAAAAGAAATTTCTGTAAATCAGCAAGCAGCAAGTAAATATAAATCTGAAGCAAGTTCATTTGCAAATAAGGCAATTAAGACAGTTCCTAAGACAAAGAACAGTTCTAAGAAAAAGAATCAGAAACGATTACGGACATACTTTGAACGTGTGCGTAACGGTAGTATGAATATCAATACTATCAAGAATGATAACATGCGTTCTGCTGTGGAGTCCTATCAGAATTTATGGGAGAATTACATTAAATGCAATTCTGCTGCTCAACAGTTAAAGAATACTCAACGTGATTTATTCAATCAATGGTTGAATATGCCTACTGAAAAGGCGCAGAAAGCAATTGAAAACTTACAAAACTCCTATGATACATTATCTAATCGTTCTTCTGCTGCATCTACGGGAGAGTCTGGTGTTGCACGATTAGTTCAAACTTCAAACGATCAGTTATCCGAAGCACAATCTAATGTTTCTTCTGCAAAATCTACTCAGAGTCGTGCCTCTTCTGCTAATAAAACAGCACAAAAGAAGGTTTCAAAAGCGACAAAGAGTCAGAAATCTAAGGCGAAATCTGCTAAAAAAGCGGTCAATAAGTCTGGATTATCTAAGAAAAAGAAAGCGTCTCTTAACAAGAGCATAAAAGCAGGTAAGACAATTTCTACTAAGGGACTCAAAGGGTCTGCGAAGAAAAAAGCTACTGCTTATAATAAAGCGGTTAAAAGTACAAAATCTGCAAAATCCTCCGCTGCTAAGACAAGTGCAAATCTATCAAATGCTAACAGTGCATTATATGATGCACAGGTATATCTGAAAAATGTGCAAGATTCTCAAGCAATCGCCAGCAATTATGCAGGTCAGCCTGCTTACACATATCAGAATGATGTGTTGAAAAATCAGGTTCAAAATAAGAAAAAACAGTATGAAAATAGTCAGACTGCTGTAAGAGAAGCTAGTAAGAATCAAGCTAAATATCAGAAAGAACGTGAAAATGCACAAGCTAATAAGAATAAGGCGGATAGTGCAGTTAAGACCAAGGGTAGTAGTATTCTTAAGACCAAACGGGCTAAGAAATTATCTAATTCCCAGAAAAACGCAATTAAGTCTGGGAAAGAGGTTTCTTTAAAAGGAATCAAAGATAAGACTTTATTAAAACAGCTTAAAGCATATAACGAGCAAGTCAAAAAAGCAAAAGACGCTTCTAATAAATTGGCGCAAGCTAAACAAAAAGAGGCGGACGCTACAAATGCTTTGGCGACAGCAAACAAAAATGCAAATGATGCTGCTGCGGATTGGGCTGCTGAACAGACAAATGCTGCTGTACAATCTCAGGCTAATATTAAAGCGTATTATGATGCGAAAGCTAATATGGAAGCCACAAATAGTAGCAATGCTTCTTCTGCTGCCAAGTTGAAACAAGCAAAAGGTCAAGACCTTGATAGTGCTGATTACCAGAATCAGATCGATACCAATGAAAGACAAGCACAGATCATTGATGAAGAAGCTACAAAAATGCAAGAGAACCTGAATAACAAATTGAACGATGGTTCTATTAAATATGGTTCTCAAGAATGGATGCAGATGCAAAACGAAATCAACGCTTGTAAAGGTAGCGCAGATGATTTAAGAACTTCTAACGAAGAACTTAAAAATAGTATGCGTGACGATATTTATTATCGTGGTTTTGAACGTGCTATTAAAGCGGCTCAGAATTTACAAAATTCACTTACAACAATATCTTCTCTAATTGATGAAGATGCAATGTTTGATGATGACGGAAATCTGACTGATTATGGTACTGCTGCTATTGCAACAAATATTGCGAATGTCAAATCTGAAAAAGAAGAATTGAATCAATTGATGCAAGAACGTGCCAAAATGGCTGAACATCGTGATGAATATTCTGACACAGAATGGGATGATGCAATTCAGAAGAGTGACCAAGATATTGCGGACGCTGTTAAGAGCATTAAGTCTGCCGAAGATAGTGTGACAACTATTCTGAAAAATAACGCAAAGCAGAAATTAGATGCGATTAACAAAACTATAGATGCTTATAAAGAAGCTATAAAAACTTCTCATGACTACTATACATATGACAAGCAATTGAAATCCTCCAACAAAGATATTCAGATACTAAAATCACAGATCAATGCACTTAACGGGGTGAGCGATGCAGCCAGTAAGGCGAAGAAAGCACGTCTTGAAGCAGAACTCCAAGAAAAGCAAGATGCACTTGATGATACAGTAAAAGATCATATTTATAATCTTCAGATTGACGGACTTGATAAGTTAAGCACACAGCTGAATGATGATTATGAGAAATACTGTAAAGAGTTATCTTCTTCTGTTGACAAGATTGAAGAAACGTTTACATCTTTATCTGGAACAATCAGTTCAGAGGGTACAAAAATTGATAGTACGATTACTACTATCTTGGGACATTATGGTGTTAAACCAAGCGATCTTGGACTGACAGATAGCAAGGTCACAGGCTATGCACAAGGTGGATTAGTTAAATCTGTGCATAAGAACGGAGATGATGGTCTCGCTTCTCTCGCAGTTGGCGAGGAAGTTGCTACTGTCGATGTTGTTAATCTGGCAAACAAAGTAAGACAAGACAAGGTATTAAATGCCTTAGCAAATGGACATACACTGAACGGAATGACTATGGATGGAATTGGCACAACGGAAATCAATGTCAACTTTGGAGAAGCTATTGGTGCAATTAATGTTCCTTCTGGAGTATCTAAAGAAGAGCTTCAAAGAATCGTTAATGAATCCTATAAATATACTTCTCAGAAAGTTACTCGTGACATGGCTAAAATCGTTGGTCGTAAACGTCCAGTTTAAAACCTTATATAATAAGGAAGAAACAGGTTGAGTGGTGCGTAGAAATACGCACTCTTGCCTGCTATTTTTATGCAAAATTTTATACAGAAAGGAGATTACATATATGTTGTCATTTGAATATAATGGGCAATCTACAAAAACAATCTTAGATACACCTCTGATGGTCGTGCAGTTTGATGTAACAAATGACATCACAGGATTTTCACGAGAGATTGTTAAAGGTGAAAAAACAATGTTACGTCAGGAGACAAATCATTATGGTGCAATGTATTCTGATGAGAGCACATATGAATTTTACCTTGTAAAAGAAAATGGGCATGGGTTCACAAATTCAGAGCAAAGAAAAATCAATAAATGGTTGACTTCTCCTACTCTTGTAAAACCATTGACAGGAATTGCAGATGATAAAGAGACTGTTATTTACAAAGGAATCTTTCAGAATATCGGATGGAAAATGATCACATGCAAACTTGGGCAACTTGACGCTGTTCAATGTAGTTTCGTTTGTGATACACCTTTTATATGGAAACACTATGAGATTTCTGGCGAAGTTGCAACAAGTAATAAATTCTCAACAAACATCTTTGTAGATAGTGATGATACGGAGTATGAGATTTATCCAAAAGTAACGATCACTTCTCAGACAAGTCAAACAGTAACAATCGAAGTTCGTGATGAAAACTCTATGTCGGTACTGTGCAGACCTACTTTACCAGTGTGTATTGATTGTAAGCATTGCATGGTGACAGACGGTACAGTAACGGGACTAACTAATTTTGAAGATATTGGATGGGCTGATGTTGGAAATATTTCATGGCTTAAACTTCATGATGGATACAATGTTGTAAGTATTACAGGTGCGTGTACTTATAAAATCGAGTTCGATGTGCCACAGAAACGGATCGGTGATCTGTTATGATTAAACACAATGCAAAAATTTATTTATGCCGTCCTGACAGAACTGTTATTTGCGCTTTAAATGGAGTACAGATTAAAAGCGTTGAATATGAACAGCAATTAAAGGATTTCAATCGTCTTACATTTAATGTAGACAGGTATATAGATGTTGATGGCGAATATGTTGAATCTGCTGGCTATGAGAAATTAAAAGATCATATGACGATTTATCTTGAAGGACTTGACTATTTTCAACTTCAAGAACCTTCTCTGCAAAATGATAATGGTAGATATGAGTACAAAGCATGTGAAGCGTATTCTGATGAGAAAACCTTTGAAGATAAGGATATGAAAGGTTTATCTTTCAACAAAGGTACAAAAGACTCTATGGAAATGTTGGCTACAAATAACGTAGACGATATGGGTTATGCGAAAGAATACATCACGTTTTGCAACGACAGAAACCATGAATTATCATTGATGCATTTGGTATTAGACAGAGTTCCAGGATGGAGTGTTGGTTATATTGATCCTACAATAAAGAATGAAAAATATTCGTTTGAGGCAGATAATACCAATGCTTACGCATTCCTTAACACGACTGTAGCTAATGTTGTAAAATGCGTATTTTATTTCGATACAATCAATAGAACGGTAAGTGCCTATGCCAAAGAAAACATAGGAAAAGACACGAATATCTTCATTGGATGGCGTAATGCACTTAATATGCTCAAAATGACTCCGCAAGCAGATACAATGTATAATGCTCTGACAATTCAAGGCGACGAAGAGTTAGATATTACGAGAGTCAATTATGGTCGAAGTTATATTTATAATCTTGACTACTATTTGACTACAAACTACTTTCATCAAGAAACTATTGATAAGGTCAAAATATGGCAAAAGTGGCAAATTGATAACCATGCTAAATATATTGAGAACGGAAAGAAGTCTGCGGAATATCAGGCAAAGATAGATGAAATTTACTATCGTGTACCAAATGATGGTATTCAGATTGCTCAATATAAAACAATGGATCAAGAAACTCTTGAGAAAACTCTAAAAATGTATGAGCAGATGCTTACTACAATCCAAGTCAGTGTAGATACAAGAGATGATCATGAAAAAGATTCAAACGGAAATTATACAAAATGGGATAAACCAGATGACATTCAGAATCGTGTCTATAAACCTTGGACTACTTCTTCTGGCGAAGTTGATCACGAGAAATATCTTGCTTTGTTAAAAGAAAGCAATAAAGGATATTATACATATCAAGAATTAAGAGATTATATTATTCCGAATATTAAGGTAGCAATTCAAAACTTACATTTATCTGATGATAAGAAGATTGATTATAATGATGAATTTGAATCAAACTGGGATTTATATGGAATTAAAGAACTTGAAGGTAAACGTGACGAATACAAGAAACAGATTATGGACATTCTCGCTGCCTATCAAAAAGAATGGAATCAACTTACTGATGAAGAAATCAGTAAGGCTGGCGTAAAGGATGAAAAAACCTATAATGTATTCCATAAGAATTTTATTAAGTACAAAAATTGGCTTGGAGATGAAAATACAGAAGGTTCACTTTTACATAAATTAAAAGAGTTAAATGCACAGGTCGACGAACTTGAAACTCAGAAGAAACCATATGACGATGTAATGACAGATATGAATACTCATTCTGAACTCAATGATCCGCAATTTGGATTGACAGATAAAGAATATACTGCTGTCATGAACATTGTTCGTATGGGAGATTATACGAACAATAATATCTTTACTACTTCTCTTGATGACGCAATCACATCTTACGAGCATTGCGAAGAATTATATCAAGATGGATTAAAACGTATCTCTGAAACTTCTCAACCACAATATCAGATTGAAACTTCTCTCGATAACATTCTTTCATTAAATGAATATGCAGACGTAAACTCAGATAATAAACAAGGTTGGCATAATCAGTTTACGGTCGGTAACTTTATTCGAATTGGCGTACGTGATGACTATGCAGTTAAGTTAAGATTACTGACAATTACATATAATCCTTGCACAAAAAGTTCGGAAATTAGTGTGACATATACTAACATGATCACAAGTCTAACAGGTAGGGATGATTTTTCTTATCTATTTGACGATACTGCTGCTTCGCAGAAAAATAGTATTTCTGTCGGAACAGGCGACTCCAAAGATTCTGTTGAGTATATGACTAATATGCTTCAGAGAATGACGAACAGTTCTTTGTTTGGAAATGCAGTGAATAATAGTGTGCAAAATATATTAAGCGATCAAGGAACAATTAACAAACTGTTTGGAGATTATCTGAATTATAAAGTAATTAATGTCGGGAACATCACAGGTGACAAGGCTGAGTTTAATGAGTTATTTAGCAAATATATTAACTCAGAATATATTGCTGCTAATTCGGCTGATATTAAAAAGTTAAATACAGACGTTGCCAATATTAATTCTGCAATCATTGGCACTTCCTCTACAGAAACAGGTATCGTATTCAACCTTTCCTCAGCAAATGCAAAGTTTGACTCTGCATGGATCATTAATGGTATTGCAGGAAAAATGACAATTGGAGACTTAGCCGCAGGCGACATTACAATCTCTGATACAATGCGTATCCTATCTGAGAACGGCAACTTTATCATGAATGGCTCTGCCATGCAGTTCTTAGACACTGAAGGAAATGTTGGAATCCAGATCGGTTATGATACGAACAAGAATCCAAGCATTATCATCAAAGACAATAAAGGCGTAACAGTTATGACAAGCCAAGGTATCACTAAGGATGCGATTGCTGATGGATTGATCGTGAATAATATGCTTGGAGATAAATCTATATCTAAGGATAAGCTGAACTTTCCTATCGTTGAAGCGAACGCACAAGGCGGAGTTGATATTACACAGATTTATGATGGTAAAGGCGGTTTATGGGGCGTTGAGTACACGACATTTAAGGAAAGCGTAAATAGTACATTGGATGATTTTGATTCTCAAATGAATGAGATGGGTTATAATATCATTCTTACTTCTTCTACAGGAGCAAGGCTTGGTGTGGACGGAACATCTACATTGAGTATCACATTAACAAAAAATGGTACAGATGTAACAAGCGAATGGTCAGAAAATCACTTTGAATGGTGTAGAAAATCATCTGATTTAGATGGAGATACTTATTGGAATGAACAGCACTCTGGTATGAAAAGTGTTGTTGTAAATAGACAAGATATTATGAATGGAGCGACTTTTGGTTGCTCTTTTGTTGTTGATGGAGAAACATTGGCAACTACTTTAAATTAAGGAGGAAAATTATATGGGAAAAGTGCTTGCCTATGGCGAGATTACAATTACAGACCTAACAGATGGGAAGCAGATACAAGCATATGTGACATCGAACCAACCAAATTTTGTATCATACGATCCCAATACAACTACAAAATATAATCCTGACTGGTCAGCAAGTAAATTGGTACTTACGCCAGTCATTTTTATTGATAATAAACAGGTGTCATTAACTCAGACTGGGCTAAGCATTACTTGGCAGAGAAAGGTTGGATCAGCAGCATCTACAAATATTGTCACAGGAGAAAGTGTATCTAGTGGAGTGTTAAGTGTTAGCAAAAGTATGTTAGTGCCGAATAGTTCAGAAATGATCACTTATATTTGTAGTATCGTTTATACTGATCCAGATACACAAATTAAAGCAGAAACAAGATGTCAGATGTCCTTTACTCTGGTGAAACAAGCTACTGAATTATCCGACTGTAGCATTACTGGAGATACAACATTTAAATACAATGGAAATGGAGCAATTACTTCTGCTTCTTCTATTACATTAACTGCTGTGTTAACAAATACTTCTGTAAAACAGTGGCAGTATAAGAAATCTGATGGAACATTCGCTGCCTACCCTAGCGCTGGCACAACTACTACTCTTACTGTAAATCACAATGATGCAGTGTTTGTAAATGATGTGGCAGTTATTAAATTACTTACAAATGATGATAATGTTTATGATATTCATCAGATTGTTAAGTTAAGGGACGGAGCGGCAGGTAAGGATGTTTATAGTTGTGTATTAAGTAATGATACACAGTCTGTGCCTTGTAACGCCAATGGTGGATTATATAGTTCATCTCTCACAGGTGCTGATACTACAATTACTATCTACAAAGGTGGAGTTGATGACTCAGCAAACTGGACTATCGAAGCTACTCCAAGCAATGGTATCACAGGTGCATGGGATGGAGACACAAGAAAATATACTGTTACAGGAATTACTGTTGATTCTGGTTATGTTGAATTTGTATGTACTAAATCAGGTCAGGCGAATATTACAAAAAGATTTTCTTTAAATAAAGACAGATCTGGTAGTGATGCAACTATTTATCAGGTAACAGCTGAAAGTAATGTTCTTAAACTAAATGCTTCTAATGTGCTTAGTCCAGCAAAGGCTAAGTTCAGTGCCTATAAGAGAATTGGAAATACTACAGCTGCTACAGCTTATTCTGGAAGATTTAAGATTTCTGAAAGCACAGATGGAAATACATATACAGTGAAATACACATCAAGTTCTGATCAGACCAGTGTTGACTATACACCTTCTAGTACGAGTATTAAGACAATCAAAGCAGAATTATATGCTTCTGGTGGTACAACTACATTATTGGATACTCAGACCGTAACAATTATTGCGGATGGTAAGAATGGTGAGGATGGTAAAAACGGTACTTCTGCTGTAAGTACAGTTCTTGGAAATTATAGCGAAGTAATTCCTTGTAATTCTAATGGAACTGCTAGTACCGCTAAGGACATTACAATTCCATATTCTTGTTATAAAGGGACAACAAGAATCGCAGGTAAGGCTACTGTAGGGACATTACCAAGTGGAATAACTGTAAAATCCAATACAGATGCTACTGCTTCTGCCGAAGGGTCAATTATCTTAGCTGTTGCGAATGGAGCTTCTTTAGCAAGTGCCATGAGTGGAGATATTACTATTTCTATAGTTGCAGCAGGATTAACATCTACGTACAAATTTAATTGGAGTAAAAATACGAAAGCTACGAATGGTGTAAATGCTGTATTGTTTCAGGCTTATGCTCCTAATGGAAGCCATATCATTAATGACAGTAACACCGTTTTACTACAAACGACATTAACAAATGGTACAACTACTGTCACTTCTGGAATTACATATCAATGGAGTAAATATGTTAGCGGAGCTTATCAGAATATCGCAAGTGCTACGTCTGCGAATTTAACAGTAACGCCTAGCATGGTAGATTCTGTTGCTTCGTTCAGATGTAATGCCGTTTATGGCGGTAAAACATATTCTGCGTATGTTAGTGTTATTGACCAGAGTGATCCATGTTCAATTAATGTATTGAGTTCTTTAGGAGATCAGTTGATTAACGGACAGGGTGCAGGTGCTTTATATGTAATCGTTACAAGAAACGGAAAAGAAATTGATACATTGAAATCTACAACATTCTCTACTTCTGCTCCTGCAAAGCCTGCGAGTGGGGATTTTTATTATAAGGTAGATGCTTCTGCTAAAACAGTTACTTTAATGAAATATAATGGAACAGCTTGGTCAGCAGCTGCTGGTAACGATCTTCCAAAATATACTTACAACTGGACTCGAAGAGATAAAAAAGGAGTGGAATTGGACACAGCTTCTAATTATGCATCTGGAAAAGCAATTTTCTTAGATTCATCTGTTGTAAATGGGAAAATGATTTTCGGCTGTGAAGTCGTTGATGATAGTGAATAGGCAATAATGTCAGGGCGTACATTATTGTCTTTTTTTAATGTACGCCTAATTATCGTTAAGGAGGAAATATTTGAATGGGTAAAACTTTAGGCTATGGTGAGATTACTGTTGCTAATATGACAGAACCATTTACAGTCATGTTAACAAACGAAGCACAGCAATTTGCCACAGATTCAAATAGAAAAGTAACTTCCGCACAAAGTTACTATACAGACATTATTGTTATTCGTGGTAGTCAGGAGCGGACTGATTACACAATCGGGAATATCACTTCTAGTAGTGGGATTACTGTCAGTAAGAGCAGTAAAAGAGTTACGTTTAGCGTTAGTGCAGGTGCTACTATCAGAGCTGATACGGGAGTAATCGAGATTCCTATTACACTTGATGGACAGACCGTTAAGAAACAGTTTTCCTGGAGTTGTGGGAAACAAGGACCTCAAGGTGTTAAGGGTCAAGATGGTACATCTATAAAAATCACATCTAAATCAGTTACATATCAAACGTCAACTTCTGGCACAACAGCACCTACAGGAACGTGGTCGACTACTGTTCCTACGGTTAATAATGGGCAATATCTTTGGACTAAAACTACAGTACAATACTCAGATGGTAATAAAACAGAAGCATACAGTGTTTCCTATAAAGGCACAAACGGTACGAACGGAGCTTCTGTAACTGTAAGCAAGACGGAAGTTACTTACCAAGTTAGTACAAGTGGAACTACTGCTCCTACAGGTACATGGAGTACAACAATGCCAAGTTGCGATCAAGGAAAATATTTATGGACTAAGACTTACGTTAAGTATTCTGATGGGAAAGAGACTACTTCTTATAGCGTTAGTTATAAGGGAGTTGATGGTGAGAAGTTTAGTTGGAACTTGATTAATAACGGCAAAGGCGATGTTAAAAAAGGATTCTTTAAGAATTTTAGTTCAATAAATGCAACTGAAAAATACGGAGAAATTACTTTAACATCGAAACATCATTATATTGGTATCGACTTACCAGGATTTGTTCTTAACCCAAGACAATATGAAGTTGGGAAAAAAGTTACATGGTCTTATGATATTATGTATACAAAATGGGATTTTCCAACAGGATCAAACCGACAAGAATATTGGATAGGGCAAAGATATACAGGTGCTCCATCTGGGGAAACGGCTACTGGTCAATGGGTTGGTGTGACTTCTCATAATTTACCAGTTGTTGGACAAAACGGTTGTGAACTCAATAAATGGTTTCATGTTGAAGTAACTAAAACTATTCCTACTCCAGCTTCCTCAAATGTTGGGTACCAAGAGTGTATTAATTTCTATAATAGTACCGACATTTCAGCGACGGTAACTTTACGTATGAAAAACGTGAAATTAGAATATGGCGACACAGCTACACCTTGGAGTCCTGCACAATCTGACCTTGAAGGTCGTGGAGTTTCCCAAACAGTTCAATACTACTTAGCAACATCTCAAGCCTCTGGAGTAACTTCTTCTACTTCTGGTTGGAGTACAGACATTACAACTCAAAAACTCACTGCGGATAAAAAATATTTATGGAATTGTTATCAGACTAAGTATAGTGATGGTACGAGTGAACCTATTAGCACACCTAAGGTTATTGGTGTATATGGAGATAAGGGAGCCAATGCCCTACAATGTAAAAGAAATTGGACAGGTACTTATACAACTATTAATGGTACAGCTTTAGCTACATTATCTGATTTTAATAGAACGCCAGTTGCTGGTGATGTTTTCACAACACTTGATGGTAGTTCTAATACAGGTACATGGCAAGTAATAAGCGTCAGTGGATCAAATGTTAATATTAAGTTACTTAGTTATGTAAATAGCAGAGGCGAAAAAGGTGACAATGCCAAAAACCTCACTATCACACCTTCATCTCAATACTTTAAGTCTACAGACGGTGGTAAGACATTCGCACCAAACACAATTACAATCAAACCTACTATTCAAGGAGAAATCAGCTTTGGTAAATGGCAGTATTCTATTGATGGTGGAGTTAGCTTCGCTGATGTTGTGAGTGGACAGAAAGGCTTGACGGTCAGTAATAATGTGTTGACTGTTAGCAAAGATAGTAGTTTATACAGTGATGCTGTAACTATGGTCACTTTCAGAGCCGTTGCCAACGATAGTAGTTTTTATGATACTTGTAGTATTGCTAAGATTTATGATGTGAGTGATATTGGTGATGGTAGGAATTTGCTTTGGAATAGTAATTTTGCTAAGACTGATGAAGCCATTACTGGAACAACGAATAGTTGGGGGTTACATACTAGAGGAACGAATCTTGTTGCTTCAATTGACACTTCAACAAAGCATAATGGGTTCAACACGTTAAAGACTGTTAGTGCCGCCAATGGCGATAAGAATTCAAGTAATGACCTCGAATGGTTTGCATGGGGTATTTCTGAAAGGACTTCTGACAATCTTCATTCCAAAAATCAAAATTATACATTATCATTTTACGCAAAGGCGAGTGTTACGACTGATTTTATTGTTAGATGGGGATATGATGCCTATGGTGCGGATACTACAAGAACACTTACAACCAATTGGCAAAAGTATGAAATCAAATTACATCAAGCAACAAGTGCATATAGTATAACCATTATCTTTAAGCTTTTAACAGCTGGAACTGTTTGGTTTTCTGAGTTTAAACTTGAAAAAGGCTCTTCTGCAACAGGTTATTCTACTGCTCCAGAGGATCTTCAAACAGCGATTTTATCTACCAAATCAGAAATCTCTGACGTGAGTTCACAGGTGGATAAAAACAAGCAAGCCATTGAGCAAAGAGTGACAAAAACCACTTATCAGCAAGATTTAACTTTCGTTAAGGGCGATATTAGCAAAGCAAACGAAGGATTGAATAAATGGAGATATGAGATTTATCCTAAGAGTTTGTTTGCAAGCGAATATCAAGGCAAGAGTACAATGGATGTATTCGCTAAGAATACAAATCTTACACCTAGTCAGAGTGTATTAATTAATGATACGGATTTAAGTATTGCTTGGAATTATGATAATAACTATATCGGCTATGCTCTTACTTTCGCAAAATTCTCTGCTGCTAAAAGCGTTGCAATTACATTTGCACATGATGATGGAGCACATATTTATCTGAATGGTAAATTGATTGGTGGTAGTGATGCGTACAGTCAAACTGGCGAATCTTTGACACTAGGTTTTGTAAAAGGATGGAACTGTATCGAAGTTGTTGTAAATGAAGGTGCTTCTACAGAAGGATTTAAATTAGGTACAACTATTTCTGCTATCTCAGAATGCCAATTAATGAACTGTTATTACGGTACTCCTGTTGCAAGGCAATCTCACATTACAAATCAGTTAGTCCAGAATACTACTGATATTGATGGTGTTAGCGGTAGCGTACAAAAAGTTATGAGCACTGTTGGTGGCTCTGGTAAAATTGATGAGTTTGTGAGCAATTATGCTACATGGAAAAAGAAAGTCGATGGTATTGAGACTAGAGTTGGCGAGACTTATACGACTAAGGATGATTTTGATGATTTGCAGATTGGCGGTAGGAATTTACTGAAACATTCTTCTATGATTGGGGAAAAGCTTATATGTGATAACTACTTTATCTGTAATAACTGCAATATACAAGAATATACAAACGATGGATTTCATATCATAACGCCAACTGAAGGTAATGCAAATAACGGAATTGCATTTGCTTTTGATAATTTTACAATAATGGAAATTAATGGTGGAGATACAATAACTTTTAGCTGTGATATAAAAGGAACGAGTGATTCACATGCTCCGTTTGTAAGTATTCACATCTCAGATAATAATTGGTATGGATCGGGTGTTGTACAAAAGAATACCGATGTAAGTATTACTAAAGATTGGCAAAGAGTTTCTGTGACAATAACTACCCCAACAGGTTTGACTAAAAATCATATGTGGTTAGCAATCCACGGTAATCATCAATCTGATTTATATGTAAGAAATTTTAAGCTTGAAAAAGGCAATAAACCCACAGATTGGACTCCAGCACCAGAAGATGTAAATGGAAAGATCGTAAATGTAGAAACTATTGCTAATCAGACCGCTAATAAATTCAGTTGGATTGTCAAAAGTGGGACAAGCGCAAGTAATTTTGAAATTACTGATAAATTCATGAATCTTGTATCAACAAACATTAATCTTGATGGTATTGTAAGCTTTATGAATACTGCTAAAGGAGATGGCAGAAAGAATCTATATAATCTAGATTACTCTAGTTTTGAAAATGTTGCCTCACAAGAAGATGCTATATGCTACGCAAAAGATAACGGTGTAACTTCTGTTGGCATTGATAGTTCGGTATCTTATGATGGAGATAAGTCTCTTAAAATTAGTTATACTACTGCAAATTTAAACTCAAGTACAACACCATTGTATTTAGGAAGTTCTACAAATAATTACGGTTGTGTAAAAATACAAGCAGGCAAACAATACATACTTTCTTGTTATGTAAAATCAGATTCTACTACGGGAATGTTCATGATAGATATTCAGGGACATGATACCCCAGACACTAAAACAAATGGACTTTATCTATCTAACATTGATCCGAGAAAATTACCAGGAAGTTCTACTGGTGTTAATCTAAGTACGGATTGGCAACGAGCTGTTTGTGCAATAAAAGTCGCAGATAATGCAACTGGATTATACTGGTCTGTAGTTCCTCTTATTTGGGGGAAGCCAAGCAGTTCTAGTGCGCCCCAAACTTTTAATGTATGGGTAGATTGCATCATGTTGGAAGAGGTTGATTCTATTTCAAATGAACCTGGTACTTACATACTAGACAAAAAAACCATTATAGATGGTGGGAGTATTAAAGCTGACACTATCACTGGTAATAAAATTATGGCAGGGTCTATCACAGCAGACAAAATCGCAACAGATGCAATTAAATCTCGCAACTACATCTCTTCTGGTGGTACGCAAGGATCATTCTTAAATCTGAGCGATGGTAGCTTTACAAGTCCTAATTTGAGTTGGGATTCAAATGGTAATTTGATTGCCAAGAATGCGAACCTGAGTGGTGAGATTACAGCTACGAATGGTAGTATTGCGGGATGGACTATAATTAGCAATAAGATGTATACGACAGGATCTGGTAAATATACAGGTATTGGTAAGTACGGAAGTGCTTATGCTTTCTGGGCGGGTGCAACAAGCAATGATAACGGAAATAGTGCCGTATTTAAGGTTAGTCACACTGGTAAATTAACTGCCACAGATGCAGATATTACGGGAACAATTACTGCTACGAATGGTAAGATTGGTCGCTATGATATTACGTCAACATATCTGATGACAAACAGCGGAAGTAATGCATCTGGTATTGGTGGAAATCAGGCTTTCTGGGCTGGTGCTGAAGATAGCAATTCTGCTCCTTTTAGAGTTGGGTATGATGGAGTTTTGTGGGCAGAAAATGCCGCCATAAGAGGAAGTATCGAAACTGGAAATTTAGGAGATGAAGGAGATACTGTCTCTATAATAAACGGACATATAGGAATACAAGGTACGTCAAATAATGTTGAAATTTATTCAACTGGATTTAAATTTGGTATTGATGGGGACTATTATTTAATGTCAGTTTCAGAAGGAGTCAAATGCTATCGAAATTTGTATGCAACAGATTTTGTAGCGGACGGTTGGCTTTATTGCTCAGAAGTGCATAGTTCTGGTGCAGTTGTCATTGGTGCTGATAGCGAATCTTTTTATTGGGCGCATGGGTACCAAATTGCACGTGGAACATCGTGGGGAGGTGTATGTGTCGGTGATGATAGTCAACAATTGCGACTTTATGGTTCGTCTATCTGGGCATCACACAGCATTTCTACTTCAGACGAAAATCTTAAAGAAAACTTTACTACTCTTGATCAATATGAAAATTTCTATATGAATCTAAATCCTATAGGGTTCAATTACATTGGAGATTACGATGGTAAGAAAACTCATTTTGGGTTTGGTGCTCATAAAACAGAGAATGTCTTAGAATCCGAAGGATATGATGCTGATGAGTTTGCAGTCGTAACACATAGACCACTCGTACAGGAAGATCTTGAAAAGCGTTTTGGCAAAGATGTCGAAGTTGATATTGAAACAGAATATGGTGTTTCCTATACAGAATTTATTGCATTAAATACTCATATGATTCAAAAGACACGAAGAGAACTTATCAAAGTCAAACAAGAGAAGGCAGACCTAGAAACTCGATTACAAGCAATCGAGGCAAAACTTGGACTTTAAAGATAAAAAGCAGAAATCCACTAGGTCTTTAGCCTAGTGGATGAATGTAAATGTAGATAGAGAATAATATACATGAGTGGAAATAAAACAAACAAAAATTATAAGAGTAGAAATCATAGCAAATTCATTCTTACATATCACATTATATTTGTTTGTAAATATAGGAAGAAACTCCTAATTAGATATGGAGAAGATATAAAACAGACAATGTACAACATCAGTAAGAGATATGATTTTACGATTAAAGAAATGGAAGTTGATAAAGATCATATTCATATGATGGTTGAATCTATACCTAAAATATCTCCACTTCAAATAGTAAGAGTTCTAAAACAACAATCCACTATCCAAATGTGGAGGAAATATTCTAAGAAACTAAAGAAACATTATTGGTCAGAAAATACATTTTGGACAGATGGATATTTTGTTTCTACGATTGGAGAAGTAAGTAGCAATACATTGAAACATTACATACGAAATCAAGGGTGAAATTCTATAACATCTTCAATTTTGCAATTAAGAAATTTGCATATGTTATCAATAGTTCCTAATGATACATATTCATTTTTTGACATTTTAGCAAGAGTGGCTGCACTGAAACCGACAGACTTTCTTAATTGGGTTTTTGTCATATCTCTTTCTAATAATAATCTAAATAATGGTTTATAACTTATCATAATGACACCTCCTTGATTTAGATTATACCATAATAAATTTATCTATCAAGACAAAATGTTTAGAAATATAAATATTTTGTTTGACATCGTGTTTGCAATGTGTTACATTATGTTTAGAAATATAAACAAATTATTTAGAAAGGAAGTGATTGTAGATGTTAATAGCTTATAAATATAGGTTGTATCCTAACAAAGAACAAAGAGAATATTTTGCAAAATGTTTCGGTTGTGTACGATTCATCTATAATCGTATGCTTTCTGATAAGATTGATTACTACAAAGAGACAAAAAAGAAATTGAATAATACACCTGCTCAATATAAGAAAGAGTTTGAATGGTTGAAAGAAGTTGACAGTCTTGCTTTAGCAAATGCACAGATGAATTTACAAACTGCATACAACAACTTTTTCAAACGACCAGAAGTAGGATTTCCAAAGTTCAAGAGCAAGAAAAATCACTACTACTCTTATACTACAAATAATCAAGGCGGAAATATTTATATATCAGATAGATATATTAAACTTCCTAAGATTGGATTAATAAGAATAAAGAAACATAGAGATTTTGAAGGGTTGATAAAGTCAGTTACAGTTTCTAAAACTCCATCAGGTAACCATTATGTTTCGGTTTTGGTAAATCAAGAGGAAAAAGAAAAATTACCTGTTGTAGATACTCAAATTGGAATTGATCTAGGAATCAAGGAATTTGCAATTACTTCTGATGGAGAAATGATTGAAAATCCAAAATATCTTAGAAAATCTGAGAAGAAATTAAGAAAATTACAAAAGGATTTATCTCGTTGTCAAAAAGGAAGTAAGAATAGAGAGAAATGCAGAATCAAAGTTGCAAAACAACATGAAAAAATTGCTAACCAAAGAAAAGACTTTTTAAATAAATTATCTCATAGGCTTATCATGGAAAACCAACAGATATGCTTAGAAGATTTGAAAGTCAAGAATATGATGAGCAATCATAAATTAGCAAAATCAATTGCAGATGTATCTTGGAGTGAATTTGTTAGGCAATTAGAGTATAAAGCGAATTGGTATGGACGAGAAATAATTAAAATAGACACTTGGTTTCCATCAAGCCAGATATGTTCTAATTGTGGTCACAAAGATGGCAAGAAAGCATTATCAATAAGAGAATGGACTTGCCCAGTCTGTGGGACGCATCATGATAGAGATATAAATGCATCAATAAATATTCTCAACGAAGGTTTGAGATTATATAACGAAAATAAAACCGTAGGAACTACGGGGATAGCCTAGAGAAACTTGTCTCGTTAGAGATATTGACTAGGAAGCAAGCAAGTCTTTAGCTTGGTTGCGGTTCACGAACGGATAAACAACTAAATAAAACATAAATTTGATCATACATAGAGCAGTTTTCGGACTGCTCTTTTTGTATGCCAAAAAACAGAAAGAAAGGTGAAATACATATGGTATACACAGTTAAATTAGATAGCTCTGACGACAAAGTATTTAATCTTATGCAGTTTAATAGCATGACTTTTGACATGGAATGTAAACTTGTCGTTTGCACAGATGATCTAAAAACGGTTAAATCAGCATTTACAAACTTTAAAACATTAGACATCTACAGAGATGATGTACAGATTGCAACTTATACATGCTTTAACAATTATAAAGAAATCTCTTTACAACAGGGATTATATAACAACACAAATGGAGAATGGGAAGATGCACTGATTGTATCTCTTACAAGAGCGAATATTGTAGAACAAGTGCAACGACTTGATGAAAAAGTTAATCAAATCGTAGATATTAATGCATTAACTATTGATGAGTACAAGAACTATTTACAGGAGAAAAACAAAGCTGCTCTCGCTGAGTTCTTAGCAAGTCAGAGTGTAGAATTCAATGATAAGCCTTATGGAGTATCTGAAGAAGATCAGAATGAAATGGCTCTGAACTTTATGCAATATCAAGCTCTTACTAGTGCTGGTCAGCAAGTAACTCTTGAATGGCATAGTAAGAAGAGTGCGTGTGAAACATTCACTGCTGAGGAATTTGTGCAGTTAACAGCAATGATCAAGGCATTTGTCTATCCTTACTTTCAGCAGATGAATGTCATCAAACAACAGATTTTTAGTTCTGCTAGCAAAGAAGAATTGGACAAGATTGAAATTAAATATGAAGTAATTCCTGTACAGTCGACAGAACCTACTACTCCTTCAGGGGGAAAAGATTCAGTTACGACTGAAGAATAATTAGTTTAACAGAGAAAAGGAGAAAATTAATATGGAAATGACAAATATGCAGGCAGATATGATCTTAGGACAGTTAAATACAATTTATGCATTCCTTATGAAAAACAGTGAATTAGTACCATGTACTTTAAGTGCTGGGCTTGCCAAGAATATTAGAAAGATTCAAGAAGAGCTGAAGGAATATTTTGAAGAAAAACGCAAACTCTTACAGAAATATGATATCACTACTGATGCCCAGATCAATAGCACAGAGAACGGACAGAAATTCTTAGCAGAGTTTAATCCTTTAAGCATGGAAAACTCAGGGGTTGAGTTCCATAAGATGAGAATGACTTTTAGCGAAGTTTGTGATGTTATTGAGAATTGTCAAGGAATTCTTGAGGGAGACATCATGATTTTACAGCTTATTTGTAAAGATGAAAGTGAGAACGAAGATCAAAAAGAAGGTGAATAAATGTTGCATGTAAAGAAATCATGTAAATATCTTATCTTATTCCTTATTGGAGCATTTGCTTATTGTGGAATTGAAATCATCTGGCGAGGATATACACATTGGACAATGGGAGTGTTAGGTGGTAGTTGCTTTATTCTTATTGGGCTGATCAATAACAGTCGCTTCTTCTACCATCTTATGCCCTTTCGTAAACAAATGATTCTCGGAGGATTGATTGTTACTGTAATGGAATTCATAGCAGGTTGTATTTTAAATTTATGGTTAGGTTTAGGCATTTGGGATTACTCTCAAATGCCTTTTAATCTGTGTGGGCAGATTTGCTTACCTTATACAATTTTATGGATTTTACTGAGTGCAGTGTGTATTGTTACAGATGATTGGTTGAGATATTTATTATTTGGAGAAGAAAAACCAGAATATGTTTGGTAAAGACTTAAAGGAGTGATTTTTATAAAATAATCGAGGTAATTACATGATAGAAAATTGGAATATTATAATTAATTTTTTATCTCAACATGGGGCTGCATTGACAGTGTTTGTCTTTGCGGTTCTTTTGTTTGCAGATAAAATTTTTGATGTCACTTCCAAATTAAACGAAAAGTTTGGGTTTGAAACACGAGCCTCATTAGAAAAGAAACATCAAAAAGAAGTGATTGAACAACAACGCTTAATGATCGATAAGCATACAGAAACTTTGGAGAAACTAACACAGATTTTGAGCAATCAGAATAAGGATATTCAAGTTATCAAAGACATGATGAGAGAGCAAGCCGCATTATTAACAGACCAAAAGGTAGGCATGGAACGACTATTTGCACATACAGCTGAACTGGCTAAAAAATTAGATGATGCGTGCGTAATAGACGTTGCTTTATCTGAAGGTGTTGCTGCAATGTTAAGAGACAGAATCAAACAAGCCCACAGGTATTACAAGCAAAAAGGTTGTATTTCCCCTACGGGGCTTGAAAACATCAATGCTATTTATAAGGTATACCATGACCAATTACATCAAAATGGCGTTGGAGAAAAAATGTACAAAGAAATTAAAGCATTGCCTATTAAGGATGAAGAGTCATTCTTGTAGGTCTTTTTTATTGCAAAGGAGGATTGCATTATGAACAAATTTAAAGAATTTTTGGCAAGTATTAATTGGAGTGAAGTTAAACCACATACTGTTGTGAGCTTGATTTTACAGGTGTTAGCGTGGATCAATATGGGATTAACTGCGGCAGGTAAACCTGTGATTGACGTACATGAAGATGTAATTAACCAAGTAGTTGGTATTGCTTTTGTAGTTGGAACATCTCTGTATGGAGATTGGAAAAATCATAGTTTTACATGGACAGCTCAGTTTGCAGATGAAATTGCTTACGCTCTGAGAGACGGTAGATTAACTCTTGAAGAGGCTGAGGAAATTAAGAATAAGATTGGTCAAAAAGACGTGATCGTAAAAGTTGATAAGGATTTATTTGAAAAAGAATTAGATGATGCTACTGAAGGTAAAGAGTCTGACGACATTGTTGGATAATTTGCTAAGTGAGTAATTAGTAATTGAATAATTAGTTATTGAGCAGTTGCTGTTATGGTGACTGCTCTTTTTAGATTGGAGGAAATATTATCGAGGATAATTTTTGGGATATAAACGTGGATTTCCGTGATGAAGCTAAGTGGAAAGTTTATGTACATACCAGTCCTAGTGGAAAGATGTATGTGGGGATAACAAGTAGAACAATTGCGCTTAGAGCAAATAATGGCAAGGGATATATTAAGAACGATCATTTTTATAGAGCTATTCAAAAATATGGATGGAGTAATTTTGATCATGAAATAATTGCAGATCATTTAACCAAAGATGAGGCTTGCCAAATGGAAAAGAAACTAATTAAAGAATTGAAAAGTAACGACTATCACTTTGGATATAACATCTCGTCTGGAGGAGAAGGTGGAGCGAGTGGTTGCCCATCGTCTAAATTACAAAAGAAAGTAACATCTGAGCGGATGAAAAAGGCATGGAGAGATCCACAATACAGAGAAAGAATGATCAACTTCTCAAAGCAGCGCATGAATGATCCAGATTACGTCAAACGAATTTCTGAAAAAAATAAACTTTTATGGGAAGATCCTGGTTATAGAGCAGCACATAGCGGAGAAAATCATTGGTGTTATGGCAGAAAAAGAGAATCATTGTATGAAGTAGAAAATCATAATGCTCGTCCAATAGTGTGTGTAAACACAGGGGAAAAATTTGGTTGTATGATCTATGCGATGAAAAAATATAACATCTCAAGAGACGCTATTTCTAGGTGTTGCAATAATCATACAACCCACGGTGGACAAGACACTGATGGAAATAATCTTCTCTGGATGTTTGAAAAAGACTTTAATAATATATCTCCGGACGATTTGAAATATAAATTGTATTTAGCTAAAAAGGGTGGAAAGAATGCAGTTATAAATACTGATAATCATGAATTGTTTTCTTCTTCTAAGCAGGCTGCCAACAAATATCAAATCAAGAATCCTTGCTCTATTAGTTATTTGTGTTCACGAAAAGATAAGAAACGAAGAGTCGCAAACCATCATTGGATGTATTTATCAGAATATATAGAAATAAACCATTGTACAGAACGAGAGGCATTTGAGTCTCTCTTTTTTATTGCATGAAAATAGGAGGAATCAATATGGCATTAAAATTTAAAACTTTAAAATGCAACTCTGACAACTATGGTGCCAAGAGAAGCTTAAAAAATATTAAATGGATTGTAATTCATTACACAGGAAACAAAGGAGATACTAGTGAGGCAAATTGTAAATACTTCCAGTCTCCAAATAGAAATGCAAGCGCACATGTATTTGTTGATGGCGGTAAATATGTATATAAATCTGTTCCATTATCTAATGTGGCATGGAGCGTTGGTAAATTATATGAAAGAAAATATGCTGTTGATTGGGGCAAATGCACAAATGCAAACAGTTTGAATATCGAGATGTGTAATTCTGTTGGTAAAGTGCCTAATGGTGTGTATAAGCAAACTGTTGAATTGACAAAATATTATATGAAGAAATATGGAGTCCCTGTTTCTCATATTACCACGCATTTTCGGACTTGCGGAAAAATTTGTCCTGAACCTTGGGCTTCTCCAAATAGCAAAGGGTTTGCTAAATTCAAAGCAGACATTTCTGGTTCTACAGTAGTAAAACCAAAAGCATCTTCTAAGTTCAAATCATACAAAGTGAAAGTAACTGCTTCTGCTCTTAACATCCGTAAGACTGCTTCTACTTCAGGTGCTAGAGTAGGATCATATAAGAAGGGAACAACGGTAACAATCAAAGCTGTTAAGAATGGTTGGGGTAAAACTAAAGATGGTTGGATTAAACTGTCTTACACAAAGAAATGTTAAGGGATATGAAAAGATATAAGAAACAGTTATGATTGATTTGACGATCAGTCGGTATTTTCTTTATTAGTTTTCTTTGTCAGTGATAAAGAATTGTTACTCTCTGCTGCGGAGAGGGTAAATATGAGCAGAATAAACTAGGCTCTGCCTCTATTTTTTTTATCAAAAAGTGTTGTATTTGTTTTGAATTTGTGTATAATGAAAGTAGGAATAGTAATATTCTCGATGAAAGAGCATCGTTAAAAGTTGTGCTGCAAGTGGAGCAGGGTAATTTTCCACAACGAAAAGATATTTTAACTGGATATCACGTCTTGCGACTAGGAGTAAAGTCGTAGTCCATGCAGGGGACTTAAGGATTTCTGCAACGAAAAGATATTTTAACTGGATATCACGGCTGACAACCAGCAGAAAACTCTAATAAAGAATTATCGAAGAGTGTGGCTTCTGTCCCACTCTTTTTTACGTATGAGGTAAATATGGCATCAAAAACACAAAAGAAAAATAAAATACGACAAGATATTATAGAGGCAGCGTCCATGTATGAACAATACCTAGCTGGCCAAGCATTTTTATATGTATATGGAAATGAATATTTTGAAGTGATGTTCCCAGTCAATAGATTTTTGCATCTTGCTGGCGTAGAAACTAGATTGTTTGCAAAAAAATTTTATAAAAATGCCAGAGAAAAAACATTAACTACACAACAGTTTTATTTCTCTCCAAGACATCCTTTTGAAGTCTCTAAAAAGAAACTATCATGTCTCAAAAGATTATATGAATTAACAAACACGAAGGTTCGTATTCTTAGGAATATGGAAACAGCCAGTGTTGTTTATAAAGTTGGCATATCGAACTTAGAGTTTACTTTGTGCTTAACAGAGAACAGAGATTCTAATGGAGAAAAAATTAATGAATACTTCTTGCCAATGTCGTTACGAGCAGGAAGAAATTCAACGAAAAATGGTGATGATTATGGAGAAGTTGACTTCATTTTTCAAAAAGACGCAAGTCTTGGAAAGTATACAACTCTTCTGGTAAAGAATGGAAACAAAGAGATTCCAGAATGTGTTCATCATTTGTTGCAAGGGAATTTATTACAATAAGAATAAAAAATTAAGGGTACATCAGATTAATTTCTGGTGTACCCTATTTTTTACGATTTTTCTACTCTACACATATCATCTATTTCATGCTCAGACAAGTATAAAGGCATCCCACATTTATCATCGAAGAATGAAATGGTGTATTCTGTAGAATCAATTCTAGCTCCATATAAGACTGTTTTCACAGGCGTCTGAGAGTCAATTTCTGTGAGCTGTACTGTGTCACCTATGTGGAATAATCCGCACTCTGTATTGAGTGTCTTGTCGCTTTCGTTGTATTCGTATATTCTCATTGTGTATCTCCTTACCTATTTAAGTAACTCTGTGATCGTAATAAGTCTGTATATTCTCCGCAGAGATACCATGTGCCAGATGATGGAATGTATTTTAGTATCTTTGTCTTTGTAGAGATGTTAAACCGTTCTAACACTTCTATTCTGCTTTTATAATATTCTACTTCACGTTCTTGTCTTGCTGAGTTGGTTTCTTTTCTAGTGCCTTGTAGAAGTAGTTCTCTGATGTGGAATTTTTGAAGCTTACCATAAGAATCTAACATAGACATCCAAATGTCAGGTGGTGTGTCTCCTGAAATGTTTACTCTCTTGGTAGCTTTTGGAATGTTTGTTGTATTGTACATTTTATTTCACCTCTTTGACATTATAGCACGAACGTGTGTTTGGTGTAAAGAGAGTTTTGATTTATGAGTATGCGAAAATATTCTTTTGATTGTGTTGTAAGAATACTTTAGTATAACTATAAATTTGTACTATAATTCAGACTCTTTTCCAAAATTATAAAGTTGACTCCTTTAAAAATTTTTGACTCCTTTTTTGACTCCTTTTTGGCATTAAGAAACATTAACATATATGAAGTTATATGAATTTGTACGTTAAATAAAACTGCTTGGAGGGAAGTCAT